ATTATATCATAATTTTTATAAAAAGTCAAGATTTTAATTATCCAAAAATTACCATAAGAATAACTCCGAATGAAACGGAACAGAACCAACCGAGCCAACCCGCCTTATTGCGGCGTTCAGCAGAAACATTCTTATCTCCGTAGATAGAGAGGTATCCAAGTGAACCAAAGAGCAATGTAATAGCGATAACAACTCTTGCAACAATCAATCCCATATTGACTCCTTTCCGTAGACCTTAGTGGGCGTTAAGGTCTGCATCGTGAATTATCCTGATTGCCTTCTGCATATCTGCTCCATATACAGCACCGAACTTTGCATACTCCTTATCGCCCTTGAAAGAGTAGCCGTCCATATGGTGTTGTACTAAGCGGATAATAGCTGCCCACTGAGCCTCTGTGTATCCCATATGGTCACGCATACAAGCGAGCTTATATGCTCCCACATTCTCGTGGTTGTAGTAGTGGGCAGAAGTGTCTACTACACCGTTCGGCTTTACAAAAGTCTGAGTATCTGGCTTGCCGATATCGTGCAGACGAGCTGCGTCAACAAGCATTCTCTCGCTTACCCTGTCGGGCATTTCACCTCTACGCTCATAAGCATAACGACCTGCCTCTTCCATATGCACGCCAAGAGTTGCAGAGTGGTGCGGGTTCTTCTGGTCGAAGGACTCACACTTCTTCAGCTCAGACTCTACGGAAGACTTGTTGTCAGGATGCACAACTACATCTACCCTATCGAAGCCCTCAGAGACCTCTGGGAACTGGAAAGAGCGGTACATACGCATGATGACGTCCTCAGGAACGTGACGCTCACGCTCAGCGTTCTGTTTAAGGATAAGGTCGATATCAGTTGCAACTACAACTGCTACCTTTCTTACGTCCTTAGGGAGCTGAGAAAGGAAACCCTTTCTACGCTTTGCAGAGAGGTTAGTAGCATCGTATATAACGTCCTCGCCGTTTGCAAGGTACTCCTTGATACGACGATGAACTTCGTTGAAGACACGGTTAGCATCACCCTGAATAGACTCGTCACCGTACATCTCTTCACGAATAGCGTCAGAAGATACAACGGGTGCACCAATCTGAGCAGCCACGTAAGACTTACCAGAACCAGCAATACCAACCATCATATACATAGTAGCCATTCACATTTCTCCTTTCCTTTAACTTTCTATAAAAATTATATCATAACTTTTATAAAAAGTCAATTATTTAGAAATCCAAATTTTTCATTTTCTTTTGGTTCTCTTTTAGCTCTTGCTTGAGCCGCTCTCTGATTTCAGTTAATCGAGAACAAAACTCACGAACAGTAAGGACAGTCTCCTGCTCCTTGCGTTTACCGATGGAATGAGTAAGAACAGCATCGCCGCTTGCGAGTAGTGCTTCACGGAAGCCCTTATTCTCACTCAATGCATTGTATGCCCTATCAAGAAGGTCTTGGTATTCCTGACTCTCCCTTTTAATAGGTACACCCTGCCAGTATAAAGTCTGATTTATCCACCATTTCTTATTCTTGCCCTTAAATTTCGCCGCCTTACCTACAAGTTTGCACACTTCCTTTTGCATTTCGGGACTCTCGAATTTCAGAGATTGCAAGAATCCCTCCATAGAATTACATTCGATACCATCAATAACAAAAGGGTGGGGTGCAAAGTTAGATAAGGAGCTTGAAGGGTATCCTTTTCCACTACCGATATCCATAACCTGCTTCTCCTCCAATGATACTCCCCAGTCCATTTGCTTCCTCCTTAACTTTTCTATAAATAGTATATCATAATTTTTTAGAAAAGTCAATTATTTTATTAGTTTGAGTTTCATATCTTCCGTAGATAGTTTCTTTATTTGCAGAAAGCCATACCCCGTCAATACCCTCGATAGAGTATAGTTCTCTTGCAAGATTTACATTTTCCAATTCATTCCAGTGAGTAATTACAATACGATTTGAAAAACTAACCTTCTGCATAAGTGAACTGCCGCCCTCAAGACAGCGAGAAATATTAGCCTTCATCTTCTCGATATATGTTGGGGTTATTCTCCCATATCTGAAATCCCCTTGATACTGATTAGGCTGATTAGTTTCATCTCTCTCGAAAACACCGACTGCTTGAGGGTGCGTTTCACGAATACCAAATCCCATAGGACCTGCACCATGACGAGTCACGTATGGTCTTGTTACAAAATCAAGAGAGATTTCCAGTTCGTCAGTCATACTATAAATCCGATTGATAAATAGAAAGGCAGAATGACAGTCTGTCTCCATAGGGGTTGAATAAAGAGGGTCATAGTTATATATCTCGCTAAGCATAAGACCTTGACCAAGCTCGAAGATGATATGGTTATACTCTTTTACAAGAGGACGTCTCTGAAATTGATTTACAAGTTGGACATGGCTCAGCATAAAATAGAAATCTTCTACAATATTATCAATAAGATATTCGCCGCCATAGAAGTCTGCAATTTGTCTGGTGTAATCCCCGCTGAACTTCTTTCCCAAATACTCAGCATAATATCGTCTCATATTTACAATGGTGCTTTCTACCTTCTGCTTTGACTCTATATGCCAAGGCTGAAAAGTAAGCATACTGTTCGTGCCATAAACAAGACAGTTATAGTTCCTCTTCATAGTTTCCCATACACCTACACCGACGCTACCGTGACGATTGCTACCTCGGCTGTCTTCAATGAGTCTGTTGGCAAACATATCCATAGGCGTGCCGACTGTACAGCCGTCTTCAACATATACTTTGGGTGTAATACCTAAAGCTGCCAGCTCTTCCCACTCTCTTCTGAATAGAGTTGGGTTGACAATAAAAGGAGCTGCGATATACGTAGCCGCACCCTTCAGTGTTCCAGAGCCAAAGTGATGGAAGACGTGTCTCATGCCATTATATTCTACTGTATGACCTCTCTGACAAGAGTTGGTCGGTAATATAACGAGACTATTTTCGTCAGCAAGACAATTGGTGACGAGACCTTTACCCTCGTCACCATAATTAAGCCCCATTACAACATCAATCTTGTAATGCATATATACTCCTTACCAGCTTATAAAGCCGTTCTCATCTGTTTCAACTGTAGACTCTGCGACAGGCACTTCGTAAATGCCATCCTCTTTATAGATATACTCCGATATAATGGCAACAATTCTCTGGGTAGCCTGCTCTACTGTGCAGACGGATACATTCTCGTTTCCGATTACCTGTGCGAAACTCTTGCGATTACGTTCACTTCTCTCATTGCTGTAATGATTGATGTCAATATGGTACAGGTCATACTTATCCTTGACCATATTATAAATATCATGTGTGTCAATATAGTAGTTCGTATTTTGACGGTCATCACCAAGACATTCTGTGACCCCGTAATACTTTCCTCTTTCGATATGAGGGTTGAGAACCTCGTCACCAATGGTTATGATAATACCCTTCTTGCCCCTATTCCAGCAATCGAGAGAGGTCTGGTTAGCCGCAAACATCCAAGCGGCACTGTAAGACTCAAACGGATTTGGTCCGCCGCCACCCTCAAAGTATAACTTATCAAGCTGCTCCGCAATACGCACGTCCGCTTCAAACTGAGAAACCTGCAGAGGTGCCTTGTCAAATGCAAAGTCGCCAATACCCATAATCATAAACTCCACGTTCGGAGAAAGATTACAAAGCTCTGTCATAATAACGCCGAGATTCTTGCTGACTTCGACCGCAGTACGACCCATAGAGCCAGTTACATCAAGAGCAAGAATGACAGGGATAGACTGAGGGTGTGCCTCACAGTCCTTACATTCACGGATTACGCCCTTTGGGTCGAGCATCGGGTCAAGGCTTGTGGCTGTATAAAGTTGTGTTGCTTTTGTGTGTGCACTAAGCAGAACGGTGCCGTCATCACCGACACCTCTGCTCATACTTCTGGAATAGGTCTTAAATTCATCATTGCTCCAAGAACAGCTACCCATTATACGCCCTCCTTAATGTCACATACCTCATCAAGAATACCTGATTCCGCACGCTTGCCCTTGACCTTGACAGTAGGTGCAGTTGCCCCAATGCCGCCGAACATATCAGCAAATGGGTTGGTGCCGCCCATGAACATCATCATCATCATAGGATTCATAGAATCCTTGCCGCCCATACCCTTCATCATCTGAGACATCATCATATACTTCATTACATTTTCAGTGCCAGTGCCGCCAGCAAGGTTGCCGAACATAGATACAATCTTTCCGTAGAAATATGTGTTACCCATAAAGACGTGACGTTCAGGGAGCATATTCTCCACAGTGCCAGTCTTATAATTGATAGTAGTCAGCATATTATCCTCAGCCTTGAGAACATAACGAGGACCGTCACCCGCAAGGATAATGTCACCTGTCTGCACAGAGTTTGTAGGAATGACAAAGAACATTTCATCGCCGATGTCAAACACAAAACTGTCACAATTCACAAAAGAATTGGTCGCAGGATTATAAGACTTATAGCCACTCGGAGTTTTTACTGCAATGCCGCCTTCCATCGTGAGACGACACATATCGGGACCGACAGGTCCAAACATACCTTTCATACCACTCATAATACCATTCATGCCCATAATTATTCCTCCTTTACTTTACACACTCACGTGCGAGCTTCATGCAGATACCTGCACATACCTTACCGAAGTTCTCGATACCCTCTACTACCTCAGGCTCCTCCTTTACGCAGTCAGCGTAGCAATCCTTTGGAAGACGCTTTGCGATTGTGCCAAGGCACTTCTCGTCCCAGTCCTCTGGAATGTAGCCGTCCTCAACCATCTTCTGAATGAGCTTCTCTACCCTACGTTTTGTAACGATAGACTCTGCCTTCTCCTGTGCAGCCTGACGTGCAGCGAGCTTCTCAGGGTCTACGTTTGTAGGCTTGGACATATGTACCTCAGAGAACTCTGCGGATACAATCTTCACGTATGCGGGTGTACCAGAGTACTTGTTGTCAAGTCTGTCCTGAGACTTGATAACGATACCCTCACCAGTAGGCTCGCCGCCCATCTTTGTCTTACCAACGAGTTTAGTTACGTCCTCCCAAGTTGTGAATGGACCATCGTAGAAGAGCGGAACAGTCTTGAGACCTACGAACTCCGCAATCTGCTTAGTCTTCTCCCAAGGTACGTACTGCTCTGTCTCAGTGTCCCATACGTCGAACACGTAGAACTGCTTCATAACAGAATCGGGGTACTTGATTGTGTGCTTAACAAGCCACTCTCCGAAGAGGATGTAGCGAGTACCAAGTGCAGCACCTACGATGGTTGCATCAAGAGTCTGTACGAAGTCGTAGAAACCCTGAAGTGTGTTACCCTCAGCAAGCATCTGCCTACGAGAGAATGCAACGAGCTTATCGCCATCAAAACGGATAGATGCGTTTGCACCATCGACCTTTTCTGTGATAGTGATATGCTCACCCTTCGTGAATACAAGAGCGTACTTCTCCTTGAAACGCTCAATGTCAACATACTTTTTCATATCCATTAGGCATTTACCTCTCTTTCAAATTGTCTTTTCCTTAGCTTCTATAAATAGTATAACATATTTTTTGAAAAAAAGTCAAATATTTATAAGGTTTTATTTTTTATCCGATAATTGTTTCCTTCCCGATGTCAACTACTTTATCAAGGGAGTTAAGAAGTTCTGTACATCTCTTCTCCATATCAGCATCTCCAGCCTTTGTTGCTTTTTCGACAAGAGTCTGCCATCTTTTTCTCATATCTTCAATGTCAAGTGGTGCGGCGAGCCATACGTGTCCCTTATCGTTTCTGTGGATGTCAACATACTCAACCACAATCTCTTCTATACCGTCAATCCTCTTACGAGTAAGTCTCCAGTTTTTAGAAGTGTCTGCTTTAAGAATATGAACCGCTCCAGCAAAACCGATACGATACTTGTAGCTTGCTGCCCCTTTCATAAATCTGCCACGCCAGTCAAAGTGGGATTTTACGTACTCAACCATACGAGGGTCCCACCAGATATCTGCACTTTCGTTGCCGATATTGAGGTTCATATGGTCTTTGGAATAGCCGATGGATTCCCCGAACTCAATGAAATGTTCGGGGAAAGCATAACAACCGCCCGTAAAAACAAATTCTTTTTCCATTTCCTTTCCCTCACTTTCTATAATAATTATATCACAGAATTTTAAAAAAGTCAATTATTTTAAAATGAAATTTTTTCACCTTTCATAAGAGCATCTCTCATCTCTTTGTGTTCCTTAATCTTTTCGTTAATATCTGCAATGATAGTATCAATGCAAACAGGTGTGCAATCATGTGCATCTGCCGCCACGTTATACATATATGGTCTTCCCATATAAAACTTATCCTTAGAGTGCGTATGACCAAACAGATTATAAACGTACTTACTTGGTTCTGTTTGCAGGTCAGATGTTAAAGTTGGATAGTGAGACAAGAAGAATGTTCTCTTCTTGTACTTGAGAAACTTAGCATCTGCTGTGTCATAAACAAATCCGTGGTTTCGATATAAGTGCATCTTCGCATCGGTGTCGTGATTACCTCTAATGAGGGTAATAAATCCATTAAGTTTGTCAATGGTTTCCTTGATGAATTTTTCGTCTGTGCCGAGGAAGAAATCCCCAAGGACATACACGTCATCATATTCTGTTACTACTTTATTCCATCTTTCAATGATAGCCTCATTCATTTCTTCCACGCTGTTGAAGCCACGAGGTTTATAAATAAAGTCTCTGTCGTGGTTGAAATGAGGGTCGGCTATAAGATAAATCTTGCCAGTCTTATCCATCGTATTCTTCCTCCTCAAATACATATTCCATAACCACTTTCTCAACTTTCTTCATCTTACGGAATACATTCTCTTCTGCTTCAAAGGACTGATATGGGGTTTCATATCCGTCAATACCATATAATTCGCCGTCAACCTGAACTACCATAATCTTTGCTTCAAAAGATTTTTCAAGGTCGTAATAGCAAACCTTGTCACTGTCATAGGTCCAGCCGCACATTTTATATTCACGGATTGCCGCAATATGTTCATCTCCAATTCGCTCTCCGTTCTTAATAGCCTGTGACAATGCGGCATCATATTCCTCTATCAGAGCCTTGCATCTTTTCTCATATTCTTCATCAAATCTGTCGCTGCCTTCGCCGTACATAATTGTACACTCTTCATAGATTTCATTCGTCCAGTCCTCAATTGTCTCTCGCTTACGTTTAAATTCAAATTCCTTTACCATATATATTCCTCCATTATACTTCTACGGGGTCAAACATTGGTGCATACTTTTTGATGTGGTCGTGCTTTGCAACTGCAATCAATGCCTCGCCGCCGTCCTCAGTTCTGATGTATACCCAGCACTTGTCAGTTGTAACACTCTGTCTACCTCTTGGGTATGTGAACTTCTGAGCGAGCTTGGTGATGTATTTCATATCGAAGAAAGCCTTAACTTCCATTCTTCCACAAGAAGAAATAAAAGCAAATTCAAGCATACCGTGGTCATCAATCTTTGGCTTAATGTCGATAAGCCTGCCGACCCAATTCATTCCATACTCATCGTACTGGTCGGTGACGATAAGATGTGTCTTTTTCATTTCGATAGGCATGTGTACGCTCCTTTCATTCGTGGATAAATCCATAGGCGTCCATGTGATTAGCTTAGCTTATATCTGGATAACCATTCACAGAAATCCGCAAATGTTTCGTCATCAACTTCAATCCAATAGCCAGAAAAATCAGAATAGTCGCTACTAAATTTATACCAAAGAATTTCAAGTGTCTTATCCGATACATTTACTTTTGTATCTGCATCTTTAAGGCGGCGTTTAAGTTCTGCCATTTCCTCAGGAAAATCAAACTCACTTGGCTCACTTGGAAATCCTATTGCCCTCATACGATTTCTCCTTTCTGATTTACTATATACAGTATATCATAAATTTTCAAAAAAGTAAAGACTTTGATTTTAAAAAATTTTTATCCCTATACCTTATTAAATATTCTTTTTCCATTTATATCCGCCAGCTTTATTCTGTGCATTTTTGCAACAGTTATAAATGCCTGCATAACTTATTCCTGTTTGTCGTGATGCTTCCTTCATTGATTTATACTCACCTACAATATTTCCTTCTTCATCAATCTATAAAATTTTACATTCTATTTTTACACCCTTGGGAATATCTTTATTATATACTTTGTCTGCGCCCCATTGCCACAAGAAGCCGCCGCAAGTCTTTGTATCCCCATTACAATTATGTCTGATATTACTTGGACTAACACCGATAACTTCTGCCGCATCAGTCGCACAAGGAAAAGTTGTAATATATTCACCCTAAAGGTTAAATTGACTCACTTCTCTATTATGTTTTTGAACCTATCCATTTTGACCGCCAATAGTACGATTATATCCAGCATTATATGTATCATAATATTTTATCCAGTATTGCTCTCTTTCATCAAGAACTTCTTTATTACATTCCTCCAAAGTTATTGCTGTAAAGGCATCTTCTCCATATTTTATAATCATTCTATGAAACAGCGGGAAGGACTGTCTTTTTCCATCCAGTGCCTCATATGCCTCTTTGATATGCTATTTCCATCGCTTTTCTGTTGTAAATCGTGTCTGTCCAACATATTTTTCTTTTGTTATGATATTCTCTACGAGATAAATATTTCCCATAATATCACCTCCTTCATTATCAATGTGAAATTTTATCAGAAAATCTCTAATATAAATGAACGTGCGATTATAACATAAATTTTTTAAAAAGTCAATAAAAAAGAGAGTAAAAATTTTACTCTCTTAATTACAATATATGTTCTCAAATCGTTCTATGATTTGCAAAAACAAAGGAGGCAATCTCTTCTTCGTTTCTGCCTCAATCTCAGTCGGCATACCATAATAGGCTGATGCAATACTACCCGTCATTGCCGCAATGGTATCGCTGTCTCCACCTGTGGAGATAGCATTGCGTATAGCATCTTCATATGAATCACTATCCAAAAAGCATCTTATGGCTTGCGGCACAGTAACCTGACAGGTTTCATCAAACTCATTTGTTTTTCTGAGTTCATTAAGGTCAAGGTCAATGGAGTATTCATTAGCTGCATAATTCTCTATCGCCCATTTGCCTGCACCATTCTTCGCCATCCAAACACAGTGAGCGATAGCCTGCGCCCCTTTGATACCCTCGCTATGATTATGAGTGGGAACAGTTGCCGCATAAACGAGCCGTTCTAATTCAGACTCATTTCTCGCCGCATATGCAACAGGACTTATACGCATACCAGCTCCATTGCCATAGCTATTATAAGGCATTGGATAATCTGAGTGAAGCCATCTTTGGAATCCGCCGCCATAGCTTGAAGGGAAAAGTTTTCCCATTGCTCTCAGGTGCTTGGCAAAATGAGCTTCAAGATTTTTAAAATCCTTGTCCTTAATCTATATCAGTGCCGCCATAATTGCTACGGTTAGAATTGTATCATCAGTAAAGGTACAAGAAGAATTGAATAAAACAAAGTCCTTGTCCCTGTGATTTGCAAATTCAAATCGAGAGCCAATAACATCTCCCGCAATTGCTCCCATCACGTTACCCATAATACACCCCTTAAACCAACAAAATCTCGCAGCCGTCTGGAGTCTTCACAACTGTGTAGCCTTTTTCTTTCAAAAATTCTATTGCCTTTGGCGATGCGTCAAAGACCACAGCACTCTTATAACCCTTGGCATGTGCGAACAATATAGTTTTTTCAATCCTTTCAAGCTCATGCTCTAAAAGAAGTAAATCCCACGTATCTCTCGGAGAGGATACTAATGTTTCCTTATCAATAAACTTGCTGATATCCCACATCGTCCTTTACCTCCTTTCCATTTTTATCCAAGTAATGTATAGGAATATTATATTCCACACAACAAGCGTGTTCAATTCTGCACCCTCTTGATTCTTGCCATCCGTCAATAAACCAAGCCTCATCAGCCTTTGATAAAGCCTGCAGAGCATGTCCAAGACAGAACAAAGGATTTACGTCCTTTGCTCCAGTGATGAACGAATCAAGGAAATATATACGAGTAAGAGGATGTAGTCTATAAATAACAGTTGTCGCCGTCATTCTATTCAACAATATCTCTTGCTCAGTCTTTCCATTCATAGGCTGTGAAATAAAAATCCTTTTCACTTATTCCTCCTCAGTCCAAGTCCAAACAACATCTCTTGTCGCAAGCATATACTGCTCATTAAGCTGGAACTTTTTAGGCTTCTCAAACACACGAACAGGAGTTCTGTTTACGGACCTGCACATATTAAAATACTGCTTGCCGCTCATGCTCTGAATCTTTGTGTCAACAACCTTAAACTTTTTCTCGTCTCCTTCGCCCTCAATTCTGACAACATTTACAATGTATCTGAATTTGCTCTTTGGATACATCTCTCTCTCATTACCCATTTTTCATTCCTCCTTTAGTCCCAAAGTGAACGCCAGTTTTCAGCAAATAATTGCATTCCTTTTGCAATAATCTTCTCTTCCTTTTTATCGGGGAAGTCCTTTGTAAGATAGAGATAAAAACCTCTTATCATTTTGTCCAACACTGTACGCCAACGCTTATAGTCAACATTGCCTGGCGCCGGTCCTACGTTACCATACTTGTCTGTACCACTGAGGAAATTACAAGGAACTCCCAAAGCAACCTTCCTGTAGTGTACAAGTCTTACAAGAATAAAGTATGCGAACTCAGTATCAAGATTCCAAATCTCCTCAAAATAGAAACCATACTTCTTCTTGAAGCGTAAAGACTCTTCATATCTTTTGCCATCACAAGGCTCGATGCGGCAAGGCTTGTGACAATTTATTGCCCTGCGTAAAGTAATCTTATCCTTCTTCAACGTTTATCTCCCTCTTTCTTTCTTCAATTTTGTAGTCGGTGAAATACTCGTCAATATGAATATGATTACCGTTGGTAAGGAAAAAAGTATTTCCAAACTTGAAGTCAATTTCATATTCAATTTCCTATGTTTCGTTGGCTACAATATCCGTATGCGTTAGTATGAGATACTTGTCTTTGCAGTCATCTTTCGACCAAACGACATACAAGACTATCAGAAACATTCCAATAATCGCCGCCACAAGTACCCACAGGTCGATTTTGCCGATGTAACTTCGGTCCATTTTCCTCACCTCTGAAAATTTCTATACGCCCGATGACTCAAAAATTCAAATGAGCTGCATCCGGGCCAGCTTGACTCGTCAAGGAGCTGCGTTTAGTCGACCAGCTTAGTGTCAGCTTCGTAAAACTTTGCCCAAACAATGTCGCCAGTACGCTTGATATAGAGAACGTTCGGCTCCATTTCTCCTTGAGGATACCCGTCAATAATTTTAGTACGCATTGTATTAAAATCAATCTCGTTAATGAACTGCTTTCTCTTCTTCTTGAAGACCATTTCATGCTCCTCACCGTAAGAATTGATTACAGTTAACACGAGTTGGAAAGAACGTTTAAGTATGTTTGTTGCTAAAATCTCGCCTGGATTTACCATATTCTCTTCATCTCCTTTACTATAATAAGTATATCACAATTTTTTAAAAAAGTCAATAGCTGAACAAAATAGGGAGAAGACTTTCGCCCTCTCCCCAAAATGAAATAAGTGTATGAAAATTATTCGTCTGTTCCAGGGATAAGTCCGTGGAAGTCAGGAGCATTGTCCTCAGAAACTTCCTTGTTAACAGCAGCTGCAACAAGTGTAATTTCCTGACGAACTCTTGCAAGCTCAGACTGAAGAAGGTCAACAGGATTCTTAAGGCAAACTCTTGTCTTAGTCTCGTCAACTACGTAATCGTCTTCATCAAGCTGCTCGATTGGGTCGCCGCAGATAAGGTCTGCATACATACCCTTTGCAGGTTCACCGTCAAAGTCAGTAACGTTTTCTGTGCCGAACTGATAGCTGTTAGGTCCGATAGTAAGGATAGCAGCCTTGTTCTTGTCCTCGAAGTCATTAATCATCTGTACAAGTACTCTTACCTTCTGAGAGAGCTTAGCGAGTTTCTTAGAACACTCATCAACCTTCTCAGGTTTTGGTGGAGGATATGGAGGTACAGGTGGATATGGTGGGAATGGAGGAGGACATGGGTGGTGATGATGATGATGATGCTCCGGAATATCAGGTCTTGGAACTGGTGCCGGTGGCATATCTGGGTATGGTGGATAGAACGGATACACATCCCACTCATGAGGCACTGGACATGGAGGTACCGGTGGCTTTGGTGGCGGAGGTGGACAAGGATGCTTGTGGCGGATAGGAGTTGGAACTGCATAGTCCACGCCGTTTAAACCAGACTGTTTATGAGTCATTTTACTTCACCTCTGTAAGTTGATTTATCTCTTAAGCCGTAGAGAAATTTCTTTCTCCTTGTATAATGTACTTTTCTGAAGCGGAGGGTCTAAAATTCCCCAAAAAGTTTTGCCAAAGTTTCTACGTTTTTCTAAGGAAAAATCTCCTATATATGAAAATAATCCACCCCCTATAAAAAGAGAGTGGATATTGATTACTTAATCATATCAATTGGATAATGTTTTGGATATCCTCTGTAAACAGTAAATCTCCTGTTATCATCAATACAAAGCTCTATTGATTCTTTTTTCGCTGTAATTTCTACTCTGTCGGGATGTTCTTCTGCGTAAATAATTAAATAGTTTATAATCTCAGAAGTAGATTTGTCATATTCTTCGTCACTAAGTATCAAACCATAGGAGCGACCTTGTTTATCATTAACAAAACCTAAAAATATTTCAGATAACTTCTCCATTAACTGTTTCCTCCAGTTGAATTATATCCCCAAGTGTCGGCGTGATAAAGAGAAATATATTCTCTTTCCTTTTGATTTAATTCTGTGGCGAGACATTCGGCAAGAACTTCAAACGTAAAGTTCTCTGGACCTTCTTCCCACATAGCCTTGTAGAGTTTGTTCTGGGTACCTGGCTCTGCCTTTACGCCTCGCTTAAGGTGCGTACGCCAACGCTCCTTAAATGCCTGCTTGGTCTGTCCAATATATACCCTGCCGTTAACGGTATTGGTAATCTTGTAGATACCTATTGAGCCACGTCCCTGCACAATCCTACCGACCATTTCAGAGAATGGCTTTTCATAATACTCTTTGTAGATAAGTTTATAAAGAACAGTAGGATTTCTGAGTTGCTCTGCAATCTTACGGAGGCTTTGAACATCGTGAACAGCATCCTCTGAAAGCACAATGCGATAGAAATCTTTTTCTTTTCTTATCTTCTCTTCACGCTTATGTTGCTCAATAATTTCCGCAACACGAGCCTCTTCTTTTGCAACCTTCTCCGCCGCCGCATCCATACGGGCTTTTATCTTTTCCTCAAATGTTGTTTGCTCCTCTTGCAATCTTGCTCTTTCATTAGCATAGTAAGCTACAATACTTTCAATGGAGTTAGCCTCTTCCCTGGACTTTTGTTCTGTTAAAGCAATGAGTTTATCTTCAAGCTCTCTTGCTTTAACTTCATAAGATTCTTTCTTCTGTTGTAGTTCATTCAAGTAGAACTCTTCTTGACGAGCACAGTCTCTCTTCTTTGCGTCAAGGTCTGCTTGATACACCTCAAGTTCTTTCTTATGACTGTCCTGTATCTCATTGATAATAGACTAAAGGTTTGCACGATATTCTCTATCCAATCCTTCAAAATTATCTGAACCACGAACATATACTAAGGCGGCAATAATTACCGCCAGTATAAGTAAACCACAACAGATTAATGCTACTGTGCCTGCTCCCATCAGTTTTCCTCGCCAAGAACTGGACCGATGATAAGTTCCTTTGCGTAAGGGAGTGTATCAATCCAACCACACATAGTCTTTGACCACTCATAGAGCTTGTGTCCGCATCTCCATTTACGCATATTAGCAAGAACTTCGTAATTAAGAGTTACAGTTGACTTCTGATTGTAAGAAGAAGGAAGTAATTCAATAATCTTTCTCCAGTAAATCTTTGCCTCTTCCTCTGCTCCAGCTTCCTTTGCCTTGAGGTAAAGCTCTCTGAGGTTATTAAGTGCCGCAATAGTATATTCCAATGCTCGTCTGGAGTTCAAAGGCAAGCCGCTCATATATGAGAATTCACTCTCGTGAGGACAATATCCTTCGATAGTTTCAACAGAGAAATCGGAAACCTCAAAAGGCTTTGAAGTAATCTTATGCATAGTAGAACAAGAGTCTCTTACAGTACCTACCTTGTAGGTATCAAACTCCTTCCACCAAAACATCGGTGCTGTGATATCAAGGGTTACCATAATTTGACGTCTGAATTTACAATGAACAGGGCCGCCTGCTACAAGAGCTTTAGCCAGCTTTAAATCATTCGGTCCGATTTCATAACGAACAATCATCTTTCCATCTTCAAGTGTTGCAATTGTTTTTGAGTCAGACCTATCCCAAGAGTTCTTAGGATTTCTCATACCTCGAATGGCGCCTTCCCATCCAAAGACTTCTACGTTTTCAATTTTAAGCATATTGCTATCCCTCCTTATACACTTGCTCGTAAATTTGAATCACAATCTGGACAAGTAACTTCATACCAACTGCCTTCTCTCTGGTCAGCATGATACATATATTCGCCCTTCACACACTGGAAAGTACATCCACACTTAGGGCAAGAAAATTTTTTAAGACCTAATCTTTCTTGTCGTACTTTTTCAATTTGTGCTGGGTTGCCATGAGTTAAAATTTCCATTATTCCTCACCTTCCTCTTTAATTTCGCTACGGCTCTCGGTATTCTCCATCTCCGCAAACTGTTTCATATTATCATATAAAGTAAATAGTTCGTCTGTATCGAGAGGGCTATAGCCCCATCTCATTGCATCTGCTGAAAGCATAATGTCCTTAAAAGGAAGTTCTCCCTCGATTGGATTTTCACTATCAACAACAAGCAAAGCATAAGTAGGTCTGTACAATTCAATATTCTGAATTGGCTTAATAACATACAATGCCTCACGGCCGTCTGGATATGTATTGAACATTGACACTTCCCAGAAGAATTTAATACCAATCTCACGCCACTCTTGCTTTGAAAACTTTTCGTTCAAATGTTTTGATGTGATTGTAAATTCTCCATTGAGCTGAGAAAAAACTTCTTTCATTTGCTCCAATGTTCCTGAGCCTGAATCACCCATAAGAATAACTTGGTCACCCTCGTTTACGGTTTTATTCCACGCTCTGATGATGTAGTTATTCATCTGTTCAAAAGTGTTGAATCCAAGTTTCGTTTTCTGCTCTTCATCATACAAACGTAAGTCTGCGATAATAAAAGTCTTACCCATAGTCTCACCTCACTTTCTTTTCTATAATTAGTATACCACAATCCACGAAAAAAGTCAATAGATAAACAGAAAAGGGATGACCAAAGCCATCCCCAATCATTTCCCAATTTTCAATTTTTACAGTAATCCTTATGTTTCCGTTAATCTTACTGGACTCTCCAGTAAAACTTCTTCACATAAGTTTATTCCACAATAAACTTTTGATTTCTTATTATTAGTATGATACTATCCAACAATCAACTGTTACAACGCCCTGGTACTGGAATTGGCAGTTTCCATTTGCCAAGTAGAAGAAGTCGATTACGTTTGAATTACCAGCATCGCTATCATCAAGATAGTAATAGCCGCTCATGCTTGGATATCCACTAATCTCAAGATATACCATCGTACGCTTTCCGTTATAGTTGTAACCATAGTTTCTGTACAAATATGAACTTGCAATGGACCCCTTAATTCCACCGCTACCCTGAGAACAGTCAATCAAACTTCTACCAGAACCGCCATTACGAGGACCGCCGTAAGCATAATATGTTCCTCTTGAGAACTGCTTAACATAACTCATAGGATAGCCGTCTACAACAGTAGAATCTGTATTGGTTGTTGGAGTAGTTGACACTGGTGGAGTTGGTCTTAATGCATCAACAGCCTTCTGAACTTCGCTGTAATCATAGCCTGCCGCAATAAGACGAGCTTTTCTGTCTGCTCCATTGCCCCATTTACCTTGCCAAACTTCCTTAGCAATTTCCTCAACGGACTTTTGTGGAACTGAAACAACTGTTGTTGTCTCAGGAGCCGGCTCAGTAGTTGCTACTAAGGTAATAGGGTCGTCTACGATGTTTACTACCTCTTTTGTATAAGAATCACAAGTAGTTGTATCTTTACTTGTTTCTTTGAAAGTTGAAGGAACTGCTTGGGCAGTAGCTTCTGTAGTAAAAGTGGTGGTTTCAACAGTGGTTGTATCCTCTGTTGAAGTTGTGTCTGATGTGGATGTTTCAACAGTAGTAGTAGTTGTTGTTTCTACTGTTGAAGTGGTGGATTCGAATGATGTACTCTCTGTGACATCGACGGTCTCTGTCTCGATTACTTCAGGGAGTTCATCAACATCCCCGCATCCGTAAGCCGCAAAACTCAATGCGCCCATTAACATAATGCCACAAACAATCTTTGTAAAGTTTTTCATAATAAAGCCTCCTTTTATTTGCCATTTCTGACTCTTAAAAGGACTACTGTAAAATTGGTTTACTCACAGAGAGTAACATTTAATATGTAGAAAATCTTAGTAGAGTCTATAATAATTATCATCTTCGTTAAGGGAAAAAGGAAGAATCAAAATTTTGTCTTGCTTGATTAACGAGCAAAACCCTGAGACTCCAAAAAGTTTTTCATCAAATATATGAACTATACAATCCTATTTTTTCTACAGGTAGTAGTATAGTTTTATCATCATCTCAACTTTAACTTTCCATTCTTCTGTTACGCCGCCAGAAGTGTTATCAAAACACTCACTTAATAGAAGTACTGCCTCTTCAAGTTCTTGATAATTCTCTGTAAGGCTAAATACTTTATTGCGATGTAAATATGGAATGCGAGAGGAAGTAAAAATCTTTTTACCTTTTAAATCAGTAAAGGTTGTAAGGTAATCCAATTCTTCAGCCAAAACCTCCTCCGCTTCCAGTTGAGAGACTTGATAATCATTATTGCGGCGATAGACTAAATAGTCTGCCACCTTCTTAAACATAGTTACCTATGTATTATCATCTTGGTATATAGTTACCAATTCCATTTTAACACCTCAGAATTGGATAGACTTTGTGCCTGTCTTTGAGAATACATTACCTGCAAGATGATTTCTGCCTTTTGCCTTACCTCTGTATGGGGCAATTGATGGACACCAATAAAGAGATTTCATAGCACGAGTCGCCGCAACGTAACAGATACGTCTTTCCTCTTCATAAAATGTTTTGCCGCCAGTAACAACAACATGGTCAAACTCTAATCCCTTCGCAGAGTGGATTGTCATAATCTTAACTCTGTTCTGGCTGAGTAACTGTCCTTGCTGTTCAAGGTCAAGGTCTCCACGCTTAACAATTACATTTGGAATATCAATGGAATTGAGATATTTCTGAGCCTCTTCAATTTCGCTATTGGTTCTACAAAGAACTGTCCAACCAGTCCAATCTGTAGTCCATGTCATTTCTTCCGCCGCATCCTTAAATGTACAACTGTCATCAAGGAATCCGTCCTTTGTTTGTACTGCAATTGCAGATGCAGAAATCTTTGGCATTGAATTAAGAAATGCGTCAGCAAATTTTAATATGTTAGGTGGATTACGATAGTTCTCAACAAGTCCGTATTTCTTAAAGTTATTGTCTGTCGCAAGAGTACGAATGAATTTATCACTTGCTCCTCTGAAAGAATAGATAAACTGTCTTTCATCACCGACATAAAAGCGATTTACCGCCGGGATTCTACAAATGAATTTATATTGTAGACTATCGGTGTCCTGGAACTCATCGACAAACAAATGGTTTACACAAGGAAATTTATCCAAAGATACTGTGAGAGCTTTCTCAATAATTTTATCGAAGCGTTCATCTACGATATAGTTTACGGTATCAATTCCACCAATGTTACAAATCTTATTTGCATAGGAATGGACAGTACCAATAAATACATCTCTACCTCTCTCACCAAGACGCTTCTTCATTTCATCTGCCGCCTGATTGGTAAAGGTAAAAGCGACAATGGAGGAGGGCTTTACACCCTCATCCAAAAGTCTGTCAACACGTGCTACGAGAGTACGAGTTTTACCTGACGCCGCACAAGCAAGACAAAGAATGTTTTTATCATTTGCTTTTATAAGGTTCTTTTGTCTTACGTTGTATTCCATTTTAATAGTCCTCCTTTTCCTGAACTAATATAAGTATATCATAATTTTCAGAAAAAGTCAATAGATTAATTGCTTGGTTCTACATAAACGCTAAGATACTGATTAGAGTTAACAGTTGCACCATAGAAAAGACCCGTAGTTTTATCTTTAAACTATTCCACAGGTTTATCCATAAAACTATTATATTCCAATTCTTTAGTGGTAGCATTATATTTTGACTAAAAGCCCGTACACATATCATATATCTATTTATGATTGTTTGGATTAGCAATTCTACTATCGAAAGTTTTTTTCTGAGAGCACGCTACAATTTGTCCAGGCTCTATCTAACTATATCCGTCATCTATTCTTACTCTTGCTATAGAGACCTAAGATTCTTCGTTCGGTAATTTTTCTTTTACTTCATTCTGATTGTATCTGGCATCATAATATTTAACATAACCATTAAATACTTTAGAAAACTTAACATTAGTATATCTTACTCTAATATCGTCCTCATCAATACCAACATTTGCCTCTACACGTACGCAAGTATTTGTCGCATTTCCACTGTCGCTGTCGTTGAAAACAAAAAATTGTCGCCATGCACCAGATTGATACACACCAGAATCACTAAGTCCAAACTGTGAAAAATATCCTTCATATCTGTCTATTTTTGTAGCAAAAATTATTTTACCAATTTCTTTTCCATCTTTGTCTAAAATTGTTCCATCAATATCTGGTAAAACACCAGAAGGTGTGGCTGTTTCATCAGAGTTTGAGGCTTTAATAGCTTCGTGTTTATCGTACTCAATATCATACTCTGTTGTATCACAGATAGTAGACATTTTCTTATCGTTTGAAATAAATATATCTGATTTTGGAATATATAAAAATAAATGACATACGCCGGCAACAGACCAATATACATTACTGTTGCTATTGGTACCGTTATCCCATGGACAGAGTCCAAGTGTTGAAAGTATATAACATGGCTGTTTTTGTTTTTCTGGGTCAGACGCAATTAAAGCTTTTGATGCAACAAGTCCGTCGTATCTTAAATTATCTTCAGATAAATATTCAAGTTTTTTAATCTGTGGAAATACATAACCATTCTCATCACGATAGCAAATTTCTCCAGTTTTTGGAGTGAATGTTGTTGATGTATCTCCATCCTTACTTGCATCATAATGTTCCCAAGGAAATCTATAATAGCATACTGGAATTTGAGCCTGTATGTTTGTTCCTGTTGTTGTTACATTACCTGCCATAGAGGTGTATGACCTAGCCCCTGTCTTTTCATTGTATACAACGGATGACATCTTAAATCTGGATGGGTTATTATTTGCAGACTTTGGTAAAAAGTTACCTATTTTTACTACATAAGAGGCATCTCTAAAAAGATTCTCTGATGTAGTTTCCTAAACTGTTTTAAGTCTTGAAGATGATACTTCACCAAGATAGAATGACTCAGATGAATTTGTATATATTCTATGATTTATTTTATACTTTTTATCATCGTCTGGAGTTATTATGCCATCTGGATTATCTTTGAAAGTAAAGTAAATAATATCTTTTTCTTCATCATGGTCTGATTCATAGTATCCAAAGTCAGTTTTACACTCATTAACAAGAGTTGAACCAACATCTTCAATATGAAGCTACAACTTGCCATGGAAAACCCTCTTTTCATACGTAGAGCCATTATCAGTTAATGTTGTTCTCAATGCTCCATAAAGGTATTGAATCTTTTCATCTGATATAATTTCATGTGTACTTGCGTATGGATAATCCCATGTATATCTTCCATTCTTTAATTGATTTATTCCATAAATTCTTTGAGAAAATCTTTTATCATATTCATAATAAGGAGAAATAATTAGCGGAATACCAGTGTCACTTTCTCCTATTCTTTCTTGAAACTCATAAAATTTCCACTTATCATTATCGTCAGCAGACTGTTTATACAAATATGCACCCGGATAATACTCACCTTTGTAATAGTTATGCTTATAATTATCAAGGCGGATATATGGGATAAAGAGTACATTTGCCTGGCAGTATTCATCTACATGATTCATTAACTCAGCTTTGACTTCAGCTTGGAAGTCTTGAAATATATCTTTTTTAAATTCAAATTTATAATTCAATTTACTACCCAAATCTGGATTAGAAAGATTAAAATAACTTCTTAAAAATTTATTTATATCATCATATCTCTTATCCATTCGATTACGCATACCAGTTAATGGCAGTACAATAATTCTTAAACTGTCACTCTCTTTCTGATGTTTCGCCGCCGTATACATCCATAAATACATTAAATTTTCCCATTGTTCAGACAATTCTCTGATAATTCCTTTTAAAAACTTTGGTAATGCCGCATCATCATCGAATAAATAATTACTTATTGCAGATATTGATTGTGATATTACCCAAAAATTTCTATCCAAATCTTCAATCTCAACTGTCTTTGCATATTGAGGCATTAGTAAACGAATCCATTTTGCGGCCGCCTCTATGCTTTGATGCTATAAGGTAAACTAAGTTTTGTTTTCTTTAGTAAGAGATGTTAATACGGCATCTTTTTTCCTTACATCATCATAGCTTTTTTCATTTTGGTTTATCCATGGAGTTACATACTGACTATGTCCCTAAAAACTATTTCCAGCATTTGCATTTTTAAGGTCAAGAACGGTTATATTCTATTCGCCGTTAATTGGGAGTAAAACAGTATCTTCACCAACAGCCTCCATTTTCTCTTTGAAAAAAAGAATTAAATCCTATAAAGACTAATTCCAATAAATTGTTTCATCAGTGAGAGGAGCTTCAGTCATATCCTTTAGTGCAGTATAAAGCTAAGACTTAAAATCCTCATCCTTAATGTCGCAAAGCTCCTGGATGTAGTTTAATACTACATCCAGTTCTTTGTCATCACTACTAAAAGAAAATGGTGCTTTTATTTCGTTAAAGAAATCAAGGAATGTCTTCCAAAATTTATACTCTGTACTTGCATCAAATTTATAATCGTCAACAAGTTTTTGTAAAGCCTCTTGTAAGCTCATTCATTACACCTCCTTTTCAGCTGGGTCTTCCCATTTTATTAACTCTGGGTCCCAAGTAACATTATATTTATCAAATTGTTTGTCACTATGCTTGATAAATTCATCAAAGTATGCCGCAGTTCCATTATGCCATCCTTTTACTTTATACTTTTCATAGTTATAATTTGGCATTGAATTTGATATTACATAATATCCTTCTCTTGTTGAATCAACAGTTACTCCGCCAACATTGTCATCAGAAAAGCCATCAAAATACAAATCTCGTGTCTCCGTATCGAAACCTCTTAAATAACAACCTCTTGCATATAAACCATTTGGTCCAAATACATATACTCTTACTATTGTAATAGTTAGCCAATTTAGATATACACGACCCGTAAAAGAATTACCTTCTGTATCTTCAAGACCATGGCTACCAGTTCCGCTGTTTTCATATATCTGCTAATTCCAGTCTGAAACTACTGCTGTTTCAACTTTCTCTTTCCATTTTGCACTTAGATTGCTATATAATTTATTTTGTTCTGTGAACCAAGAATCACAACAGCTATTACTCTGTGCCCTTATAGCTTGCTGTAAGTACCAGTTTTCGTCATATCCTGTTATTTTTTCCGCTATCTTTTCTGCTATTTCACCATAAGTTAAATCTTGTGAATCTTTTATTAAATTATGTCCATATAGTCGAGCTAACTATGCATCTACGCCACTTTGATCCACCGGAGCGTATGCGTGATATCCCATTGTTTCTTGCCAGTTACCATTTGGTTCATAACTATCCTCGCTCTTGGTAAAATGCATTCCGCTAAGATAAGAATAATCAACTTTTACAATTCGCCAGTTATCATCAGTTAATTCGTCTTCGCCATTTTTTAACATAACAAGCCATTGTGTTGAGCCAAGTCCTCCACGATTACCCTAAGTAACGAGTTCATTAACTTTAAAATTCTTTATTGTATCTAAATCTGTTACAAGCGGTGGATTTTTTTCAACTCCATTTGCAACTTTATAATGTAGGCCATCATCAGTTCTACTAATTACGCATGCTGCTGCATACTTATCATTATAATATGGGTCTGCTTTATTTATATCAACATGTTTATCATAATATGAATAGACTCTTGAACCATTTTTCTTTGGAACAGATAATACTGCTCCGGTACTTGTATGTTCAATCGAAGTCGTATCCGATACAGGGAATGGCAAAGACATTTCGTTTGAATCATCTTTTGATTCCTAATATGGAAAATAATAAACAGTACCTTGTCTGTCAACACTTTGTGATGATGAATAAGCACATGTCCTTGTGCCTTCAATAAAAATTAATGTAGCTTCATTTAGTGGACCATCTTTATTAACAGTATTGTAATATTCTATGGTTTTATTTTTCCAATCATCAATAGTTGGAAAAGATAATGCCGCTCCAGCTTGAGCATTAACAGGTGTATCTTTTCTAAGACCCTATTTCCATTCATCATTAATACGTCCGTTATCATGAGTATATGAAGCACCAAAAGCTGAACTCTCTTCATTAAAATATTGTTCTCTTCCATCCCAGAAATTATCAGTACGATTGTATTCAAGATATGTCTCAATAATTTTACTAAGTATATCCTTGTCCTGCTGTCTAACTGTAGCATATTCTGGGGTTACATATTTCTCTTTATACTCAGACGCCGACAATTCTGTTGGATGTAATGGAGCAGTCCTGAGAATATGCATATTATAATGTACCCTTGATACATTCTTGTAATCGCTTAATAGCTCTCCCTGATAAAATCCACTCTTTATAGGTACCGCACCATTTTTTGGAGTGGAGTCATCGAAAGAAAAATTTGAATTGACATACTCAAATGTTTTATCGGCGTCATTATACTTAAATTTAATCTCATCAATTTTTCTTGCCTATTTTCCATTAACAAGACTATATCCTTCATCATGCAGAGAAATATTTATTTCTTTTTCTGCGTCAGTCCAAGTCAGAGAAATATTATCTCTAATAAGACAATAGAAGCGTGAATCAATTAATGAACCTACGCTTTCTGCATTTGAAAGCGGATAGATATATTTATAGTTCTCTTCTTGTTCGTTTATTCCATAAGTTCTATCCATATACTGTTCCGCAGAAATAGTAAATACTCCACCATTTTGAGTGACAAGTGGATACACTTTCCATTGTGGATTTTTTTCATTCTTATCATAATGCCATACGCCTGGAATACAAAGCTCTCCATAATAATTATTCTAATAGTTTTTACCTCTAATGCATGGCACTATAAGCAAACTACTATCAGCATATTTATTTATCATAAAATCAAGACGCTGACTGATTTGAGCAACAAAATCATTCCAGATTTGATTAGAATCATCTATATCCCAAATCTCGGAATAATTATACGCAACTATTGATTGAATATTATCATATTTCATATCAAAACCGTAATCAGTAGGAGACAACATAATAATTTCTTTGTGTATATAATTATATGTTTTATCTTGTGATAATATCATATTCGCCGCCCAAAGGAATAATATATTTTCCCATAGTTTTGCAAGCTCATCAAGAGCACTTTTTATAAACTGAGAAAGAGGACTTTCTCGGTCAAATAGATATGATGTTATTCCACTTAAACATTGACCAATTACCCAAAAATTTCTATTCAAATCTTCTACTTCAACCTTGCGTTTATTGCGTGGCATTAATAGTCTTATCCATTTTGTATCTGCATCTTTTGTGAAGTCAATTTGTTTATCATTTGTGGCGGCACTAACAGCGAGGTCTTCTCCTCTCACTTTTCGATATGTGTCTGCATCAACATTATACCAAGGTATAACCCATGGATTGGTAACGACTTTAAATATTTTACGCTGGCTACTATCTTTTTCAATAGAAACATAGTAGCTTACATCATCTTCAATATCCAAGTCTCCTTCGCTGCTTACTCCTCCACCAATTAAATAATTATCTTCTTGTGTTGCATGTAAACTTGTAATTCTCTTAATCTCTAAACCCTTGATTAGTTCTCCGTTGTCAATTAATGATAACACTTTTGATGCAGCCTATGTGAATAAACCATTTTTAATTGTATATGTTTTTTGTTTCCCCTTATCTTCTTTCTGCTATCCTTCTATTGAAAATGTTACGTTTTCATAAAAAGGATTGTATTCATAAAGATAATTCTCACTTTCAAAACTATTACCTGCATCTGCATCAAAAATATCAATAATTCTTAATGATGCAATACCAGTAGAAGTTTTTATTGATGCTCTAAGATGGTCAACATCAATCGTACCATCCTCATCAATGTTCTCAATTAATAGTCCTGACTTTTCATAGTCCTTCACCTAAGCAATATCTATCTTTTGGTAAAAGTCTTGAATCATTTTTGAGATTGCTTTATTCCAATACGCATCATCCCAATTATATGGCATTGTATCAAAAGCCTTATAATCATTATTTGCGCCGCTATAAAGGTCACGGAAAGATTCTTTCATTGATGTATATAAACCTTTTTCTCCATCAAAGAATACGTCTTCACCAGAAGTAGCATTTTCAAGTGTTTCCCAATCAATAGTTTTGCTTAAAAATCCAGCTATTCTATCTTGGGCACTAAGCTCTTCAGCCTTATAGGGTTCGTTTTGTTCGTGGATAAGTTTTAGTAAATCATTATTAAAATCATTAAACTCATCTTGATGACTGAGAACATATCCTTTGCTTAAATAAACAATGTCATCTCGTTGAAGGCCACTGTCTTCAGCGGCTTTTTCATTAACAGCAGAAGTAAGAATTTCATTGTCTTTATCCATATCATTCTCCCTCCTTTATCATTATATGGCTTAATGCACAAAAATCACGAACTTTATCTCCATTCTCAAATTTTGTATATGCATTAGTAGAAATTAGAGGAATTGCTCCATCTTTTGAGTCGACCAAATATGTCTCCTTCCTGTTGTCTGCCCAGTATATCTTATTTCCCTCTTTATTAAACTCTTGATATGTAGCTGTTATTGTTCCAAATTTATTTTCAGTAGCCTCACCGCCTGTTTTTATTTCACATTTATAATAATAAGGGAACAAACGCTCTGGAGATTCATTTATAGAAATTCCTGCACATGCCCTGTCTATCGCATAAATAATAAAGTTATATAAATATGGTGTGCCACCAGTAAAATCTAATTTATTTGGTCGAACAACTATATTGCCAAGTGGGTATGCGTTAGGGTTCCAAGAGTCCGGATTATTAACTAATGGGCCTACATAATATTTCTTTTTGGCATCGTCATAAGTAGCCGGTGGAATCGCTGGGTTTTTATCAAAATTATCACGTGGGTCATAAGGAGCAAGTTTTAGTGTAGAACGCTGTGCAGACTTCATATCATAAGTAGCTCTTATATCCGTGCTTCGAGCTAACACGGAACTAATATAAGGAAATGGAATTGCCGCCAAATTACCGCTCTTACCGTGAATACTATCTCCTTCACTCACTTTTACATCATAATGATAATAGCGAATGTTTTTATTTTTTAATTTTATAGCTAAGGAAACATATGGCGTACATTCAAAAATAGAACGATTTAGATTATCAAGATGATTAAAATGTGAAAAATATACTTTTGCACTATTATCTGATAATTTTGATGCGGCAGTCTTAACTTTGTCTCTCCAAATATGTTTATAACCAGTCCCATCGTCGCTATTAATTTTTGCAACAAATGCATCAATACTTGCAGATGTATCCGTCATGTTTATTATTTCAACTTCACTATTATAATTAATTTTTGTCCATGTATTTGTAATTTTTGCTGTTTTATCCGCAGATTCATAGGAGATTACTCTGTTTTCATAGGTATCAACCCAATCAGTTCCAATGGTATCGGTTTCTTTTACCGTATATTTAATGACTTCACCGTTGTCTGTATATGCACGAAGATTTTGGAAATAAAGAGTTTCACTATTTTTATTTTTATATTCTACAGTTTGTTCCTGTGATACACCGTTTGACCCCATGAGCTAAATTGTTATTTTCTTATCTTTATCCGTCATAACATCTGGATTAACATCAGCCCATATCTTTTTAATAGTAATATCAAAAACTGGTTCTTCAATGTACTGCCATGAAGCATATTCGCCTCTATAATTTCCTCGTGTTATTTTTACTAATGTGTCAGTGGCTACATGGGGTTTCATTTGTTCCTATTCTAAAACAAATATCTGACCATTATACTGATGCCATGCCCCTTCTACGCTGGTTACTACATCAGCATGACTATCTGTCAATACGCTACCAACATCATAAAAATTAATTTTCAAGTCAAATGAAAATCTATTATCAAATGCGGTTGATGTTTTAAAACTAAACTTTTCAATATCCGTACGGACTCCAGCAACATAACATCCATTTGCTACTTTACCACTTGTTGATTTATTATATGGGCAAGATAAATAATAATTATTATCTAATTCATATACACCACAAAATCTTGATGAGGTATGTTTACCTATCCTTACATATTTATTTTCTGAACACATATCAACAAATACTGGGCTAACTTTATTTTCTTTGGCCGCCGTATCACTAACTGAAAATGGTATATAATAATAATCAACTCTTGATGTTGCCGCCTTATATAAATCTTCAAAAGTAGAATAGTAGTCCTATTCAGATGCAATATTTGTTTGTCTTAATACAACTATAATTCCAGGGTAATATGCTTTTGAATAATAATTTGTCTGATAGTTTCCCAAACGAATTTCTGGTATAATCGCAAGAGAGCTGTCGTTATAAACATCTTCAAAGTAAGATAATCTTTCATGACAGCGTTTTAAAACATTCACTGTATCATCGTATGATATCAACTCATTATCAGAAAGCATCTTACTTATATCAGTATCATTGAAATTATCAAATTTTTTATATGGTCTTAAAACATCATTGTTTAGTGGAACAAACAAGCCCTGTTCTCTTGAATTAGTCTTCCAAGTTAAAACTATTGCTCCCATCCAAAGATAGAATAAATTCTCCCAAATTTGGGTTATTTCATCTAATAATCCATCAAAAATTTTATTTAATGGTGAATTTGCATCGAATAAGAATTCACATATTCCTGCAATTATGCCGCCAATAACCCAGAAGTTTCTATCAAGGTCTTCAATTTGAACTGTTCTTTGATATTCTGGCATCAATAGACGACAAAGTCGTTCTTTTATCTTGCCAAGTTCAACTTCATCATTGATATTCTATCCTTGTGTAAATTGCATAAATGCTTTATTATTTAATATTCTTTTTATCTTATCGTTTGCACGAACCTGTGAATATGTTTGACCACTGATATTTTTATTTGGTCTTGTCCATTCTGTTTCAGAAGAAAAAGAATATCCGGCATCGGAATTAAGAACATCTTTTATGGTAAATGCAGAATCTCCTATCTATGCGGCACCATCGCTTAAATATAAATCTTTATATAAAGACACTAAAGAAGCAAAAGATTCATTCCAATGTTTCTCATATTTATCAATTGCTTTACTCATACCTTCAAGACTAATTCTATCTCCGATATATTTAGCTACAGTTTCTTTACCATTAAAATCTTTATCTCTAATTCCGTAGTGTCCCAAACAATTTGTTTCGTCTCCTTCATCTGACATAAATTCAGTAAAGACTTGCCACATTAAATCTTTGTTTTTTGCAAGGATACCCAGCGTAGTACCATCAAAACAATTTGCCAAAGTGCCGTTATCTCCAGTTATTATATCTCTAATTACATCATAGAAAATCTTTTTGTATTCTTCATTACTCACTCTTTCCACCTCCGCATCTCTTAATAACGTCCTTCAATGAATCAAATCCGAACATAGAGATGAAAGCAACTATGAATGAGGAGCAAATACTATTGAAAATCATCATAGCTGTTATTGGTAGTGTAGCAAATGAATATCCAAATACAACAAAGATAGAAACAAACAATACAAGCACTCTTGTACGAAGTTTCTCTGGTAGGATATTCTTCAACACCTGAGTAATTACTGAAACAATCACTGCCATAACCACAATGATACCAAGTGGAGAAGCTCCAACAAGTTGTAACAATACTTCCATATTATCACCTCACTTAAAAAATGTGCCGCCACCCGTCAATCGAATGGCGGCGTAATAAATTATGCCTTTACGATTTTAACCTGAATCTTGTCGATTAAAGTTCCGTAGATACCAGCATAGCCGTTATTTGAATTATCCCAATTACTTACCCATGGGAGATATGCACTGTTTCCTACAACAGAAACTCTATACTGCACCTTATATCCTGGAGCACCGACAAGTTCCATCTGAAGACCATCAATAGCTCTTCCTTTAATGCCTGCAATACCGTGTGACCAGTCATTTCTATTGGACTTTTCCATCCAACCAAGCCACTTGCCGCCACGAACATGGACACGATATTTAAGAGTACCCTTAGACGCATAAGCTGTAAAGCCACTAATAGGAGTATTCTCAATACCAGAATATCCATTTGAGTTGGTGTCATTGCAGTTCTTGATTTCACCGAGCCAACGACCAATGAATGAACCGTAGATAACATCAATGTCTGTTTTTGTCTCTGCTGGTGCAGGAGTTACTGGCTTAGCAGGCTCTACTGGCTTAGCAGGTTCTACTGGCTTAGCAGGCTCAACTGGTTTCTCTGCTGTCCAATAATCCTTATAGCAGTAATCCATATCAACGTCACCATTAATACCAGCTACTCTTCCTTTCCAAGAATACTGCCACATATCCTTCTTTCCTGGATATGATGTTTGTGTAAGTGGTGCACCGCCATTACCGACATGAGCGAGCCATATGTCATATTTGTTTTTCATTTCATCTGTGTAATAAGTTTGGAAAGCAGAATAGGAAGAATAGATACCAACTTTATATCCTGCAGCCGCAATGATAGTTAAGAAAGCATCTGCAATTGCAGAAACGTTTGCTTTACCAGTTGCAAATGTTGAGTTCTCCTCAATGTCATACCAGATAGGCATATCAAGTTTCTTACCGCCGAGTACTGCAAGACAAGTTCTTGCTTCAATCTTTGCCTCGTCAACAGTCTTTGCGTAGCTGTACCAATAGATACCAACCTTTACGCCATTTGCTTTACAGCCGCTGTAATTAGCCTCGAACTTACCATCCTTCTGAGTCATTACTTTACCAAAGCCAGCTCTTAGAATTGCGAAATCTACTTCCTTCGCCGCCTTGCTCCAATCTATGTTTCCATTCCAAACAGAAACGTCAATACCTTTAGTCATACTTTCTCGCCTCCAATTCTTTCATATAATCGGGGTTTTCTTCGATGACCTTACGGACTTCATCCTCTGTAATACCGCAAATGGATGCGATTACATCGTGGGTATATCCATAATGACAAGCCTTAAGGATTTCCTTTTTCTTATCTTCTGTCATTTTAATCACCTCATAATAAAAAATAGAGAGAAAAATATCTTTCCTCTCTATTTATGTAGATTTCTTTAATTGTTACTATAAGGATTTAGTTGCTATACTTTGAGTAATACTCTTTAACAACTTCCTCTGCTTTCTTTAAATGAATTGCAAAGTCCTTGTTCTGTTCTGCTTCTTCACGAGTATTGTAAATAAATGTAGGCCAATCCCACCAGAATACGCCGGCGAAATATGGGTCATCCATAAATACTTCAAAACAAGACTTATAGAAGTTTGCTTGTTCCTCTTCACTCCAAGGCAACTCTTCTGTGAAGTCCCAAGGATGTTCTGTCGCACCTTCAACAGAGCGGCAGCCGATTTCCATAAAGATGAATTTCTTTCCTCTATCCTTTGCAATAGCATCGAGACGATACTTTACTTCTGTCCAATTCTTAACCATTGTCTCATAAGTTCTGTCTGTGCCGCCGACTGGATAATAAGCAGAAGTTCCGATGTAGTCAAGTACGTCAAACCACTCTTGATCATCCTCATGGTCGTGGTTTGTGTTGTAGACGAGTTTACCTTTATACACCTTACGGATTTCTCCAATAAGGAATAACCAGTCATACTTTCTATGCTCAGTACCAAGCATTTCACAGCCGATACAAAGCATTTCAACTTTAAGTTCCTGTGCAAGTTCTGCATAGTGAAGAATAAAGTTCTTATAACTAATAAACCACTTTTCCCAGTACATATCCATATCCTGCATATTCAAATCTGGGAAACCGATGTGTGCTCTCCACATATGGTCTTTACTTTCAAGTAAAGGTTTCAAACAAACATGCACACCACGACTATGGGCTGATTCAATAAATGCCGCCACATCTCTGTCTGTTGGGGTTGCCAAGTGGTCTGCATAGATATTTGTTGAATAGTATTTGTCTTGATAGTTTACAACAGGTAGACATACCCAGTTTAAACCAAGAGCAAAAAGTTTGTTTTGAGATTGAATTGCTTTTGGGTTTCGATACTCACTACGATTTGCCATATAGCCATAGTTATAGCCACAAATCTTCTTATCCTCTGTCATTTTAATTTCCTCCTTTCCCGCCCAAAAAAATGGTACGCCATCTGTGTATCCGATTGTGGAAGATGGAGCGAAGTGGGAAGGGAAGAATCCTCCACCATCACTGCCGCCATAGAATCCTTCCATGCCAATCCCTCCTTTATATTATTCAAATAATTCTTTTAACTTTGCCATTGTTAATGTTACTTGCTCATCACCAATCTTAATAGTAAGACCTGCTTTATAAGTTACTTCATCAATTTCTGTCTCTTTTTCAACAAGAATGAATTTTGTATCACCGTGCTGACGAATTTCTGCATTTTCAATGATTTCTACCAATGGTTGATTTTCATTTTTTGTTAAATGCATATTAAAATCTTCTGGGGTGCTTTCGGTAATCTAAATAATATAAGAATTTTGTCTAATCCTATTAACACTTTTTATATTAAATCTTCTACCTTGTTTTATTTGTTCTGATTTTTCTGATTCAATTACATCTGTAAATATCTTTTGTTGTTCATCTGTAAGATTAACATATGCCGTAGGTGTATTTAAAGAGAGTCCTGTGTCTTCTGTTATAGTAAACGCTGGTAGACTTTCTGGATATTCTTCTTCCCAAACACCCCTCATTCTTATCTTACAATTATCATAAAACTATAATTGAGGAGCGTTGGTCTTAACATCCTTATCTCTTCGCCAATGTTCTCCAAGCCATCCTTGGTCATACTAATCTAACCATGGAGCTTTATTATTAACGTCTCTTAAAATAACATCTGCACCATGTGACTCAATATGAGAATTACCTGTTGTTTGAATAAAAGAATTATTCATGACATAAATACCAAGTTTCTCATCAGTTCCTGGCTCTATCATGATAATACCCTGTCCATCGCTACCAATTTGAATTGATGTTCCTCCCTCTAATACCGCAAAAGGAGCGTGTTTAATTAAATCATTTCTTGCGTTTAGTAGTTTGGATAAATCACATTGTAAAATATATTCATTGCCATTTTCTGTAATGTTTTTATAAAACATCATATTTCCTTGATACTAACTGCGATAAACATCTGCCTCAAAACTGCCAATCTCCATTAGATATACATAAAACTTATTTCCATAGTTATCTTTGTAATATTTCCATTTATTATAATGATTATCCAAAAAAGTGGATAGTATCCTTTTGCTTTCTAGATTGGATGTTCCAATAAGCATTTGTTTCATAGCATCTTGTTTATTGTATTTTTTTAAAATGTCGTTAACACTCGAAATATACTTTACTTTGTAAACTGGTTTAAAATATGATTGCTGCTCAGATGGTAATGCACCATATGTAGATGATGGTATACCATAAACATTTTTTTCATTGGTTGGATATGAATTAACATAGTCAGTCATATCTTTTGATGGATTAAAAATATAATATAATTCCATATAATAACTGGGTATTTCTTGAATTATACTGGAATCTATATCTGTTGGGTCTATATAACTCATTGATGAATAACAATTTGATACCGCTTTTAATTCAACCTCTGTATCAAATCTGTCTTGCTTTATTGGAAGGCTACTATCAAATCCTCCGCTATCGCTCAAGAAGGACTAAATCTTCTTGTATTCTTCTTCAGTAATTGATGTGCCTTTTCTTAGTCCATTGATAAAGCTCTAATCCATCGGAGCAGGTCTTTTATAATACATATCTGTATTACCAGTTGAATTTCCTAAGCGATTATTTGCAAAAATACCCATCTTAATTTGATGCTAATTCATCCAAATCGCAGGAGACAATTGTCCTTTAATACCATCCATTGATATCATTGCATAATCACTCATGTAAATTCTGCTATTGTCATGCATTGTAATATCAGAAGTTCCACACATTTCAAAGTGAGAAGAGTCATAAGTACTAATAATACTATAATCATGTGTTGAAAGTCGGCTGTGTCCATAGACAAGTAATGTTGCTGGCTTATCTGTATCATTACGTGTTCCAATATTATATTTTATTGGACTATCGCTACCATCACTGATATGAATTCTACCACCATCCATTATGAATTGTGGAACACTCAATCTTCCGTTAGTATCATATTCTTTAATAGAAGGTTCGTTAAATAATAATTGTCCATAATTCAATATACCGATAAAATCATTATGGACGTGCAATTTACAGCCTTGACCATCCATTATCATCTCGCTATTATTTTGCATCAAAAGCGTTGATGTTTCTCCCATAAACAACTCTGCTGCGTCTTCAATGACAACCTTTGGTGAGTCTTTTAGGGCGACAAGAGGTCCTTGTTGATTATTATATTCTTCAGATTTATTTCTGAATACTCTATTTGGGTAATAAGTTACACTTCCATCTTTAGGTTTTAAATATATTGGCGCATTATTTACAAAAACTACCGTTACTTTAAAATCTGAGCTATATGATGATATTTGTGTTTTACCGGTATAGTGCACAAGGGTTTCCGTTTGATTGAAAAAGTTTTCAATATTATATTCAAAATTGGAATTTTGGGTTGTGACCATGAGCCATGGCCTGTCTCCGATAGTATAATGTCCAACAATATTTTTATCTACGTTAAGTGCTTGTTTTTTTAATTGCTGTCTATAATCTTTAGTACCATCAATATACATAGCAGATAATAGTTCTACTTCTGATGCGTATGGATATGGATGTGAATCTTTTCCGATATTAAAAAATTCATTAATAGCACCAGGCTGACTCCATATACTTTGGTCTTCATATATTGCTTTTTGTGCACTCGTACATCTTCTTGTAATAGTAAAAATTAATTGACTTCCCCCTATTTCTATATAATTTTCTGGAATTGTTTTATTTTTACTATCATAATAATAAAATCCGTCTTGAATATAGATTTTTGCATTTCCGTGTGCAATTACTTCGGGGCCAGCATTTGGTCTATTTACTCCACCAGTTAAATCCATTTTTGCATTATCATGCATTGTAAAACGAACGTCTTGACCACTAATGCCAACCAAAGAATTACCACTGAAATCGACATTTGCAGCATCTCCAAGTGTCAACTGATGGTGTGGTATTTCAGTTTTTCCGTCGTCTTGCATTTTAAGCAAAGGGTTAGAAGTTAACTTTTGAGTTGTGGCACCGTCAGTAGTACCTGGAATAGCAAGCTAATATCCAAAATTAATTCCGTTATAATAAAAACCAGGATAACCTAAACTCGAATCTGGTCTACCTGTTTTCATATAGGATGCTTTGCCGGCTGACGCTCCTCTCGCACCACCTTCTCCATCGCCCATCAAGGCTTGTTTTTCATCTGCATCAATGTCTCCGCCGCCTTCTCCAAGAATAAATTTTTCGCCATTCCATTTAACAGTATCAACACCCTCTTCTGGAGTGCCATCTGCCACAATATCTGTCAAATCATTTAACACATGACTAATATTCTCTGCATTGGCGTTTAAACCATCCGGTTCAAAATAGTGGTCAGCAGGACTTGACTTAATCTGCTCATCTGCCATTCTTATCCCTCCTTTATGCTTAATATTTTATTATCATTCGATATGATAAAATATCCATCATTTGATTGAAAATTTGGACCGAGAATCTTAATATCTTTTGAAGTTTCCTCATCAATATCAACATACTTCGTTCCAACTATAATCCTAACAGAGGCACTGGCCTTTATCGTGTCTTTGCCAAGATTTTCATAAAGAATAGGAGTATCACCCTTATTTTCGCTTATCTGACGCTCTTGGGCGGTAGCTTCATAAGGACGTTTTACATAACTTCCCATTTATTCTTCACCTCTATTATAACAAATTTTTTATAAAAAGTCAAGCCGCCGACTAAGCGACGGCTCGATGAATCAATAAGTTCTGAAATTTAATTCATATATAGAAGGACAAGCATTTACTTGGCTTGGTTCAACGCTCATTCCAACCATATACTTACCTGTATTTGGAAGCTCACTAACAATAGTACCAACTTCATCATTAGTTGCATCGCTACCGCTGTGCTGATAATTTATTTCAATAATTGAGGGGTCTTTTGCTCCTTCAATGTGTGCCTTAAGTTTGTTAATAACAGAGTTTAATGTTTGATTTGATTCATATGGAATAAAGTAAAAAGTAATTTTTGTTGTAGTCCAGCCAGACTCAGACATTCTAACCTGAGTGATAAGTCTTTTTGAATTAAAATTCAACACTCTATCCATATACATAAACTTAACTGTAATAACATCATCCATAGTTGGCTGAAAGTTAAGTCCATTATGTTTTACTTGGTTGATAATACACATATCACCAAGCTGAGGAGATTTCTTCCAGTCAACTGTTTCGTCCCAGATTGTAGAAACAGTTTTAATCTGTCCATCTGGAAGTGCAACCCACGTGTATTGACCAAGAGTAGCTAAGATATCATCAACAGAAGTATCTTGTCCTGGAATTGGAATCTCAGGAATCTGGTCTAATACGGCCGCTCTACCAATACCAGATGGGAGGTGTAATAATCCTGACATCAAATCACCTCCATTAATAGTATGTTGCGTTGAGGATGAAGTCGGCATCCCACTTATTAAGTCTTAATACTTTATAGTTACCAAGAGGAGCTATCCAGTGGTTTAAGTCTCCTTCCATTGCTTCGTCCTTATAAACAACAGAAACTGTGTTGGTATTATTATTAATGTCTACGACAATAGTATACTTAGCTTCAAGATGAGAAGTGTTTCTTTCAATAAGTGTTACTTCACAAACACACTTCTCCCATCCTTCTTTGAGAACATAATCAATGCCGCCACGCTCCATTGCTGTTTCAGTATAGCAGCATCTTGGAGAGAACTCTGTGTTCTTAATCTTAGCATTAACAAGCATTGGCTTAAATTCTTGGTCTGTTAATACAGTACCAGCTGTTGCCGCAATAACTACTTCAACCTTTGTATCTGCATCAAGATGGACTTCTTTTCCCATACCATATGTTGTAGCAAGAACGTCTCCATTCTCTGCATTGATAAGTCTCATATAGTATGATGAAGATGAACCGCCGCTACAGCCTGAGAAGATGTAATCGCCTGCTGGGATAGTATTTCTTACTGTAACGTGAAGCTGTCCTCCACTACCAGTTTGAGAACCATCAGTACCAACAAGAATAACACCATTACTTAAAATTGTAGAGTTTGTATAGCCATTTGGCTTTGTAATTATTCCGAGTAAAAGCTCATTATAAGAAGCACTTGTTGAATTGATAACACTAAGGAACTGTGTATGTGTATCATCAACGCCATCTGTAATTTCTCTTACTGTTTTTGCAAGAACTTTATTCTGAACTGGGTTTTCAGATACTTCTGAAAGCTGGTCATCAACCGCCCACTGCTGAGAAATGTCAAGTAAGCTGCCTTCAATGACAAGCAACATAGGAACATCACCAGTAGGTTTTTCACCGTAACCCTTGAATGTAACTGTGCCGTCTGATATAGCGTGAAGAACCATCTTCGCACTAAGTAAATCATTAAGCTGGTCTTGATTGATTCCAATGGCAGGACCAAAGTCAATAAAGTCGCTCTCTTTTACAGTGGCATTATTATATTCGTAAGTAAACTCACCACTTGCAGTCTGTACCCATCTACTTGCATAAAGAGTAAATGGAATTAATGTGCTTGTAAGTTTAGGACCTGGGTCGCCCTTTTCACCTTGTGGACCTTGAATACCCTGGATACCTTGTGGACCCTGTTCACCCTGCTGTCCCTGTGGACCTTCAGGACCTTGCTGTCCTTGTGGACCTTCAGGACCCTGTGGACCTTGAATACCTTGGATACCCTGAGCACCAGTTTCACCTTTGTCACCCTTTTCACCAGTTTGACCTTTCTCACCTTGTGGACCCTGGACACCCTGAATACCTTGTGGACCTTGAGCACCAGCCTCTCCCTTAGGACCTGTCTCACCCTGTGGACCTCTCTCACCAGTGTCACCCTTTGGACCTTTGATATTGCCAAGTTCCTGTGGTGTATCTGAGTCATTATAAACAAATGCAAGTACGCCAGCCTCTGTAACATAAGCAGATACAATACCTCTACCCTCATTACCCTGTGGACCTTGAATGTTACCTGCATCCTTAAATCCGTTAACAATGCCAGCTCCAGATTCATTTACATAAACCCAGATATGACCTTGAATTAAATAAGAATCTCCGATTGTCTGTCCAGATGAAGGAAGTTCAGAAGGTGTGTCGAAACTACCTTTAAGGTTAATAGATGTACCATCCTTACCCATTACATAACCTGCATCCATAAGAGGACCGTAGCTTGGAGTAAGAATTAAGTGACCTTTTTCATCAATAGTGGCATCTGTAATTGAGATACCATCTTGACCAGGCTCACCAGTATCACCCTTTTCACCTTTTGCGCCGTCTGTACCAGGAGCACCAGTTTCACCTTTCTCACCCTGTGGGCCTTGCTCACCTTGCATACCCTGTGGACCTTGTGGACCAACAGCACCTGTCTCACCAGTGTCACCCTTTTCACCTTTTTCACCCTGTGCGCCGTCCTTACCGTCTTCACCTTTTGGACCTTGCTCACCTTGTGGGCCTTGAATACCTTGGATACCCTGTGGACCTTGCTCACCTTGAATACCTTGTGGGCCTTGCTCACCTGTATCACCTTTTTCGCCCTTTTCGCCTGGGATACCTTGTTCACCCTGTGGACCAGTAGGACCTGCTGCACCTCTTTCACCTTGGATACCTTGTTCACCAGTATCACCTTTGTCTCCCTTTTCACCCTTTAGGGTTGCAAGGAAATCTTCTTCAGTACCAACATTGCCGAGGTCAAGCCATGTTTGATATGCGGACTTACCTGCCGCACCGTCTTTTCCGTCTACACCAGGAGTACCTGCAGGACCTTGTGGACCTGTTTCACCTGGGTCACCCTTTTCGCCCTTTGGACCACGAGGACCTTGAGGACCAATGCCTCCGCCTCCGCCGCCACTTGAACCAAATGGGTCAAAGAAACCAGTTGTAGCCATTCATATCCCCTCCTTATACAATATAATAAATGTTGCCAAAAAATGCTGAGTCAAACACAAGACTGTAAACCTGACAGTATTGCTGACCGTTATAAGGTGTTACGAAATGTCCTGTTGAGGGGATAGCCATTTTCTGTGCCTGATTGTTGAGTGTAAACTCTGTGCCCGCTGTTCCTTCAAAACCAACAAATTTCAAAGGAGCCTTGATTTTCAAGCCGCTATCCTTATAGAGTTCATTTCTAATAAGAGTAACGACATTTTCTCCAGCTTCTGCGCCGCCGGAATACATACGATAATCCATTCAAATCGCCTCCTTGGGAACTTATACTTCAGTTCCGATTGTATTTAATATCTCCTTTACTCTACTCATGTCCTCAGAAGATTCCACTTCAATATTAATGGTCTCTCCCTACATAAAGCGTCCTGATAAAATTCCAATTCTGGATTTACCATTAACTCTACGCTCATTATCTCTATAGAAAGAAATGGTAGACTTCATATCTGCTACTACATCAACAAAGTTCATAGCATTTCTTTCAAGTAAGTTTTCCTTTAAGTAATATCTCGTTTTCATCATTGTCATCTCCTATTATTATTATAGCATTTCTCTTCTGCTAAGTCAAGCAGTTTTATCAATTCTGCTAAAATCTTGACTTTTCTAACTTTCTATGATATAATTAAAGTATCAAAAGAAAAGGAGTGTGATGCACATGACCAAGAACGATATGCTCGCATTGCGAGTAATAAATCATTTTAATCTCGATGGTCCTGTCATTGAAGACAAGGATAGAGATGCCGACCTTTTAATTACAAAAGCTATGGGTCGATTTTGCTCTAAATATTCAAAAGAATTAAAGAGCAATTATACATTTATAATTAAATATGATAATGACATTTATTCTGCATTATCATATATTATTGTTGCTAATTGCGGTGGCATTGTAAAGAGAAATCTTGACATACGCCTCATGGGAACTCCCAAAACCTCAGAAGAGAAACAATTTTTTAACAGAGTAAAAACCATTACATACCATAAGGCTAAGAAAGCTAAGAAAGCCATCCTAATTACAGGTTTTCATCCTATTTGTAATGTAATTAACCTTGCTCAACTCTCTAAGGAATTTATTGAAATTGCAAATCCACTCGAAAGATTTGTGCCTGATACATTCAGAGTGACTCAAAGTTATTGGCTTCAAGTCGCATTTGCTGAATCGCTTGATAAGAGAGTTAAGTTAAGCGACTGGTTTACAATTGATGAATGGAATAAGTTCTTTTCATTACCATTATCAGTAGATAATTTACCACAAGTGTTACCAAATATTGATTATGATGTCCCAGTTTGTGTCTTTAGCTTTGACGCAAGACATCTTAACAAAGAGTTCTTCGGCGAAGAAGATGCAAAGTATTTTGATTTTATTCTTGAATCTTCAAAAGAAGGTAATCTTCATCTTTATGATGTAAGCGGCTTATCAGAAGAGAATATTGAATTTTTAAAATGTAATCTTTCTCCTTACATTGATTATAGAAATCAACCAATGAGACTTAATTTCTATACACCATCCACCGATGAAAAAGGACAATTTAATTATTTCTATCCCGATGATTACCACTGGGATACAGATGAGGAGGAAGAAAACAATGAGTAAAATTTTTATTGTAAACGGCAGAGGCACCGCCGGAAAGACAACATTTGAAACTATGGTGCAGAATATTGCGAAAGAAAAGGGTAAAACAGTTGCTATTGAATCAACTATTGATTGGGTTAAACAGTATGCGAAGAAAGCTGGATGGGATGGTTCAAAAACTCCAGAGAGCAGAAGATTCTTAAGCGACCTCAAAGATGCGTTAACTCGTTGGAATGATGTGCCTTACAAGAAAATGCAAGAGAGATTGGAATGGCACAAAATCAACGGAACAAATGCTGTATTTATTGACTGTCGAGAGCCGGCAGAGATTCAGCGTTTTGTTGACGACTACCAGGCGACAACTATCCTTGTTCAGCGTGGGGACGTTGAGGTTGTAATTTTTGGAAACCACGCTGATGATAATGTTAGCAATTATCAATACGATATTATTATCGACAATAGCCGCGGCCTCGCTGAACTCGAAGAGGAAGCACGAATCTTTGTTGAAACTTTTATTGCGGAGGAATGAGATATGAGAGTAATTAAACACGGTACGGGAACTGCTTTTGCAACTATAAAGTGTCCTAAGTGTTGTTGTGAATTTGAATACAACACTAAAACAGATGTAAAGCGTGAGAGCAACAGAATTGGATATAATTTGTGGAAGGAATCAATTATCGTCACATGTCCAGATTGTGACACACGAATCGTTACTTATGAGCATTACAGTGAGTGGTAATCAGTTAAAGTCTTTACTTTTATAAAATTTTATGATATACTATATATAGATTAAATGAAATGGAGGAAACAATAAATGATTGAGTATATAAAAAGACTTTATATGAGATGGCTAAAATAGCATAATTTTGGTAAATATTGGAAAATACATTGCGATGATATGTATTGCAAAAGATGCCAGTATAAAGCAAAGAACGGATGTCATATTGATTACATAACAGGAAAATGTGTTAATGAATAAAAAACTTGACTTTTATAAAATTTTATGATATACTATATATAGATTAAATGAAACGGAGGAAATAATATGGAATATATTATTGATGGATTTGATTTTTGGAATATGGATGCAATGAATTACTACTCTTTTACATCTGCATTCAAAGGCGACAAGCAGGCTAAGGCAAGAGAACTCTGTCTTTCTAACAACTATATGGGTAGCAGAAAGATGGACGGTGCTTGGAATCTTCTTATTAAAGATATGGAAGGTAACTATCACCTTAGAAGTCGTAAGGCTGGTGTAAATGGCGGATTTGTTGATAAGGCAGAGTGGATTCCTCATATCTGCAAGGAACTTGATGACGTTCCAAATGGTACTGTATTTGTAGGTGAAATTTATTTCCCTAATAACGAAGGTAGCAGAAAGATTACTTCTGTTCTCAACTGTCTTAAAGACAAGTGCATCGACAGACAGAAGAAGGGCGAATGGCTTCATTATTACATTTTTGATGTAGTTGCCTACGGAGGTAAATCACTTATCAACACTGGCTTTGAAGAGCGTATCAATCACTATCTTAACTATGAGCTGCTTGATGTTCTTAAAGACCTTGAGCATATTGACATTGCACAGTACTACGAAGGAACAGAACTCTGGGATAAGCTCGCAGAGACTCTTGCCGCAGGCGGAGAAGGTATTGTTATCACAAGAAAGGATTGCAAGTATCTTTGTGGTAAGCGTACTGCTTGGATGACTCTTAAGATGAAGAAGGAACTCGGAGATACTGTTGACGCTTTTCTTGATGGCGATTACAAACTTGCAAACAGACTTTATACGGGTAAGAAAATCGAAACATGGCCTTACTGGGAGAACACAAAGACTGGACAGAAGTACAATACTTGTCAGTTCGCTGACTACACAAACGGAGTACCAGTTGAACCTGTTAAAGAACCTTACTTCTTCGGCTGGGCAAGTTCTATTTCCCTTTCTGTTATGAAAGATGGAAAGCCTTACTGTATTGGTTGGATTTCTAATGTACCTAACGAAGTTAAGGAAGGTATCATTAAGAATCCTGAGAAGTGGGTTAACAGAGTTGTTGAACTCAATGCTATGGAGCTTGAGCATATTGATGGTCACTACAGTTTCCGTCACTGTAGGATTGAGAACTGGAGAAGTGACAAGGCTCCAGAAGACTGCTCTTTCGACCAAATCACTAAGTAATTCATTAGATAAAAATAGCACAATTTTCACATTATTATAGTAGAGGTAGAATTGTTTTTCTACCTCATTTTTTTATAGTGAGGTGAAAAGAATGAATTACTATGATTACCCATATCCAGAGTATGATGGCCCAGTACCTACTCCACCCATGTGTGAACAGCCACATACAGAGATTAAGGTAACTCCGGCATTGGGTCCAGTTCCAGCTCCTCCGCATACACAGGAACCAATATTCCCTAAAATGCCGATGCCACATCACCCATAGAGACCGATTCTTGAACCATTGCCTCCACATCTTCCTCCGGAGCATACGCAGGTACAACCTCGCTGTTTCACCTGCAAACACTTCGAAATGTGCGGATACAAGAAAGATTACTTGAAGACCATCAAGTTAATCCAGAATTGTCTTGGCGCTCCACAACAGGACTACGAGTTGACAGATAAGTATATTATCATTCCAGACTTCGTAGGTTTTCCTTTGGTAAATCAAGATAAGTATTTTCCACATCATGCCAAGTTTAATAACGAAGACCATCGTGGTCATTTGTTCCTTGCCAAATTTAATGGTATTAACTATGTTAATGTCGTTTATATGGTAAAGAAGAATTATATTCTTATTCAACTTGTCTATAATAAGGATACTGAACTTTATGACCTAAAACGTTGTGCCGAAGCCTTCTATGGTGTTGAGTATGAATTGAACGAGAAAACTCTTGAAGAGATGCAACTCGGTCTTATTGAATGGAGAGAGCTAATTGTTAACGCTCAAATGCCGCCTCCACCACCACGAAGAGATATTATCAATACAACTCATTTCTCTTCAATGCTTAATTGTGATATGTACGAATGGAATAAAACTTCTTATGAAGATGCTGTAAAGGCTATGGTTAAGAAGTATCCATATGGTATTCCAATTGATGATTGTGGAAGGGCATTATATCATATCGCTACTTATCATATTGAAAAGGGCGAGGTGCCATATGCACCACTATTCTTTGGCGAAAAAGATAAGTGCATTAAACCTTATATCCCTCCACAGCCGATGAGAAAGACATTGCCGCCAAAGAGAAGAGGCGATATGTAATGTCGAAAGGAGAAGAAAAGGTGGAAAAACTTCTCCGAGCTGGTCACATTTACTTCAAACGAGAGGTAAGCTTTCCTGACCTCAAAAGTCTTCGTGGCAATCTGTTACGATTCGATTTTGCTATTTATAAAAATGGGAAGTTGGTTTGTTTAATTGAATACGATGGAGAGCAACATTTCCATCGTGTTCCCCATTTCCAAAAAACAATAATGGAATTTAAGCAGACACAAGAATGGGACAGAAGAAAGAATGCCTACTGTTTAAGAAAAGGCATCCCTCTTATCCGCATCCCTTATTGGGATTATGATAATCTTACTTTATAGAAAATCCTAACTGAGCCTAAGTATCGTGTCACTAATAAGTTCCATACAGACCTACTCAAAAGGGGGTGAACTAATGAGTGAAGCATTAATCGCTGCTGTTTTTGCTGGTGTCGGTGGTTTAATAGGTGTTTTAGGTAAGGTTATTGTTGATGTTATTAAAGCGAAAAAAGAGCCGGATGAGAGTGATTTAAGATTGAAAGAAGAGGTAGACCAGTAGAAAGAGGAGTTCAAAAATTCGTTAATATCTTTGGTTGAAAAAGTTGATAAAGGCTTTGAAAAAGTCAATGCTGACAATCAAGGACTTAATGATATGTTAGTTAAAACACAAAAGAACCAAGAAGTTTCAATACGACATTCTATTACAGAAGTATATTATAAGTATTGTAGGGAAAAGAAATTCCCTCATAATGTAAAGCAAGACATTTGTTTCTTGTTTGCCGCTTACGAGGAGCTTGGCGGTAACTCATATGTGCATGAATTGTATGATGAAATGATGACTTGGGAAGCTGAATAACAATTGAGGGGCAGAGCAATCTGCCCTTTAATTATTTGACTTTTTATTTTTATTGTGATATAATATAATTACATTAAAGATAAGGAGGAATTTCTATGGGAAATTATACAAACTTTGAATACTACACAGATGGTGCCGCAACCATGAAGAAGATTGATGGTGAGTATGTGCGTGTTGCAGGCGGCTGGGGTTATATCAAGTTGGTTGATGGCGAGCAGGTTGAATCAAGAAATGGTGGCTCTCCAGAGACTACAAATAACGCTATGGAACTTTATGCAATATACGCCGCCGTCCGTAATTTCGTTGAATCCACAAAAGACAAAGAAGGACTCTGCACTATTTACACCGACTCTGCTTATGCACTTAACATTTACACACAGTGGGCTGCTGGTTGGGAGCGTAACGGCTGGACAAGAGGAAAGAAACACGAGAAGATTGAGAACCTTGAAATTATCAAAGAGACTTGGAATATGCTCAAGAATATCAAGAACTCTTTCTCTGTTCTCGAATTTGTTAAGGTAAAGGGTCACTCTGGCAACAAGTACAATGAGATGGTAGACCAGCTTGCAGTTTGGGGTAAAGAGACTGCAAACGAAACAAAAGAAACAAGTTTATATTAAAACAAAAAATCAGATGATTTTCATAAAATGACGCAAAAACGTTAGAGGAAAACCATCTGATTTTTACTTTATCTATACAAAATCTTGACTTTAATTATACTTCGTGGTATAATTATATTATAGAAAATAAAAAGGAGTTGAAGGATTATGGTTAAACTTTATACCACTCACTGTCCTAAGTGTGAAGTTTTGAAAAAGAAACTTGACGCCGCAGGAATTGAGTATGAATTATGCGACGACAATCAAGAGATTATGGAGTTCTGTACTGCATGGGGATACACAACTGTTCCGATTCTTGTAACAGACCATGGCGCTTTTGAATTTGCCGATGCAATTAAATGGGTAGGTGAACAAAATGCTAATTAACATCAAATGCGGAAAGAACTTTACCACTCGATACAACCAAATGCAGAATGAGTATGGTACTGAGCTTGCCAAGTTAAACGGTTTTGCAGATGAGCAACTTAATCATCTTGAATTTTTGGATAATTTCGTTGATACCAAGGTTGTTGCTGATGCAAGTATTGACCCAAACAGTAATGTTGGTCGTAGCGATATTGTAACTTTACTTACAGAAATGCCTAAGCCACACAGAAAACTTATTGCTTTCAATAAGATTTATCAGGAATTTCAGGAGGCTTATGGATTTTCCGCTGCCAACGACTGGTTAAGACGTGAATGGGTAGGAGAGCTGTATCTTCACGACGCAGACACATCAACATTCAAATCATACTGTTTCGCTTATGATTTAAAGGACGTTGCAGAAAGAGGTCTATACTTCCTCGGTGATTCTTTCAATGCTAAGCCACCAAAACACGCTGAGACTTTTGTTGATTTTGTAAAGGAGTATATCAATTTTGCAAGTAACAGAACTTCTGGTGCTGTTGGATTACCAAATCTTATTCCTTATTTATATTACTTCTGTAAGAAGGATATTGAGAATAAGTATCTCGGTATGACAGATTTTGAAACTCTTTCAAGACAGCAGGTTCAGAGATTCATATATGCGGTAAATCAGCCTTGCGTTCGTGATGGACAGCAGTCTGCATTTACAAATACTTCTGTATTTGACCGTGAATATCTTATGGCGTTATTCGGCGGAGCAGAGTTCCCTAATGGTGAATTTATGGTTGACCATATTGAAGGAATTGTTGCTTTCCAGAAACTCTATATGGAAGAAATGGCAGAGGTAAGAAAGGAAAATATGTTTACTTTCCCTGTTTCTACCATTTCCCTTGTTCGTAAGGATGGTAAGTTCCTTGATGAAGAGTTTGCTGAATGGGCAATCAGACACAATATGATTTGGTCTGACAGTAATATGTTTATTGACGATAATGTATCAAGCCTTTCCAATTGTTGCCGCCTTAAGAGTGATATTCGTGACCTCGGATATTTCAATTCTATTGGTGGTACTGCACTCAAGGTTGGTTCTGTAAAGGTTAATACAATTAATCTTGCAAGACTTGCCCTTGATACAAATACAAAGGATGAGTATATCAAAGAGCTGGAAGAAAGAACTCTTTGTGCTATTCGTGCTCTCCATGTTGTTCGTCATATCATCAAGAGAAATGTTGAGAAAGGACTTCTTCCAAACTTCTCTTATGGACTTATTGACTTTGAGCATCTTTATAACACAGTTGGATTTATCGGCATTTATGAGACAATGAAGAAATTCGGTTGTACATATCAGGATAAGCTCGGCAATACATTCTACACACAGGAGGCTGCCGAGTTTGGTGAAAGAATCTTCAAGACAATTCGTGAAGTGGCAGATAAGTTTATCGAAGAGAACGAATGCGATTATAAGATAAACACAGAGCAGATTCCTGGCGAAAATGCTGCCGCAAAACTTATGAGGAAAGACAGATTCTTCTATCCTACAGCTAAGATTTACGACCTTCCTCTTTATGGTAATCAGTTTATGCCACTTGGTATTCAGGCTACACTTGAAGAGAGAGTAAGAGTTCAGGCTATGTTTGATGGATTCTGTAACGGCGGTTCAATTCTTCATGCGAACATTGATGCTCCATTTGACTCTTATGAGAAGGCTCGTTCAATGACAGAATATGTAGCTGATAAGGGCGTAACATATTTTGCATTTAATACAAAGATTCAGTGTTGTGAGGATAACCATGCATTCTATGGTACAACTTGTCCTCATTGCGGTAAGCCAATGTCTGGTGAGTATACTCGTGTTGTTGGATTTATGACAAAGATTACAACTTGGTCTAAGCCAAGAAAAGCAGAATACAGTATGAGACGTTGGGCAAGCATTAACAAATTGGAGAGTAAATGAAAGTAAAAGACATAAACTTTTTGGATTTGGTAAACTATAAGACTCCGTGTGTATTTATCGGTACACATACTTGTAGTTTCAAATGTGATAAAGAGTGTGGTAGAGCGGTGTGTCAAAATTCACCGCTCGCCGCCTCACCTACTATTGATTTTGATAATAAAAATATATTGCAAACAGTAGCCGACAATCCAGTAATAAAAGCAATTGTTATTGGAGGTCTTGAACCTTTTGATGATTTCTATGATTTGATGAAGTTCGTTCAAGATTCAAAAGCGTGGCAACTTAAAAATGTTGATTTAGTTATCTATACTGGATATAATGAGTCAGAGATTGACCGTTGCAAGTATAGAGAGCTGTATATTCATGGTCATAGTTTTGCCAATATTATTATCAAATTTGGTAGATTTATCCCAGATAATGAAGGAAGATATGATGATTTACTTGGTATAAGATTAGCTTCGGATAATCAATATGCTAAAAATATTGAAGAGGTGCTTGGAATTGAAGTTTACAGTTAGTAAAGAAGATATTGTTCTTGTTGGAGAAATCAAGGATAAACTTGCAAAGAATAAAAAACTATATGGAGAAAGGTATTGTCCTTGTGTTCCTTGTGGTTTCTATTCAGCAGAAAATCACGAAGATTTTATTTGTCCTTGCAAGGCGTTTCGTGAAGAGGTGCAAGTGGGAGAGACTTGTCATTGCGGCCTCTATGTAAAGGAGGAAATGTAATGGGTGCTTCAAAATGTAATTTTTGTATTTGCAAGACCTGTGCCCTTGCTCAGTCAAATGGTGGAGCGGAAGGTTGCGGAAATTGCGAACTTTGCCTTGGTACGCCAAATCAGCGACAAGTAAATTGTTGCAATGAATACTATAATCCTATGCCGCCATATAAAAAGGCGATTCAAAATGCTATTGATGAGCTAAGTCGAGAGGAAGATGATATGCTTTCTGGTGGATTTGGCGATTAAAAGGAAGAAAGTCAGGATTAATTTCTTGACTTTCTTTTTATTTTGTGTTATACTAATTATAGAAAATCAAGAAAAGGAGTGATACGATGGGCAACTACGGTATTGAAAATATCGAACATTTGGAAACACGAGAAGCTATGCGTACTCGTATCCAGATGTATCTCGGCTCTGATGATACCGAGGGTATCTATCAAGCTTTGAAAGAAATCATCAATAACTCCACTGACGAGGCTCTTGCTGGTTATGGTAATAAGATTGAGATTACCGTAGAAGATAATACTACTGTCACGGTAAGAGACTATGGACGTGGTGTTCCATTCGGCGTAAAGGATGGAAAGAACATTCTTGTAGCCATTTATACTGAAAGCCATACTGGTGGTAAGTTTGATAAAAATGCTTATAAGAACAGTTCTGGTCTTAATGGTATTGGTGGTACAGCCGTATGTATGTCTTCTGTTTCTTTTGTTGTTGAAAGTTACAGAGATGGTACAATGGCTCGTGCTGAATTTTGGCAGGGTAATTTGAAAAGCTACAATGAATCAAAGACAAAGGAGCCAAACGGTACTAAAATTGTCTTCAGACCTGATGAAGAGGTTTTTGTCAATGCAGAGAAGTGTTTCTCTTATGACAGAATCTGTTCAGAGATTAAGAATATTTCTTATCTTAACAAGGGTATTAAATTTGTTGTGAGCGAAAAGGGCGGACAGTCTAAAGAATTTTATTCTGAAAATGGTATTGCAGACTTCATTGAAGACAATATCAAAAGACCTCTTATGAAGGCTCCAATTATTATTTCTAAAACAGATGGTGTTGATGAAATTGAAGTTGCTTTTATGTGGACTGGTGACCCTGGTCAGTCTTATGTATTTGTTAATGGTTTATTCTGTCCAGAGGGCGGTACACCAGTAACAGGTGCGAAGACAACTATTACCACTTCAATTAAGCGTTTGTCTGGTAAGGACTTTGACCCAGAGCTTATCCGTAAGGGATTAGTATATGCAATTAACTGTAAGGTTGCAAATCCTTCTTTTGCAAACCAGACAAAATCAAAGATTAACAACCCAAATTTAAGAACACTTGCATCTGCCGCATTTAAGGAAGGTCTTGAGGAATTTGCTAATTCACCAGACTTTACTCCAATCATTGAAATGATGAACAAGTTCGCCGCTGCAGAGAAGGCTGCTGATAAAGCAAGAGAGGCTGCTCTTAATAGAACAAAGAAGATGAATGACCTAAGAAAGCAGAAAGTTGCTTTCATCGACAAGTTAAAAGACGCAGATGTATTGGGTGAAAACTCTGTTCTTTGTATCGTAGAGGGTGATTCTGCGGGTGAATCAATTATCATTGGTCGTGACTATAAGAAGTATGGAGTATTGAAACTTAGAGGTAAGATGAAGAACGGTCTTAAGGAAAAGGACGATGAAGAGTATTTTGCTAATAAGGAGATTGAACTTCTTATCTATGCTCTCGGAATTGACCCTGACCATTATGACCCAAAGAAACTTCGTTATGGTAGTATTGCTATTTGTGTCGACGCCGATGATGACGGTGGACATATTGCTTTACTTATTATGGCAAATCTCCATAGAATCTGTCCTCAATTCTTAAGAGAGAATAGACTATATTGGTTACGTTGTCCTCTTCATATTGCATATGATAAGGATATGACTCCATTATCATGGTACTACACTGATGAGGAACTTATCGCCGCCAAAGCTAAGGGTTCAATTAAGGGACACCTTGAGAGAATCAAAGGTCTTGGTCAGTTGGAGAATATTGATATTGCTACAACTATGTTCTCTACAACTGGTGGTCAGAGACTTGACCAGATTGTGTACTCAGAAGAGGGTATCGAACAGTTATGTCATCTTATGGGTGATGAAGTTCAGTATAGAAAAGAATTTATTATGAATAATATTGACTTTTCTAAATATGGTGGAGTTTCCTAATTATTTGACTTTTAAGGAAAATCGTGATATAATTATATTATAGAAAGGAGAGATGTTATGGAATACAATTTAAAAGATATTGTTGACGACAGTTTCTCTATTTATGCGGGCATGACTATTCAAAAGCGTGCCCTCATAGATGCACGTGACTGTTTAAAGCCTGCGGCAAGAATGTGTATGTATGCACAGAAACTTGAAGGACTTGTACATTCAAAGCCATTTGAGAAATCAGTTGTATCCACTGGTGAATCCATGAAGAAATTCTATGACCACGGTGATGCGGCTTGTTATGACCTTTTAACTCAACTATCAAGATGTTATAATATGCGTTATCCACTTGTAGAGTTTAAGGGTCAGTATGGTACTATTTCCTCTGGTAAGCAGGCTCACGCAAGATATACACATATGAGACTTGGAGTTCTCGGCGAAGCATTGTACGAAGGAATTAAAAAGGATTGTATTGATGTTTGGTTTGAAGGACATTCACCAAACGTACCACATCCAAGTGTATTACCATCTTTGGGCTATTACAATATTTGTAATGGTACAATGGGTATTGCAACTGGTATGGCAAGTTCAATTCCTCAGTTTAATTTAAGAGAAGTTAATAATGCTCTCATTAAGCTGTTGAACAATCCTGATGTAGATTTTGAAGAAATCTATTGTCCTCCTGACTTTGCGACTAAGACCACAGTTCTTAATGCCGACGCTGTAAAGCAAGCTATGCTTACTGGTAAGGGTGGCGTAAGAATGAGGGCACAGGTTACATATGATGCTGAGGATAATTCTCTTACTTTTACAGACTCACCATATGGTGTTTATATTGACTCCATTACTGAGCAAATTGTAAAGAAGATGAATGATGGTATCATTGTGGGTATTGCTCAGAATGGTATTAAAGATTTCTCTACAATGGAATGTAACCTTAAGATTGTTCTTGAAAAAGGTGTAAATCCATCTAAGATGGTAAAGACTCTTTATAAGGAAACAAGCCTTGATTATGTATACCCTATTAACTTCACAATGCTTGATATGGGTACAAGACCAAAGGTATTCACTTGGAAAGAGGCATTGCAGGCACATCTTGACCATGAAGTTGTAGTCAGAACAAAAATTCACAAGTATGAAATCCGTAAGATTGATGAGCGTATCAACATTGTTGAGGGTATCATTAAAGCTCTTGCAGACGTAGATAATGTTATTGCAATTATCAGAGGTTCAGAAACAACTGCATTAGCTAAGACAAAACTTATGGAAAAGTATGGCTTCAACGAAGAGCAGGTTAAGGCTATTCTTGATATTAAACTTGCTAAGTTGGCACACCTTGAAATCGAGGCTTTCCACGGAGAGTTAAAGAAACTTCAAGCTGATAGAAAGACTCATACTGATATTCTTGAAAATAGAGAACTTCTCAACAAAGAGATTGAAGAAGGATTACGTTCTGTTGCCGCAAAATATGGTGATGAGCGTAGAACAACTATGTTGAACTTTGATTTCTCTGGTGAGGAAGAGAAGGCTGAACCTATTGAGAGAAAGGAACTTATTGTTCACTACACAAATCTCGGCAATATTTATACACAGGAGTCTTCTACACTTATGAAGACAAAGCGTGGCGGCAAGGGTACTTCACTTAAGTTGAAAGATACTGAGGTAATTACTCATACATTTGCCAATGATAACTTTGGTTCTTTGCTTGTATTTACAAACAAGGGATTGATGTATAGTATTGCAATGGACGACCTCCCTATCAATGCAAAGGTCAATATAAATCAATTGTTTGAGTTTGAAGTCGGTGAGCATACAACTACTCTCACTTCTTTATACAAGAAGGATGACTTTGACTACTTTGTATTTGTCACAAAGAATGGTATGGTAAAGAAGACTGCCGCATCAGAGTATGAAAAGAAGAGAGGTAAGTCTCTTAAGGCTATCAACCTTAAAGATGATGACGAAGTAATTTCCGTTCATTTTATCAAAAATGAAAAAGTCGGAATCTTGACTTCCAACGGAAATTTTGTTATAATAAATACAGAAGATATAAATGCGATAGGTCGAGTTTCTATGGGTGTTAAGGGTATTAAGTTATCCGAAGGCGACTCTGTAATTGATTCTCGCATTGTTAAGGGTAATAATCTTATTACTATTTCCGCCGCTGGTCTTATAAAGAAAGCCTCTATGAGTGACTTCCCTGTAAGCAACCGTGGTATCAAGGGCAAGAAGATTTCTGGTACTCGTGGGAACGATGAGATAGTTAAATTCTTGACTTTAGATAAAGATTGTGATATAATTATTATATCAAATAAAGGAACAATAAGATTTGATACCGCTGGACTCAGAACTCTTTCAAGAGATGCAACTGGCGTTATGGCTATGAAGTTGCCTGAGGGTATAAGAGTTGTAGATTTGGTGAAAGCCTGAAAGTCAAAAACTTGACTTTCACCAACATCTATGATATAATAAATATAGAAAGTGAGGGGATACCAATGACACTTGAACAGAAACAAGAAATCATTGTTAAGAATAAAGACCCTGTCATGGCTGCGTTACAAGCTGTGCTTGATACTTATTACAATTATCTTGCACCAGTAACTAATAATAAGAACAATGTTATGACATCTTTATTCAAAGACCAAAAAGCAGAAAAATTTGCGGCAGGACTTAAAACCGATTCTGAAAAATATGAAAAGGTTTTAGCAAAGGTTAAGGGTGATGAACCCCTTACTATAAAAGATATTGCATATATCGGCTCCGCTATCAGCTTTTGCTTAATCAGAGCGAAAAAGCAGATTGAATCACTTATGAAAGCAAATGAAATGCTAAGTGAGTTGGAAGAGATATTGCAATCCAAACTTGATTCATAATCCTTGAAAGTTAAAAACTTGACTTTCTTAACAGGATATGATATAATAAATATGTTAAAAGAATAGCACGCCAAGCTATCTTTTATAAAACTAATTTAATTAAAGGAGTGATGTAAAATGGCAACAGCAAAGAAGGGTACTATGACAGCAAATTCAAGAAAGGTTTTCGATTATCTCAAGGGTAATGGCGTAGGCGTTAAGTTTACAACTAAGGAAGTTCAGACAGCTCTCGGTTTCGAGCATTCTGGTTCTGTTACAGGTTCTGTTACTGGTCTTGTAAACAAGGGTTACGCAGTTCGTGAGAAGGAAATCCGTGAGGTTGACGGCAAGGAGAAGGAAGTTTCCGTATTCTACCTCACAGAAGCTGGTGCAGCATTTGACCCAGATGCAGCAGCTGCAGAGATTGCTGAGTAATTTATCTTTCACGGCGGACGGAACAATTAAGTTCCAAAAGGAATCCGGGGACATTAAGTCCCCGTTGATTTCCTGATTTACTTTATTTTAATTTATCGGAGGAAAATGTTATGTTGAATATTAAAGAGAGAGAAAGTACAAACGTTGTTGAGATTGCAGGTATCCTTAAGGACCTCGATATTGAGGAAAAGTAGACCGCTGACGGCAGAGGATACGTTTCTTGTAAGGCTACAGTAAAGGTAGACCAGGAAATCAACGGTAAGGCTGTTGAGTGTGAGATTCCAGTAAGAATGTTCTCCATGGCTCTTAAGAAGGACGGCGGTGCCAACAAGATTTATCAGAGCATCGTAAAGTACAAGGACCAGTTTACTTCTCTTGCGGCTTGCCCAGAGAATCAGCCAGAGCTTGCATCTAAGGTTGTTATCAATGCTGGTCATCTTGAAGAGAACATTTGGATTGACCCTAACTCTGGTGAAGAGAGAAGTACATTCCAGATTTCTACAAACTTCATGAACGCTCCTCGTAACACAAGCGATTTCACTGAGGGTGCTACATTCGAGCTTTCTGGTATTATTCTTACTAAGACTAATGAAGTTGACGGCAACGGTGATGACACTGGTAGACTTAAGGTTAAGTTCGGTGTTGTAAGATACGGCGGCAGACTTGATGTTATTGACCTCATTGCTGAGTCTGCAAATGCAGTAAACTTCATTGAGCAGAACTGGTCTGAAGGTGATACAGTTAACCTTAACGGCGCAATCAGCATCAACCAGTCTACTAAGACTTGGACAGAAGAGCAGGGCTTCGGTGAGCCAATCGTAAGAACCAAGACAGTTTCTCGTAAGGAGCTTATCATTCTTGGTGGTTCTGCTTCTGGTCTTGAGGAAGATTACTCTTACGACAATGATGCTGTTAAGCAGGCACTCGATGAGCGTAAGGTAAGAATTGAAGAGGCAAAGCAGAAGGCTAATGTAAAGGGCAAGACACAGGCTCCTAATCAGAACGGATTCGGTTTCTAATAACCGAATCTGTTTCGGAAATGCTTTGGAGGTGAATGTAAATGGCTCTTGATTTATTAACACTCGAACCACAGATAATTAGTAGAAACTTAAGAGGTAAGTTCTCTATGTTCTATGGATTGCCTGGCATTGGTAAAACAAGTCTTGGTGCTCTCTTCCCAAGTCCTCTTATTATGGGATTTGAGATGGGTACCAATGCTTTGAATAATATTCACGTTGCTCCTGTAAAGGGTTGGCAAGATTGGAAGTCCTTTGTAAGTCAGCTTACTAAGAAACAGGACTTGAAAAACAAGTTTGAAACTATCGTAATTGATACTGCCGATTCCGCTTGGGACTTGTGTGTTAAGTGGGTTTGTGCTCAGAACAGCGTTGAAAATCTTGGTGATATTCCATGGGGCCGTGGTTATGATATTGCTAAAAAGGAATATCAGAACGGCTTTAGAGAATTAACCTTCGCCGGCTACAGCGTAATCTTTATTTCTCACTCTGTTGAGAAAACACTTAAAGATGAAACTGGACAGGAATACGTGCAGGTTGCACCAGCGTTACCCGCAAGACCTTATGACATCGTCAATAAGATGGTTGACCTTATTGGTTATATCAGAGAAGTTGAAGACCCAGAGGCTGAAGACCATCATCTTGAAAGATATATTTTCTTCCGTGGCGATAGGCGTTTCTTCGCCAAGTCCAGATTTAAGTATATCAAGCCTTATGTAAAGTTCAGCTATGAAAATATTGTTGATGCAATTTACGAGGCTATTGACGAAGAAATTAAGCACTCTGGCGGCGACGCAATCACAACCGCTTCAGAAGCTGAGAATCCATATTTGGTTCAGACTTTTGATGACCTTATGGAAGAGGCTCGCTCTTTATGGGGTTCGGTTGTACAAAAAGAGAAAGCAGAAAATGCTACGAAAATCCTTGCGGAAGTATTTGGAAAACCCACAAGGTTCTCTGAAATTCTCCCAGAGCAAATTGATGAACTCAAGGTTGCTATGGATAGAATTAAGGAAATACTTTAACATCTGCGGGGAAGACTTGTTCTTCCCCGTTTTTTGTTTTTATGAGAGAGGTTGAACATGGAAGATAAAAATGTAAAGATTCTTGACACAAATGTATTATTGGATTATCCTCAGATTGTAACTAAAGATGATGAGTATTGGATTATTCCTATTTGTGTTCTTGAAGAGATTGATGGATTAAAGAGACATAATAATCCAGAAACAGCACATAAGGCAAGAAAGGCGGCAGTCTATATTTCTAAGAATATGGACAATATTGAGTTTTATCAGAAGATTAGTGTACTTGATGAATATACTCACAAATCAATTGATTCAAAGCTAATGGATATTGCAAGTGAGCGTAATGGCGTGCTTGTAACAAATGATATTGCCTTAAAAGTATTTTGTATCCAGAGCGGCATTAAGACAGAGGGATACAGCTGGGATGAAGATTATGTAGGTGCGGTTACTCTTGATGTTGAAAATATGAGTATTGATACTTATAATGATATTCTCAGCAAACTTATCAATGAGGGTATTCTTATTGAAGATGCAATTCCTGACTATGAATTTAGTGAGAATGAATATCTCATTATTCCGCCGCCAAACAATGACGCTTCTCTTGGTGATTATTCTGTATACAGATATAATAAGTGCCGATTCCATTATGTCAGGGGCAAAGAAATTAAGAACAATTGGACTGGCTCTATCTATCCAAGAAACCCAGAACAGATTTGTCTTGTAGATGCATTAGTATCTAATATTCCAATTATCTATGCCGGCGGTAAATACGGTACTGGTAAAACCTTTTTAACACATAATTATGCAATAAGAGAGCTGGAGGCAGACAGAATTAAGAAGATTGTTTATATTCCAAACAATGCTTATACTCAGAACACTATGGACCTCGGTGCTTTGCCGGGCGACCTTATGGAAAAGATTATGCCTTCTATTGGTCCACTTATTGACCTGGTTGGTATTGACCAGATTCAGAGATGGATATCTGAAGAGAAACTGGAAATTGTTCCTGTTGCTTATATCAGAGGACGTAGTTTTGATGACTGCATTCTGCTCGTCAGCGAGGCAGAGAACTTAACAGAAGAACACGCTAAGCTATTACTTGGCCGTTGTGGTGATAACACAAAGATTTATTTCGATGGCGATATTCACCAGGCGGATAGTGCTATCTTCAAAGATAGAAACGGTTTGAAACTATTGTTGAACCTACATGAAAGTGCCATCCATGCTCCATTATTTGCTACTATTCAGCTTCATATAATTGAACGTAGTATTGTTGCTTCTGCGGCAGACTATCTCGATAATATCTAAGAATGGGCGGCATTTTATGCCGCCTTGCTTTATAGTAAAAATATTGACTTTTATTGTAAAATGTGTTATAATTATTATAGAAATTAAGAGAAAAGGGTGATGAAATGGGAAGAAAAATTGAACAAGAGGTAATCGACAAGATTCCCGTTTTATATGAAGAGATTGGAAATAAAACTGCTGTTGCAAAACAGCTTGGAGTTAGTGTCGCTACCGTAAACAAATATCTTGCTATTTATCAGAGCGGACCGGCGGAAGTGGTTGCAAAGAAAAGAGTTAAGGTGGATGAAGAACTGATACAGAAAATGAATGAGATGTATCGTGAATGTAAGAATATGGCTCAGGTCGCTAAGGCGTTGGGTATATCACCTGTAACTGTTAAGAACCATTTGAGTGAGGAAAATCTAAAACTGAAAGAAAAACTCAACGACGATAGAGACGCTCTTTGGTATTACATCTTCCGTCTGTTTGGACCAGAGGATGATGGAGAACCAGTAAGTAAATGGAATGTAACACAGATGCAGAAATTCAATCGAATGGGGATGAATTATCGTGCCCAGCTATTGACATTGAAGTATTTTTACGAAGTCAAGAAAAATCCAATTAAGAAAGAATATAAGACAATAGGTATTATTCCTTATATTTATGAGGAAGCATCGGCGTATTATCAGTCACAGTTAAAGAGACAGAAAGAAATTGAACAAGCAATTGAACAGCAGTTGGAGCAGGATAGAATTGAGATTAAGTACAATCCTAATGATTATATCGGCACAAAGAAAAAGAAGAAGATGATAGACCTCAACTCTATCGTGGAGGATGAAGCATGATTAAGGTTGACCGTCATACTATTATCCAGATTCTTGGTGGCTTAATGAATAAGCCAGAGTTGCTAAATGATGTTGACAAGTATCGTTTGGAGATTTCAGATTTCTCCACATCACTTGATAAGTTTATATTTTCTGCGATTAACAATCTTTATAATATGGGCGATGGAGCCTCCATTATCAGAGCGGTTGATATTGTTAATTATTTAAGAGACAATGCTACTGCTAAGGTTTATCTCGAAAAGGAGAATGGAGAGGTATATTTACAAGATTGTGAAACGGCGAGTGAGCCAGCAAACTTCAATTATTATTATAATAAGATGAAGAAGATAAATTTTCTTCGTGATATTCAGTCAACTGGTCATAGTATTGATAAGTTTTACTGTGAGGATATTCTTAATCCAAGATATACAGAAATCAATGAGAAGTTTGAAAGAATGACTCTTGAAGATATTCTCAATGCATTAAGAGTTGAGGTTGATGCATATGAAAGTAAGTATATTCTTAATACAGTAATGGAAGAGAGCTGTGCCGTCGATGGCATTCAGGAGTTAATCACAGAATTGAAGGTTAAGCCAGAAGTTGGTTGTAAACTTCAAGGTGATATTGTTAATACAGTTTGTCGAGGAGGAAGAAAAGGAAAACTTTATCTTCGTTCCGCCGGCTCAGGTGTTGGTAAAACTCGTTCAATGGTTGGCGATGCGTGTTCTATTGCTTATCCAATTCGTTTCGATAGAAAGAAAGGCAGATGGATTTCTACTGGTAGTGCGGAAAAGGTTTTGTATGTAATGACAGAGCAAGACCCGGCAGAAATTCAGACAATGATTCTTGCATATCTCACTGGCTATAATGAAGAAATGTTCTTGTATGGAACATATGGTGATAAAGAAATGCCAAGAATCCAACAGGCTATTGATATTATGCAGAAGTATAAGGATAATATGTTATTCGCAAGAATCCCAGACCCTTGTGCTTCAGCGGTTAAGATTTTGTTCAGAAAATATAATAGCCAGCACGGTGTTGAAAACTTCTTTTATGATTATATTTTCTCTTCACCTGCTATGCTTAATGAGTATAGAGATTTGAAATTAAGAGAAGATGTTTGTTTAAGATTGTTTACAACAGCGTTAAAAAATCTTGCGGTAGAACTTAATGTATTTATTCTCACATCAACTCAGGTTAGTAATGATGATGATGAAAAGGGCGGATTCAGAGATTTCCGTAATGTACAAGGTTCTAAAGCGATTGTTAACCTTTGTGACTTTGCTTGTATTATGTCAAGACCAACAAAGGCTGAACTACAAGAGCTGCAAGGTTTTCAGAGTTCATTCTCATTCACGCCTAATCTTGTAACCGATATTTATAAGAATAGACGTGGTCGATGGAATATGATTCGTATATGGTCATGTAATGACTTGGGTTGTTGCCGCAGAGAAGATTTGTTTGTAACAACAGCCGATATGAAACCTATTAAAGATTTTCAAGTCGTTCAGTTTGACTCAATTCGTTTTCAGAATTTTGAGGACTTGTGTGAGCTGTATAATACAGGAGTTGTTTCAGATGAAATATATGAAGAGTTCTATCAAGTTTCTGATATAAAGCCAGAAGATTTGATTTCTGGTACATCTGTTGCAGAAGCCTTCCAAGATGTGGAAGATAACAAGAGACGTTTGAAAGAGAAGTCATTCGCAGATTTTCTTTAAGGAGTGGTTAAATGAGTGAGTTAAAAGACCTAATGAATAGTTTGTCTGATTCTGAGGTTATTGATATAATGACTCAGCTCGGTGCAGATAGGTATACAAGGAGCGGTAATTCAATTATCTTTCCAACTATCTGTCACAACCACGATGCGTCTGAGGCGAGTATGAAATTATATTATTACTCAAAGACAAAGACATTTCATTGTTATACCGATTGTGGCTGCACATTTAATATCATTGAAATGTTCAAGAAGAGATATGAGCTGTTAAATATTCAGTATGATTTCTATAAGGATATTGTTCTAAAGATTGGCGGCCGTGCCTCAAGACGACAGAAAGAAACCTTCTATGTTCCGTATGAAACTCTGTATGAGAAACATAACCATGATGTAGAAGTTAATATACCAATCCTCAACAAAGGTTTGCTTAATGCATATACATTCCATCCTACCGCAGAATGGTTAGCGGATGGAATTAGTGAAGAGGCTATGAAGATTTATAACATTCGTTATTCCATATTGGAGAATAAGATTATTATTCCTCACTATGATATGAATGGAAATCTTATTGGTATTCGTGGTAGAGCGTTAAATGATGAAGATATCGTATATGGAAAGTATATGCCAGTAAAAATAGAAGGTAAGTTATATAACCACCCTCTTGGCTATAATCTATATGGACTAAACTTTGTCAGAGAAAATATAAGGAAATATAAAACAGCAATTGTTGCAGAAGCAGAAAAGAGCTGTTTACAATATAGCACCATGTTTGGACAAGATAGAAACATTGTTGTTGCATCTTGTGGTAGTAGTTTCCATAAATATCAGTTGGATTTATTACTGGAATGTGGAGCAGAAAGAGTCCTGCTCGCTTTTGATAAAGAAGGTGAGACCTGGGCAGAGCAAGAAAAATATTTTTATAAGTTAAAATCTATCTGTGAGAAGTATAAAAACTACTGCTCAATGGGTTTTATATATGATACAGGTGGCTTATTAGGTCTAAAGCAATCCCCATTTGACAAAGGACCTGACGTTGCCGCAAAACTAATATCAAAAGGAGTATGGTTGTAAGTGAAGTATGTAAGAAAGACAAGCGAAGATATAAGAAGTAATTACACTTTATCTTTGCTCAAAGACAGAAATATTCTCCCTGCCGATGCACAAGAGTGGCCAGATTGGTTTAGTAACCCTACTTGGGATAACTATTGTGACCCATTGAGTCTTGACCATATGGAAGAGGGCTTTGAGTTATTCAGAAAGCATCTCCAGAACGGCAGTAGAATCAGATTTTATGTTGACTGTGACGTTGATGGTTTTACCTCATCTGCATTGTTCATCAATTATTTCAATGCGTGTTTGAAGGACAGATATCCAGATGTTGAAATCTCCTATCACATTCCAGAGGGTAAGGAACATGGTCTTCGTACTGTAATGAAAGAACTCACAGGAGAGAGGATTTGTGATTTAATCATCCTTCCAGATAGTTCTTCAAATGATTATGAGGAACACGCAACACTGAAGTCATTGGGATATGACATTCTTGTTCTCGACCATCATGAGGCTGAGAAGTACAGTGAAAATGCTGTTGTCATTAATAACCAGTTGTCTCAGGATTATCAGAATAAAGCCGCAAGTGGTGTTGGTATTGTATATAAGTTCCTTCAGTATTGTGACGTAATGTTCGGTATTGAAATGGGTTCAGAATATTTCATTGACCTTGTTGCACTTGGAGAAATCAGTGATATGATGAATATGCAGACACCCGAAAACAGATACATCTGTGTTGAAGGCTTGTCCCATATCAATAACACTTTATTTGCAGAGATTGTAAAGAAACAGTGCTATTCAATGTTTGGTATTTCTGCTGATGATTGGAATGACAGTTATTACAGAGACGGCTCCGTAACTCAGATTAAGGTTGCTTTCTATGTAACCCCTCTTATCAATGCTCTTATTCGTGTCGGCACTCAGAAAGAAAAGGAAATGTTATTCCTTGGATTTATCAACGGCACTGAAATGGTTGATTCTACAAAGCGTGGATGTAAGGGCGAGAAAGAAACTATTGCAGAGCAGGCAACAAGAAACTGCGTTAATGCTCGTAGTAGACAGAACAGAGAAAAGGATAAGGCTATTGAGTTACTTGATATTCAAATCAGCAATGATTGTCTCGATGATAACAAGATTCTTATTCTTAACGCAGATGAACTCGATGTATCAAATAACCTCACAGGTTTGATTGCAATGGGTATCGCTGCTAAGTATAAAAAGCCAACAATGCTTGGTAGAACAAGTCCAGATGGATACCTCAAGGGTTCTATCAGAGGAAGAGAAGAGAGTGCCTTAAAGGACTTCAAGGGATTTCTCAAGGACAGCTACTACATGGATTTCGTTGAAGGACACGCAAATGCCGCAGGTTTCAGTATTAAGGCATCTGATGTAGATAAACTTCAGGATTATGCAAATGAGAAACTTGCAGACATCAATTTCAACGAAGGTTACTACGAAGCAGATTTCGTTGTCTCAGGCAACTATTCTGGTCTTGTTGATTTGGTACTTGATGTTGGTGGTCATGCTGACCTCTGGGGTCAAGCAAACGATGAGCCTGTTATTGTTGTTGAGAATATTACAATTCCAAAGGCCGCAATCCAGGTCATCGGTTCAAAGAAAGATACTATTAAGTTTATCTTCAATGGTATGACTTATATGATTTTTAAGGGCGCTGACGTTCTTGAGCAGCTTGATATGATTGACAAGACACAGAGCATAACTGTTACCTGTGCCGGCAGAGCCAACCTAAATCATTGGGGTGGAAAAATCACACCACAGATTTACGTTGATGAAATTGATATTAAAACTGGAACTATTTACGATTTTTGAGGAGGAGATGATAAATGAGCGGAATCAGTGTAACATATTTCTCTCCTGAGGGTCTTGATGGAGAATGTTATTATTGTAAAAAATTTCATGGAAAAGCGGAACCCCTTAGTAGTACCGCAGAAATACCAAATACAGATAAAATGTATGCCATAGAAACAATAATGCAATTTTGTCCTTGCTGTGGAAAAAGACTCGTTCCAGTTGAATTAGCAATACAAGCTTATAAAGAGAGAATATTAAATGATATTAGGATTGGTCGCATAAGTGCTGAAATTGCTACTGATGAAGTTCTTGTAGCAATTAGTGAAGCACTAAGTACACGTGGAGTAGAACATTTCACAAAATGAGAGATGAAATTTATAAGAATAAGGGAGGAAATAATAATGGGTGAACTTTGTAAAAGAACTGAAGAGTGGAGAGTAAACGATGAGACTGAGGCTAAAGCTCTTATTGAGCAGGCTAAGGCGGATGAGAATGTTGAGGGATATGAACTCAAATCTTATAAAATGGTAAAGAAGGACAAGAAGTCTAAAGGTGAAATCATTGATGAATGGGTTATTGTAACCCTTGTGAAACAATGGTGATATAAGTGAAAACTTTTTTAATAATACTTGGTATCATATTTGTTGGTAACGCAGTCAATGGTCTTTTCTGGACAGACATAGGCGATTTGTTAAACAACAGAGATGAATAAAGGGAGGAGATAGAATGAAGTTCCATAGAGACGAAAAAGAAGACTTCAAGCGTCGTATTGAAAAGAACAAGGAAGATATTGCTCGTATGAATCGTGAGATTCAGAAGAAAAATAAAGAGAAAAACAAGAAGTAATTCTTGGGGTCAAGTTTTACTTGACCCTTTTATATTAGGAGGGGTTTTAATGAAACTTACAGAACATTTTGACAGCACAGAGTTTAAGTGCAATTGCGGAAACAATCCTGACGTGAGTTAGATTCTCGTGTAGAGATTGGAGAAATTACACGGTATTATGGGCGCAAAAGCCGTATACGTTAATAGCGGCTATAGATGTCCTAATTGTAGTGTAGCTGTTGGCGGTTTTGCTAATGATGCTCACACTCTTGGTCTCGCTGCAGATATCTCAGTTTAGAAATAGGACGGCTCTTATTACACAGGATATGATATCGCTGAGGTAGCTGAAAGAGTTGGATTTGGTGGTATTGGTATAATGAATAATGCCTGCCACGTTGATACAAGAGATTGTGAGCAATACGCTAATAATCATTGGTTTGGCAATGAACTTACAGGTGAAAACAATATTCAAACTTTCCAAAGAGGAACTGCATTCCCAGGCGAAGCGCCTACTCCGCCATCTGTTCCATGTTGGACTATTTCAAAGATTCTTAGCTTAACTTGGCGTGATGAAGAAGGAAACGAGCATACTGTTAATTTTGAATAATAAATTATTGACTTTTCTATAAAATTATGGTATAATATATATAGAAAAGGTTAAGAAAAACAAATAAAATGTACAACGACTTAATGCCCCTGCTGAATGGCTCGGCGGCTTGAAGAAGGAGGACAAGATATGGACATCACAAAGGAAAAAAGATTTGATACTCATTCTCATAGTGAGTTTTCAAATTTTAGATTGATTGACTCAACAAACAGACCAAAGGATATGATTCTCACAGCATATAAATTGGGTATGTCAGGAATTGCATTGACAGACCACGAAACTGTTGCGGGACACGTACAGTGGTTGGAATGTGAAAAGAAGTTGAAGAAGGAAGGAAAGATTCCTGAAGACTTCAAGTGTGCTTGTGGTAATGAGATTTATCTCGTTGATGACAGAGATAATGTTGAAAAATATTGGCACTACATTCTCATTGCAAAGGATACGGTTGGGCACAGGGCATTGCGTGAGCTTAGCTCCATTGCATGGTATAATGCAAGAATTTCTCGTGGTATGATGAGAGTTCCAACTCAGAAAGATGAACTTAAAGCTATCGTTGAGAAGTTTCCTGGCTCACTTATTGCAACAACCGCCTGTATTGGTGGTGAACTTCCACACTTTGTATTTGAACTTATTAAGGCAGAGAAGACGCAGAATGAGCAGGACATTTATTGGTGGAAGTCAAAGATTGATGAATTTATGAAGTTTAATATTGACTTGTTCGGAGAAGATTTCTATATTGAAATTGCCGCAGCTTGTTCAAAAGACCAGATTAAGTTCAATGAAAGAGTTAAATCAATCGCCGCTTGGTATAAAGTTAAAATGGTAATTGGTTCTGACGCACATTATCTTACAGCAAAGGAAAGACCAGTTCACAAAGCATATCTTAACTCCAAAGAGGCAGACAGAGAAGTTGATGAGTTCTACGCTTATTCTCATATGATGGATAATGAAGAAGCATATGAGAATTTAAAAGATACATTCACAGAGGAAGAGTTCGTAAAATTCTGTGCGAACTCTATGGAAATCTACGATAAGATTGGTAAGTATGAAATTTTCCACAATCCAATCATTCCAAGAGTAGATGTAGAGTTGAAGAAAGCTCCTGTTTCGGTTGATTGGGATTATAAGGATATATGTCCAACACTTACTGCTCTTCTTGGTAGCGATAATGTTCAAGAAAAGTATTGGGTAACAGAATGTCTTATCGGACTCATTGAAAAGGATTTATGGCAGAGCGAATATCTTATGCGTCTTGAAACAGAGGCTAAGGTAATTAAGACAGTTGGTGATAAACTCGGAAACTGTCTTTATGAATACTTCAATACATTCCAGCACTTCATTAACTTGTTTTGGGATAACGGTTCAATCGTAGGACCTGGAAGAGGTTCTGCCGTATGTTTCCTTTCAAATTATCTTCTTGGTATCACACAGCTTGACCCAATCAAATGGGGATTAAAGCATTGGAGATTCCTTAACGAAGAGCGTATTGAGTTGCCCGATATTGATATCGACCTTACTCCTTCAAAGCGTAAGAAGATTTTTGAGGCAATCAGAAAAGAACGTGGCGAGTTGAACGTTATTCAGGTTTGTACTTATGGTACAGAAGGAACTCGTTCAGCAATCGCCGCAGCCTGCAGAGGTTATCGTTCACAGGAATTTCCAGATGGTATTGATGTTGAGATTTCTCAGTATCTCAGTTCATTAATTCCACAGGAGAGAGGTTTCTTATGGTCAATTCACGATGCTGTTTATGGCAATGATGAAAAGGATAGAAAGCCTATCTTAGCTTTGGTAAATGAGCTGAACAAGTATCCTGGTCTTCTTGAAATTATCGAATCTATTGATGGACTTGTTAATAAGAGAGGTCAGCACGCATCTGGTGTAATTCTTTATAACGATAATCCTTATGACACAAATGCGATTATGAGAAGTCCGAATGGTGATTTAACAACTCAGTATTCACTTCACGAAGCTGAATCTCTCGGAGACGTTAAGTACGACTTCCTTGTAACTGAAATTTGTGATAAGATTACGATTGCAGTATCTCTTCTCCAAAAGGATAACTTTATGGACCCATCTCTTACTTTGAGACAGGCATATGACAGATATCTTCACCCAGAGGTTATTGATATTAAGAATCCAGCTTTATGGGACGCACTTGGCGAAGGTAAGGTTCTTGATGTTTTCCAGTTCAGTACTGGTGTTGGACTTACAACTGCTAAGCAGATTAAACCAAGAACTCCTCTTGAAATGACTTCAGCAAATGCACTTATGAGACTTATGGGTGAACCTGGCAAGGAAAGACCAATTGATAGATATTGCCGCCTTAAGGCTGATATGCAAATCTGGTATGATGAAACTCATGCCGCCGGTCTTACACAGGAAGAAGTTAAGATACTTGAACCATATTATCTTCCTAACTATGGTGTTCCAGCATCACAGGAAGACTTGATGGAAGTTTGCCTTGATGAGAATATTGCTCATTTCACATTGAGTGAAGCAAACTATGCAAGAAAAGTTGTTGCGAAGAAAAAGATTGCGGAAGTACCTGCATTAAGAGAGAAGTTTATTTCTCAGTGTCCAACTGCCGCACTTGGAGCATATGTTTGGACAACAGTCATGGAGCCTCAGATGAGCTACGCTTTTGCTAAGCCTCATGCTTTAGCTTATTCATTCGTTGGTATTCAAACTTTGTTATTGGCAACTACTTATCCCGATATTTATTGGAACTGTGCTTGCTTGATTACAAATGCAGGTGGTGCAGATTTGCTTGAAGCAGATGATGTTGATAGAGAGAATGATGAAGAAGAGGATGACACAAAGAAGAAAAACAAGTCTGTTAACTATGGTAAAATCAGCGTTGCTCTTGGTAAGTCCAAGAGAGATGGTATTTTGGTTTTGCCGCCAGACATTAACAAGTCTGATTTGATTTTTAAGCCTGATGTTGGTGAAGGTGCTATCATCTATGGTTTAAAGGGTATTGATAGAGTAGGTACAAATCTTGTATTTGAAATTATCAATAACAGACCTTACATTTCAATTTCAGATTTTATGTCAAAGGTAAAGGTTAATAAGACTCAAATGATTTCACTTATTAAGTCTGGTGCGTTTGATAATCTTCACAACGATAGAATGCAGGCAATGGCTGATTATCTTGATATTATTGCAGATAAGAAGAAAAGAATTACTCTTCAGAATATGGCAATGTTATCAAGAAAGGGATTAATTCCTGAAGAATATGAGTTTGAAACTAAGGTATATAACTTTACAAAATACATTAGACAGTTCAAGGAAGGTAAGCATTACAAACTTGATGCAATTGCAATGAGATTCTTTGTAGACAATTATGATACAGATGTACTTGAAGACGCAGTAATTGATGAAGAATACAGTCATGGTAAGATTTTACAGACAATCTGGGATAAGACATACGATAAAACTATGGACACACTCAGAGCTTGGATGAAGTCAAATCAGCAAGAGATTCTTGATACTCTTAATCAGAGTTTATACGAAGAAGTAAGAGAGAAGTACGCTCTTGGTAGTATTGATAAGTGGGATATGGATTCTCTTGGAACATACTGTCATGACCACGAATTAAAAGACCTTAAGTTCCACGCTTATAATATTGTTCAGTTCGAAGACTTGGATGAAGAGCCAGTTATCTCCAGTGAGTTTTTTGCTAAGGATGGCGGCGTAATCCGTATGTATGAGATTTCTCGTGTTTGCGGTACAGTAATCGACAAGGATAAGAATAAGAGTACTGTAACAATCCTTACTCCAACAATGCAAGTTGTTAACGTAAAGGTTTGGAAGAATCAGTATGCAAAATGGGATAGACAGCTTAGCCGCAAGAATCCCGATGGTACAAAGACTGTTGTTGAAAAGAGTTTCTTCGCAAGGGGTAATAAACTTATCATCACAGGTATCCGCCGTGGCGATGATTTTGTACCAAAGAAATATAAGAGTACATCATACCCATTATTTGAGAAGATTGAGGAAATGGATAATGAAGGATTCATCACTCTCTCTCAGACAGAACGTGCGGAGGTAGAATAATGGCTACAATCGGTTTATACGATGTAGACTTCAATCATGGTGGGACATTCAATTTGAGTGTCCCGCTCATGAAAGTTTACGAAAGATTGGTTTCATCACATCAAGTGGTCTTAATGAAACCTTATGAAAAAACAGGAAGATATAATCAGATTTATTACTTTAAAGATAGCCCACAATTACCAGTTCCAAAAGGCGTGGTAATAGACCAAGAGAAGAGTAAATTTTTCGGTTATGGGTTCTTAAAAGAATCTGGTCTTTCTGATACTACTAAAGGATATGCACCTTCTTTCGCTCCATATGATATAAATAGCGATAGAATTAAGAATAAATCTTTGTATCAGTCAATAAAGACTAATAGTTTAATTGATTGGAGAGAAAAGGATTTTACAGGCTTTAGAAAAGGCTCTGGTATTACTTATGTCAATGACAGAGATTTCCTTATGGAGTCTGATTGGATAGATGTGTTTAAGGAGTTTGATAACAACATTAAGTTTGTTAGACCTGTAAAAACAAATGATTTGAATACTGCACTTGAATTTTCTAAACTTAACACAAGCAAATCAACAATTGTTTTACCTACAGATTTCTATGGTGAAGAGTATTTAAGTTTAACTCCCTATTATGGAATTGAATTTCACGCAAAGAATAAGGAAGATTTATTCATCTATGCTCTCGCCGCAAAAACATTAAGTGATGAACCAGTACGTTTCTATGGTACACCAACATCTACTTTTGAAAGTAACCTTCGTAGCTGGGCAATTGCAAGTCGCAGAAGTTTTAAAGACTTTATGGGTGCTAATTTCAATCCTTCTGATTATCTCAATTTCAAATATCGACTCTTATTAAGACAAGACCCGTCAAAAATTACTTACAAAGAATTAAAAGCCGAATGGTTGACTTAATTTGTAAATTGTGGTATAATTATAATATAAAGAGGAGGGATAGAAATGGATATTGAAGCACTAAAGTTCTCTTACGCAGAGAAAACAAAAGAGCTGCAATCCTTAACGGTAAATATCTTTACCCTTAATCCGAGAGTAGCTGAACTTACTAAAGAACTTGAAGACCTTCGTAAACAGATTGACGCTGTTGAAGGCAAGGAGGAACAATGAGCGACGAAATCAGAATCGACTTTATGAATCCCGATGGAACACTAAAGAAAAAGGAAGAGTTCTTTGCCCAGATGGAAGAGATTTATGGGGAGCTGGAGGCTAATACCTCAGAAGAATCTCCAGACTTTATGACACTATTCACAGCACCAGAAGAGCATTTCAATCCAAGTGATGTACTTGACAAATATCAGTTTGTTGAGCGTAAGTTGTATATCAACAGCGAAATTACTTCTGGAGCCACACTTTGCGATGGTCCTTCCATTCTCAATATGACAACTGATACAGGACATGATATTCTTGAACGTATTCAGTTTTGGAACGCAGAAGATGCGTTTAATAAAACACCGGTTGAAGAGAGGATTCCTATTCAGATTTATATTGATTCTCCTGGCGGCGATTTGACAACCACATTCCAGATTGTTGATGCAATTAAGAACTCAAAAACACCTGTGTACACAATTGTTACTGGTACTGCTTTCAGCGGTGGTTTCTTTATTGCAATTGCAGGTCATAAAAGATATGCCTTTCCCAATGCTACGTTTTTGTTCCATGAGGGTAGCGGCGGATATCATGGTGATGCTCATAAAGCAAGACAGAATATGAAGTATTATGAAATGCTTCTTGGCAAACTCAAGAGTCACACAATTGGTTGTACAAATATTAGTGTGGAAACATACGACAAACATAAAAAGGACGACTGGTTCTTTGATGCAGAAAAGGCTCTTAAACTTGGCGTCATTGACAAAATCAGCACCGATGTAAATGGAGGTTTATACGAAGATGAAGAATGAAGTAAAAGATATGTTTATGGGAACTCCTGGCATTGAAGAGGATGTTGCTAAGAAGTTCATTGAAATTCTTTCTTATCCGGACGAACAGTTTGATGTCATGTATCCGTTCCTTAAAGAAAGCCTTTTAAAAACTTATGAAAGCGAAGAGTTCCAGAAGGATATGCTTAAGCAGATGTCTGTTCTTCCTCTCGGTTCTGTTGAAGAGAGCAGAGCTGCAATCGAAGATTTCCTTCAGATTTTTGATGAAGACGAGACAATCTCTGATAAGAAGAAGGCGTTTATCCATACAATGATGGAATCTGTTCTTGATGTTTATGCAAGACTTCTTGTCAGCGGTAGACAGACAGTTAAGGTTAAGATTACAAAGCTCAATCCAGACGCAATTATTCCTGAATATGCTCATGTAACAGATGCCGGCTGTGATGTATGTGCAGTTGAGGAAGTAACAATCGGTGCCGGCGAAACAAAGATTGTTAAGACAGGTCTTGCAGTTGCTATTCCTGTTGGTTACGAGATTCAGGTAAGACCTCGTAGCGGCCTTAGCTATAAGACAAAGCTCAGAGTTGCAAATGCACCTGGAACTATTGATACTGATTATCGTGGTGAAATTGGTATTATTATTAACAACACTGGAGATACTCCCTATGTTGTTGATAAGGGCATGAAAATTGCTCAACTCCTTATCGCTCCTACTCCTATGATTACTTGGGAGGAAGTTGATAGCGTTGAGGAACTTGGAAGTACAGACCGTGGTGCTGGCGGTTTTGGTTCAACTGGAGTAGTCTCCAAGAGCTGATAAGGTTGGCACGATTAAAGTATGATGATATAAAATTGGAAGTAGAGTCAGCGGGTTGGAAATTAATCTCTGACTCTTATTCCAATTTAAAGACTCAAATGATATTCGAATGTCCGAACCAACACGAGAATTATTTCACAATGGAATACTGGCGCCGCCATAAGGAGTGCCCAATTTGCAAAAGCAATAAGTATTTCCGTATGAATGATAATGCTCCAAAAAGAAAAGGATTTAGAATCCTTGCTTTTGACCAGGCGAGTATTACAAGTGGTTGGTCTGCATTTGATGGAGAAGAGTTGATAAAATTCGGAAGTTGGACCAGCGAAGGAAATAACAGCACAGATAGAATTTCCAAGACAAAACATTGGTTCGCAAATATGTTACAGACATGGAAACCAGACCTTGTTGTACTGGAGGATATATAGTTGCAGAAAAGAAAAGATGCCCAAGGCAATTATAGTAATGAGGACGCCGTAGTTACCTATAAGAAACTTGCTCATCTTCAAGGCGTACTGCAAGATTTCTGTTTTGATAATGGATATATATTTAAAGTTGTTCCAGTATAGACTTGGCGTTCTTATAATAAGATTAAGGGCGTCCATCGTACTGACCAGAAAAGAAATGCGTAGTTGTTAATTAAGAGCCTGTATGATATTAATGTCACGCAGGATGAGGCTGATGCGATTTTAATTGGTCGTTGGGCTGTTAATGACAATAAGCGTAATGAAATGATTACATTCTAAAAAATAAAACCCCTCTCATTTGAGAGGGGTTTTTCTTATTTAATGAATGGTTCGAGCAATTCAAGCTCGCCCAGTGTAAGACCGAGCGGCTCAAGTTCATCAAGAGAAAAATAGATGTCGGGAAGAGTGATTTGTCTATTGTTAATTTCACTGATTTTATCAGCACAAGCTAACAGACAATCCTCTTTTATTTTTATGCCGCCATCCGAACTAAAGATGAGGTTTCCGTTTGCATCTTTATCTGCATATGATTGTAACAAAAACTCCTTTTGCTCTGTGATTATGCTTATTTCTTCTTGTAATGCTTTTGATATTTTGAGGAATTTATATTGAGTGTTAATATCAAAAGTTTTTCCTTTTATTTCATTGATTAACCCAGAGAGGGCATCAACATTTTGTGATTTGTAAATCATATATTCACCTCTTACCATGTATTACCGCTTACATAACATTGACGTATTGTATTTAATAAGTCTTTAAGCGTCATTCTAAATGATCGACCAGGGTTTGACCATGAAGCAACTGTAGCGTCTCCCCAATCACCAGGTAATGATTGTTGAGGGGTATCGTTGTTATCGTAATAATACTATTGTGGACCTTTGACACCCAATTCCAATTGATGAGTGTGTCCTTCTCGTGAAACATTTGACGTTGCACTTGAAATCATACCTTCAACCAGCGTTGTTAGTGCCTGACTTTCTGCTACAATTTGTTCTGTAATATATGTAGTAAGACTTTGACCATCTCTTCCGAGAATATTTTTAAAATCCATTCGTAATTCTCCTACGTCATTAATTATAATACCTGCATCTTTAATTTCAATTGCATCGGGAAGACTTGCAGCATTTGGTGCGCCTGTGATTGTTCCTCCGATATATAAAGTACCATTTTTGAGTATTGAGAAAATATTTCTTTGGTCATTACAACATACAAATAAACGCCTTGTGCCCTCCTCTAAAGAGCTTACGTCGTTTAAATCTTTCTTGTTATTTAAATATAAAGCTACTCTTCCTTCTTTTTCTGATTTTTGTTCATCACCAACATTGGTGTATTTTATTTCATCGCCTTCTCTTATAAAATAATGCTATGACTTTGTAAAGCAATATTTATAACCAAATGTATTATCAGTATTATTTCTATCACCTATATTAACACAAGTTTCTATTGTTTTTTCTTCTGCTTTTTCCCCATAACCAGAAACGGAAACATCATAGAATGATATAGCATTTATTGTACCACCAGTACTCAAACATTCTGGTTCACCATAATACTTCTTTGCGTCAGTAAACATAACGCAATTAAATCTATCCTAACTATCTTTTACTTCTATTGTAAATGTTTCATAGATTGTATACTTATTTCCATCGCCAGTATTAACAAATCCAACATTACCCGTTGATGAATTTTGTCTAATAAGTGTATATGTCTTAGTTTCTGTTTCAGTCCCCTATTCTGTTTCTTTAGTTATTGAAATAGTAACATTTCTACTATCTCCATTATTTAATCCGTGAAGTAGATAAGCACCAGATTGTTTTAATAATTTATTTATATCTGCACTTTCATCAATATTTTGATAATCTGTGGTATCTGAAGTTGCAATCATTTTATTTGTTAATATCTAACGAGTTTGTCTACTCTCTTCTTTAACAGCCGGGCCTTTATAAGAATATCCACTAACGACATTTGAACGAGCTGTGTTTGTGACAAGCATTTCACCTTTCAAATATAATTGTGCTGTTTCTGCGGCAATAGATTGCTCATCATTTGTATTTGTAATATCTGCTGTTGCAAAAATAATTTCACCTGCACTATTATATAAATAGAATCCAACGTTCTCTCCCATTTCTTTCTCTGATAAAATCTTACCAGCTTCACCATTGAAATTATATCCAGCTCTTAATTTAATATTACCATTTTGAACAATACTAAGTCCATACTTATTAAATATAGCTGAGTCATCGAGATTGTTTGAATTTGTATTTATACCTTGTGGGTCTCTGTAAGCAACAATACCATCTTTATCCCAAGAGAAATAAATATAATTACCGTCTGCAATTCTTATCTTGCCGGCATCTAATGTACCAACCTTAATGTAATCAGCATTGATACCACTTGGTCCAACACCAACACTCCAGTGTTGTCCACCATCATTAGAGAAGAATAAACCTTGACCATCAAGTTTATACTTGTTTGCATGGTTGTTAATGTCACTACCTCTTGTACCGCTATTATCAACCTAAATGTTGTTCTCATCAGTGTCAAGAAGAGTTAAATCATTACCATCAAGTGTTTGTTGTAGACTCTCAGTTTTAACACCCTATAGTGAAGTGAAGTTAGAAGAACGCTTATAGATATTTTCATTATATGTTAATGACTGTACTGATGCACTCACCTACTGGAATAAATCCTGGAATGATGTTGTAAAGTTCTATACGGTAATAGAGTTTTTACTGCCATCGTCAAGTGTTTCACTAACAGCAGAGATGAGAACTTTAAGTCTATTTGGAAGACCAGTGTGTTTATTAATACCAAACATACCAATATCTTCAACATAACTAACATCTGCAATATCAAACTCATATACATCTTCATACTCTTCTCCAAGTGGAGCTAAGTCGATAACATTAATTGTATATGACACCTTTGGAATTGCACCCTCTGCTTGAACATCAAGTGCACCGAAATAGTATGCATTATCAGTTAGATAGTTACTATCAGACCAAGTACCTTCCTTCAAATATGGTTCATACTTCTTATAGAAGGCTGAAGAAATTTGGTTAATCAATTTAAGATAACTTGCCCTTTCTCTCTTCCATTGCTGAATTTGAGTATATTCTCTATTGAACTGTCCAAGAATACCCATAGAGTATTTATGAGCATCTATCCAATACTTTTTAGATTCGGTTAAGTCAGTAATTCTACTGAAGAAATCAAGTGCTGTTGCGTCCGCCGCAGGAGCTTCCTTATGATAAGGATACTTATCATCAAATGCCGCCGGGTCACAAAGTCCATTAGTATAGAATGTGGAATAAATAAGTTGAATTAAAATAGACTCTTGTTCTGAGAGTTTTGTTAGATAGTTCTGATATGCCTATTGTTCTTTATAGTCTTCTGGTTTTGCAACTTCATAAGCATCTTTATATTTCTGCAATTGTCTTTTTATTTTTAAAATCTGCTCTTGTGCAGTAATGATACCCTCGTAGTTAACGGTTAGGTTTGCTTCAAGTTCAGTAAATGACGCATCTTGTAAATTAATAATCTTATTACTTAAATCATCATACTGCTTATTGTAATATCCAAGCTGATACAAGAAACCAGAAGGAATTGTATCAAGGCCTTTTAAGTCTCCTATTGTTGGAGTCTTACCATATAAATCCTACTCAACTTCATCCGCATCCAACATACCTTTCTGAATGTAATAAGATAGGTCAACTAAGTAACTGTCTTTTGATGGATTGTCTTCTGCTGTTTTAATTGAACACATACCAGTTTTAGATAACTCACTATCAACATCAAGAACATATAGCTTTGTAACTATCTAATCACTAACTACATTTCTACTAATGTCTTTTAAGTTCTTTTCATATCTAAATCCGATTTTATTTTCAACGCCCTTTTCAGTTATAAAGAATAATTCTTTTAAATAATCTTCATTATTATCTCTTACAACACTACCATTTGATTTATGTTGAATATAGAATTGAGGATAGATTTCAAAAACCTTGCTGATTTCTTGAATAATATTGAAGCGGTTAGATTTACTAACAGACAATGTTCTTACTCTACGAGGATGCTTTTCAGCCTCGAATCTGTAAGGACAATAGCCAAACTTCTGATAATAACAAGAATGTCCGCCGCTATGGGTACAATCACAACTTTCAATATCTGCCTCCTAATCATAGTAAGGACATTTATTTAAGTCGATATAATTGGTTTGAATTTCATAATCATCCTCTGTGTATTGAGCTGCATCCAAAGGTAATTCGCCCTCAACAAACTCTTGTTTATCTGTTGAAATAAAATTCTTTTTACCCATTGTATCATAATATTTTGGCTCTTCTTCAATTGTTTTTAATCTCTAAATGAAATACTGTTGGTAGCCATAAGTTGAGCCAAGCATGATATCGTCTTCAAACAAGATATACTTTCTCATTTCTTCCTCTGGTAAAGGATAAGTATAGGTATATATAGTATTAGGCTTTGCATCCTTTAATTGAGCAATCTTAGTTGGCGGCCAGAATAAATCTCTTCCACTGTATCTGAAAACTAAACCATCGTTTTCAAAACTATCTACACCTTTTGTATAAGCCTCAAATAAATAAGCCTTTAGCAATATCATTTCGTCTTCAGATTCGATTACGAAATAAGGGTTCTCAATATCCTTTTCTGTTTTAAATAAGATAAAGTTTGATTTAATCGAAGTTTTTGGCACAACAATATTCTTCTTTTCATCATCATAGCCCTCTGGTAATTCTCCTGACTCAATGCCAAGGTCGCTCTGAGCATCAAATGTTAAGATATCATCATTTGCAAATTCATATTTACCTTCTGAAATCAAAGTACCCTTTCCTATTTTAATTGAGAAAGATGTATCGGCTTTCATCTTTGCCGCAACACCAAGACAATAAATCTTTTGCTTCTCGATTTTCTTTTCCTGTCCGATAATACCAAAGTTTACCATTTGTCTACCATTGGTAATAGAACCTGTTTTTGTCTTTGGGTTCTTATCTTCTTCCCAAGCAATAGTAGGAGGTTCTGACCTGTTACCAGTGGAAGATGGTGTAATCGTTGGGTTAACCAAAACATATTTAATAATACCATCATTATTTGGTGATACTTGCTCAATATCAGTGGTTTCTTCAATCTCTACGGTTGTCGCCCTCTTAAGAGCATTATGGAAGAAATCATTTTTTGAACAGAATTTTTTATATGTTGGAACGCCATCAATTATTTCTTTGTAATATACCTCAGTACCAACATAATAAATTTCTACGTAATTGCCAATTGCTTCATTGCATTTATCATTTAATTGTGTCAATACATTATCACAATAATCCTTATTATTCTTTACAAAATCTCCATCATTCAATGAAACGGTTTTTGAGCCATTGTATGAAAAAGTAACACCATAAATTGCATCTTCCTATGATACCTTTAATCTTACTTTATAACCAACTCTTGCTACAGATGGGAAGTAATGTAAAGCAGATGTATAAATAGATTCGTCACTCTATTCATTTATTACGCCCCTTAAGACTACAGAAGGTGTAGTAATTGTACTTTCCTCAATGAGATATTCCATTGGCGCCCATCCGTCTATGGAGTCCATGTTAGTTCCATTCTGAACCAAATTTCTTGCGAGCTGTGGAATAACCTGTCTTGTTGCTAATTTAGAACAAACTCTGTAGTGGCCATCTTTCTCGCTATCATATTCCCATTTTTCATTTGTATAAGACTCTGCAAAATCATTTGCCTGAGCATTATATATTGTTGGATATGAGTCAATGTCCTCAGAGATATTAACTTCTGTTCTATTTGAGATGGAGAACTTCTTGCCCTTAATAATACCAATATCATTAATGTCGCTTAAATATCCATCATAAAATACTACCTTGTTTCCTCTTGATTCCCAGTCTGTATTCAAAAGGCTTTTATTTGCAGTTTTTAAATATTTAAAAGTATGGCTAATAGTAGGTTGGTTCTAATCTACTGAGCCAAGAGATTCAGCACGAACCAATCTTGTATCTTCAAACATATACCAATTATTGCCGAGAACATTTCTATTCCAATCGGCAAGCGTCATGAAGAAACTATATTCTTTATCCATGATTACTCCGGCATCATCAATCTCAAGAATTGTATCTTTTGGAATTGCATAGAATTGAATAATAGTTCTTGGGTCTACGCTTTGTGGTGCAAGAATTAACTTTCCATCAATATCAATTGCTGTTTCTGTCGCCGCCCTATCATATTTCAATGGTTGGGTTTCGTCAGGCTCATCTTTAGAGCCATAGCAAAATCCAAGGCATGAATAAGGAACATAAATATATCCATCATTAGGAATATTTGTGTGCATATCTTTCTTCAAAGAGTTATCTTTTGCGGCACCGTGTACATACTAATCCCAGAAAACTCCTCGACACATATCGTCACTTAATTCTACCTGTCTAATATCTCCATTAAACACATTGGTAACGAGGTCTGTATTCCACTTTTTTCTTACGTCATATATCTGTTCTGGACTAAGAGCAAAGCTGAGTTTATAACCATTAATTGTGCCGCCGAACTGGGATACGGGAATCTTATAAAGTTTTTCTTCTTTGTATTCAGTGAAATCGCCCCAGTTATGTTCTGGGTGATATTTCCAAATACTATCCTTTAATGTTCTTTCCGAGAACGTACCCACTTCTTCAACATTATTATACAAATCAGTATCATATGTTATACCATATCCATTTCTTGATAATTCATCAATAAAAGCATCTGTACAAGTAAATGTTTTCATATAGCTTTTATGTTGTTTCTTTTCGTCAATCTTCTTGATGAAGAACTCATACCATCTATCTTTATAGAATAGTTTAAGTTTAGCTTCATTGTAAAGCATATCAATGAACTCGTTTCTCACATACTCGCCTGATAGAGAATCAAAGTATCTATCAGGCATCTGGAATGTGAGTGTGTTAGTTCCCTTTAGTTCCCTTTTAAGAACAAGGTTTGTTGCTTTACCGAGATATGACATGTCATGGGCACCAATAATGATACCCTTTTTTTCAATCTTTGAGTTGCTACCATTGAGCTGCTCAACCCATACACTTAATTCGTATGGTCTTTTTTTCATTGCCATTCTCTCACCTCGCATTAATAGAATAAAGGTGTGTATTTAATCTTTATGTCATTAAGCATATCAGCTACGCCCCAATATAATGGAGGGAAGTTTGCCCATAAGTAGTTACAAGCATACCACCACCAGTCACTTATATCGCCATTAATAGTTCTAAGTGGGCGACCAGTAATATCGAAATCATCAAGCTGTAATGCCTTACCGGTATCTGGGTCAACATATACTCCTTTGTAAGCAGTCCAATTACAGAACTTAGATATTGCTGTCCAGTTGCTGTGTATGATTTTTAAGAACTCATATTCTGCATCGGCTTTTAGTTTATGATAAAAACTCTTTGCAAAATAGTTTGCTCCTTTATTGTGTAAATTGAAGAGGCGTTCATACCATACATTGAATTTAATATATTCATCATCATCTATGGTAATATCACCTGGCTCTTCGCTGATTCTTGTGTACATCATATTTTCAGTTGGAATTATATTGGCTGTCTCTTTTCCGCCGTCTTGCCAGATAGTTTCTTTAGGATGAATCTTGAAAAACTCATCTCTTGATAATTTATATACATAATTATATAACTGTTGTACTTCTCTTGGATTTCTGTTCTCATCGCCGCCATAGCCCCAATCATAAGGTCTACCATCTTCCCAGCGTTTTCCTCCCCAAAGAGATTCATCAACAACTGGCTCAATGCAAATCAATGACCATCCAGGAGGCAGTTTAAACCATTTACCCTTTACAATGGCATCATTCATTACAATCTTATTTGGCTTATAAACAAACTCTGCACCATAAGGATTCTGCATTGTATACAACATACGATTATCTGTGTTGAAGAAATATTCGTCATCAAGTAAATCATTGATGTATCCATTTAATCCAATGGTAGAATCAAGCGTATGAATAAGTTTTGTATAATTACCTTGTGCCTCCAAGTAGTCTCTGTCCTTTTTCTCGTACTTTCTGAGACTTCCTGTGAATACCTTATCAAAGCCTTCGCCGACCGCTGTTAAGAAAGCCTTTGCTGTTTCAACGCCTGATAGTGACATTTGGTCTATCTCCATATAATCTTGTGTAAACCATTGTGGCATTTTATAGCCATTAAACACTTCATTGTCATAATCAAGGTCTCTCATATCAGATGATATATATTCCGCCGGCTGATTGATATATGAATAAATAAAGTTTTCAATTGCTTCTTCTGAAGTGAATAAAGATACATTACTCTCGTCCGTTGCACCAGGCAAAACATCCATTTCTTCAAGTAATGTTTGCTCTATTATTGGAGCGAACAAAGCAAGCAATCTTTTCAATGTATCCCAATACAATTCATAACGTTCATCATCATCAATACAAAGCTCATACATTTCTTCATATCTATTGGCAAATGCAATGCCTTCTTCAAAATCAAGTTTTGCATAGATTTTTCTGTATGTGTTTGATGCCAATGTTTGCAATTTATTGCCTTCAATTCGAGCAAACATTAACGCCATCTATATTAGCGGATTCTTTTCATCAATGATTGTTCCATCTTCGTTCAGGCAATCCTTAATCATTTCTCTGTATCTCTCGTTTGCTGTCCAACTGCCATCTGGGAGTTGGTCACCTCTCCATTGAATTGTCTGCCAATAAAACAGTTTAATGTAATGACCTAATTTCTCTTTTGGAATCGGCTCAACATAATAGCAATGTCTTGGATGGGCGTCTCCTAATTCTTTCAATGTATTGAAGCCATTGTTCTCCAATAAACGATTCCACTCATCCAAATGTGTATTAAATGCTATTGATTGTGTTTTTAATAAATCACGAGTATGAGTACTTGAGGTATATTCATTAGGTAATTTATCCATTGCATAAGCTGCATAATTATCTCCATCCCATTTTTCCCACTGTTTATCAAATGGTAAAATGCCTTGTTTAATTTTTTCAATTAACTCGTCTATTGAGTAATAACCAATAATACTGTCGTGTATATCATCTATACTTTTCATTATTTTTGGATATTCAGCATCTTTTCCTCTATTCTTTTCTGCTTCAAGTGCTCTGACCAACTCCTCAGTTGGCATTATTCTTCTCTTAAAGTATTTATATCCGTATTTCCAATAATCATCGTCTGCCACTTCATAGGTCTTTAAACCACACCAATCGACAGCCTATTCAACTGAAAGACGCTCAACATTAAAACGTCTTATTCTAAATTTAGCACCACCACGGCAGGACCAGAAACTACGCTTGTTCTCATTAAACTTTAACTCCCATTCAACTGGTAAGTCGCCAGGATTATAAACGAGCAGTCTTGAACCAATCATAGCCTTTCCACTTTGGAATCCTGTTTCCATGTTGATATAGTCTGTTTTTGAATATTGAGGAAGATACATAAGTTCTTGTTCAAAATCCAAAGTTGGAGTAGTCAATAGCTTAGCTGTCCCTTCCCACTCTGGTACGTTATCCCAGTATGTACGAACATCAACAATTGTCTTCTCTCCTTGTGGAGTATCAAAGAACAATTCTCCTGCCGCAACCTGGTCATATGTTGGGAATCCAGTCTTCCAAGGGATGTTGTCGTTGGGGTCCCATCCTCTGTTATGTTTATTTCTATGAGTCTTATCCCTATAAAAACCAAGTTCTATTTGCTCTTCATGGGTTCCGCCTTCATAATCACTTGGATTTACGTTGTAATGATATTTTGTATCCTCAGGTAAATCTGGATATTCAGGCTTGTTCTTTTTGTTCTTTACAAAAGTTTCATCTGAATATGCTTCTTTAATAATACACTCTGGCGGATTTAGAGTGTAATAATCTGCCGCCCTAACGACATATTTATCAAATCCAAAAGCATAAGGATAATAACAAATGAATTGAAGTTTACCGTCACCTTTATACACCCTTTCTCCCGTCTCTTTGTCTGTAAAACAAAGCGACTTAAATTCTGGTTTTGATTTTAATTTTGCTCTCCAAGTCTTATATGGTTCTTCATCAAAAACCAAATCTTGAAGTTTATCTGTTGCAAACAACTATCTAATTCTACGATAGTCTTTTTCAGACACGTTATTAAAAGCAACATTACAAGTGATTTCTCTGTTTTTATAAACAGAACCAAAATAATATTGTCCATCACTGCCAGGAACATCCGTTGTTACATCAGTTGGATTCGGCAACACTCTCGCCTCATATCTATCTGATGTACTTACGACTTCTAAGTGAAGGTCGCTGGTATGAATCTTACCAAAGCGAAATCCTCTAAAGTCAATGGCTTTCATAAACTTCACCTCGCTTTTTCTTTTATTATACACCATTTTGCTGACAAAGTCAAGCTCTTGTCTATAATAATGTAGGAAAAGATATATTTTTCTCTAACAAATAAAGGGCTTAGCAATTTGCTAAGCCCCTATCTGCTTACATACCTAATGAATTTTTAGTCATTCTTCCGCATTTGCCATCTACTTCCAATCCGTTTTCAAATTGGTAAGCAAGCAAACCGCCGAGTGTAATTTTACCGAAATCACCATCAACTTCATTCTGTCTTAGGTATCCATTATCTGCAAGTTTTTGTTGCATCAACTTTACATCCTCTCCTTGCATCCCCTTAACAATTGTACGAGTAGGAATTGGTGTTGGAATGTCTTCTGGCTAATAAATAAAACCTAAGAAGGTATATGAACCACCAGAACCCCAGTTTCCATCTCCCTTTTTACGAGTTGAAGTCCAAAATGGATTTGCACATCCATATCCAGACTCTGATGTAAGGACAGTAGTATCATCAATAATTTTTTCGACTACTGCCACATGACCTGCTCCGTCACTACTTACGCCTGCGAGCCCCTTTGCCCAGCACATAATGGCACCAAGTTTAGGAACACTACCTGTTTGTAATCCTTGTGACTTAGCAACACTAAAAAAGTTTTCTGCATTTACGGGAAGAAGATATGTCATCTTTTCATTACCCGCAATCTCATTGAATCTTCCAAAAGCGTACCCCACGCAATTGGCAAGAACATTACAGTCGGCATCGGTTGGACTACCGATGATTGCAGTTGACCAGCCGCCTTTCGCTTTGGTGATATAATATTTATTGCCGGCCTCTGGTTTGGTTAAACGTGGAACGAAATTCATGTTTAATCCCTCCTTATCATGGGTGGCGCCGCAGAGCGACGCCATTAAATATTATACGTGTTGATTGAGAATGACGTTTGTGCCAGCAGGTCTTGCGACTGCAACAACTTCGTCCTTAACTCTTTCAACAACTTCTTCAAGGTCTACGTCAGAATCAATATGGTCAATGTTCATATGAATTTCAATATTTGTGTCACCAACTGAGTTGTTAACTATTCTTTCTGCTCTGTCAGAGTCAGCAAGAAGTGGAATGTCTGATAAGATTTTTGCGGCACTACCGATACGAGCTGTGTCTTCGGCATTAAGGAATGATTCAGGTCTTTCTGGGGTACCGTCTACCCAAGCAGGACCAGTGTAGTCTACAAGTCCACCGCCTAAATATTTCTTAACGTTACCCTTCATTGAATAAGCATTAGAATCAATCCATCTATTTCTCTCGCTTTCATCTTTGAATATTCTATATTCATCTCCGACTCTACCAATAAATCTATCATTGCCATTATTCTTAAATGCATCTGCTACAATCTTTGCTTCCTCTTCGGATTCAAAATTAAATACAGTTCCTTTTTTGTCTACATTTAATTGTCTAACCATAGTAGCAAGTTCTTCAGCACCACTTGTTTTATGACTAATATCATCAAGGGCATTGTGATTTACACCAGCCTCAGTAAGTCTTGAATAAATTGAGGATGCGACTTGTGAAGCCGCAGCGTCCTTTTGCACTTCAGGAGAGCCACCAAAATCTGGATTCCATCCTTCTGCATCTTCCTTAGCCTCTTTTGCTCTTCTATAAGCCTCGGCCGCTGCATTAGCTGCTGTCGCACATTCAGCAAGTTTATTAACAGCTTCTTGTAAATCAGCCTGAGCACTTTGAATTTCTGCTTCAGCGTCCTACAAATTCTTCTTGAAGTTTTCAGTTGTCTCGTCATATGCACGAGTTACTTCTGAAGTAAATGTCTCTGCTGTTGTAGCAACGATTGTTGAAACTTCTTCACCAGATACTGTTGTTACGTCAACTATAAAGTCGCCAGTTTCACTTGCATTATCCATAGCAACCATTGCCATATAAGCACTTGCTTGTGAATAGGTTTCTCCATATTCGTTGAGTTTTTGTTCTTGCTAAGCTAAAGTCATTTCAGCAAACTCTGTTGAAAGACCAGCCATATAATTCATATATTCTTCTGTAGAAGTGAATGATGCTGCAAGTCCTTCTGCTTGAGAATTCCAGTAGATAGTATTTTCGAGGAGTGCTTCTTTCAATTCTATCTCTTCGTCTCTAAGTTCTTGTTGTGATTCATATAACTTAGAAAGACCATCAATAACATCATCAATTGCAGAGTCAAGCAATGATTGTCTGTCGTCTTGAACTTCCTTTTCAAGTTGACGAGTTTCAAGTGCATTAGCACCAGATGTATCTCTTTGCATCAAAGAAAGTTTCTTTTCTTTTTGTGCCAGTTCTTCATATTTATTTTCTTTTTCTCTTAATTTTCTCTGTTTTTCAATTGCATCCTATAAAGCATCAAGGTAATCATCGTCAGCGTCTTTCATTGAGTCATACTTATCTTTTAAATCATCTATCTATTCTTCATATGCAGCTTTCAATGCCTCAGCAATCTCTTGCTCCATTTTAACATAGTTAGCAAGGCTTTGTTTACGATATTCTTCAAGTTCTTTTTCTTGTTTAAGAATTTCATCATCAATTTTTTCCATTTCTGTTTTGTACTTATTGTATGTTTCAATGTTCTTTTCAATTAAGTTCTTGAAGTCATCATTAAATTTAGCTCTATTTAATAACTGCTAATTAAGTACATATCTTCCAGTTCTTTCATCAAGGCGAGCGTAATCACCAAAATTAGCACTAACCTGTTTTCCATTATAACTATCATAATATGAAACGCTACCGTTTTCAATTTGATTAGCATAGTTATCAAGACCAGCCTGAATGGTAGCTTTTTTAGCTCTTTGTTCAGCAAGCAATGCATGAGTTGCTCCAGTATATTTCTGGATAGCTTCGGTAGCCTCGTCTATTGTTTTTACATCACTTAACGCATCCTTTGCTCTGGTGAGTTCATCTGTAAATGCCTCAATTGCAGTATCGTAGTTATAAAGCATATCAAGACCAGACTCACGATTATCTTTTCCATAAACAAGGTCATTATATTTATCAATAGTATCATTTAACTTCTTCTGTTTTTCTGCTACGGTCTCTAACTGCTTAGCATAAGCCTCATTAGCCTTTCTTAACTCTTCTTGTTTTTTGCCTGCTTCATCTTTAAATTCTGCCTGTTTATCAAGATACTCATTATATGTCATTTGTATCTCTCTACGCCAAGCAGCAAGCTACAATCGCTCTTCCTTGGTTGCATTAGCATATCTACCATCTGCAATTTGCTTATCTATTTCATTCAATAAACTATTATAAAACTCGCCTGCATTAATGCTTAAGTCATTACCAAGCATTGAGCTAATATCAATACCACTATATTTGAATGTTGATTGTAATTCCTTAAGTGTATTCGCTTTTAAGAAACCATCAGATGTCATATCACTAAGAGCTTTAGAGAATGACCCTGAATAATCGCCCATTTTACCAAGCCAGTAAGCAGCATTTTTACAATTGTTTACTGTGTGGTCAAGTAAACCATTCAAATTAGAAACGTTATTGATTGTAGAATCGAGAGCATCATTTGCCGCCTCATATTGAGCAACTTCTTGTCTTAATTTTTCAATTGTTTCAGCATCTTCATCTTTGGCTTTATCAAGTTTAGAAATTTCTTCTTCTTTTTGTCTAATAAGTTCTTCATTTGCCTTCTTTTCTCTTTTCAGATTCTCCAGTGCCTCTGAAGAATATCTGTTCATTATCTTCTAAAGTTCTGTTGTATGTAACTCATATTCTCCAGTAGCCTCATTATATTGCAGCACATTCTCAAGATTTTTCATGCCTGCCTTTTCGAGGTCTCTCAAAACTTTATCAACATCTTCATAGTTTTCTGCTAATACAGACGCATACTCAGTTCCTTGTGCAAAATAGTCTGCTAATTTATCACCGCTCTGAGAGAATACCTTAGAAATCTTATCAATAGTTTCTCCATATTCAATTACAGAAGTGAGGTCAACGCCTTCAAGTGAGAATAAGTTTGCGGCTTCAGCTTTCTATTCAAGTAAATCATAATATTCTGTTGCTTTTTCTTCTGATATACCAAAAATTTCTTCAATTGTTTTTATAGTATCTTCTTTAAATTGGGAGGCATTAAGAGCATTTGCTTTAGACCAATCAATTGACTGGATAAATTCAGTTGCCTTTTCTGGACTTAAGCCTTCTTTATCAAACAATCCCTATAATTCATTCAGATACTCTTTTGCAGATTCAACATTATCTTCCCCTGCAGTACTAATAACTGAGTTAACGGCATTCTGATATGCTGTAACCTAATTTGAACTCCAATCTTCAAAGTCTTCTGCGTTTTTATTGAGAACACCTGAAATATTATCGACAGCGCTTTGCCAAATTGCCGCCTGCTCGTCTGCTTGTTGCTGAGCGACAGCCTATTCTGTTCCACTACTAAAGTTGTCGGCATATCTGTCGAGTTCTTTCTTTGACATATCTCCTTTGCCAGAAGCAAAATTCTCAACAGCTTTTATCTCCTCATCAGATAAATTTATTTTTTCGCCGTATGCCTAAAGACCTTCAGTTGTCAATCCTGCTCTATAAGCTTGATATATAGTTTCAATTCCATTAGCATCTTTTCGATTTTTATTATAGGTTTCTTCATCCATGCCGCCAAGTTCAAGATATTTTTTAATAGTACCATCAAGTTTTTCCCAAGAATCTAAATTGCTAATTGTAAAATCTCTATTGGCATTATCATCATTGTCGCCTTTTATTCCGCCGCCAGCTCTATTTGCAAAATAACCTCTGTTTCCTGCGGCAGCATTTTTACTGGCCATCGTTTCAAGAACGTCTTCACCCACATGGGAGGCCATAGCGCCCATAAATGATGCCGTTGCATCTGATACGCCTTGACTTTCTTTATAATAACTTGCATAAGCGGATTGTTTTTGAAGTTCAATAAGCTCCATCTGCTTATCATAACTATCCTGAGCTAATTTTGATTCTTGGTCTAAGAATTTTTCATAATCAGCAAGTAATTCTTTTGATTCCTAACTGTCATCGTTTAATATCTTAAACAAGTCTTGAATTGCACTGTCGGTAGACATATCTCTACTTGTAAATTCTCCCCATGCTTCAAGATATTGTCTATCCTTCTTGCTAATACTGCTCGCTGTTCTCGCAAATGATTCACCATCTTCCATCTCAGCAGTGATGATTCTCTCAAGGTTACTTGTGTTAGACCCTTTAATTCTAACATCCTCAACATCTTTTTGTGTTCCAACAACAACTGCTGATTCATTTAACTCAGTTAGCTTTGCACCCGCAGCCTGTTTTGAAAGAACATCTGCTGATTCTTTCTGTAATTCCAGCATACGTTCCCATAAATCTTTCTAAACAGTAAGTTTTCCTGTAACTTCATCATAAGAATTAATTATCTCTGGGAACTTCTCTGCAATCTCTGCTGTAACATTTTTATATTCTTCTTCTTGCTCTGCAGTTCTTGTTTGAATTGCTTCAAGTTCTTCATATTTTTCTTTTAATTCAGTTGCATTTTTTAATTCTTCCTATGCACTTCGATTATCGGATGCTACTGACGAAGCCCTGTTCTTAGCATCTTCAAGGTCTTCTTGCGCCTCTGTCAATTTTTTAGTTGCAATGGTAAGACTATCATGCTCTCTTGCATATTTTTGCAAGCCTATTACAGCAAGTGCAAATAATCCAATAAGAGCTGCTATTGCTGCCGCAACAAGTATGATAGGCCAAATAACCGCATTTTCTGCAACAAAGACAGACCACCAAGATTGTGCAACGCCGCCATTTGCTGCAATAGTTTCTGCCGCAGTTGCTTTTGTGACAGCAGCTGAAACCTTTTGTGCCATAGTTTGTGCTAACAAAGTAGTTGTCTAAATTACAGTCTATACAGCAATCATTTTCCATGCTTCTGACAACTTCATGGTTCCAGTTAATACACCTGCCAATGGCATCATAGAAGACTGCAACGCAATACCAAAGGTTTTTATTGCTCCACTTACTAATGAAGATATAATGCTAAATCTCTATTGTTCTGCGTTTAAATCATTTATTGAATTTGTTGTGTTATTGATATTTGTATTTAGTGTGCCTACAGCTTGTTTAACTGAATGTTCTGCTCTTGCAAATCCACTTGCAATACTGCTCATACCATTAGTCGCTTTTCGTGTGAATGCCTCGAAAGTTTCATCGGTAATTACTCCAGTATTTTTCAACTCTAACATCTTCTCGTTTACAAACTGAACTTTTTCTTCTACAGTTGCAAAACCATTCATGTCGAGTTTGACTTGAGCTAATACATCCAACTCATTATTTTTTGCCTATAATTGAGCCTATAATTTACCTAATTTTTGTTGAAGTTCTGTTGTATCAAAATCTGTTTTAATTGGAAGACGAGCGAGAATATTCTTTCCAAGTGCCTTTACACTCTTTGAAATACTCTTCTTAATATGTGGTCCTATTGTATCAGCAGACTTTTTAATTTCGCTAAAAGATTTAAAAACAGCTGAGCTAAAAGAAGTAATTCCTTTTATTGCCAATGGTAAAGCCACAATCACTCTTGATAAATCAAAAGTATCTGACAAATCTAATTGTCCAAGCCTTTCCATTAAAGTATTTAATCCATCAAGGAAACCTTTAAAGAAATCGCTATCAAGGAAATTAACTCTAAACTGCTCCCACTTTGTAGATAACTGATTGAGTTTATATTCCATTGTGTCTGCATATTTAGCAAACTGTTCATCCGCTCTTCCTTCTGATTCTGCCGCAACATCCATTAACTCAACTGTTCTCTCATAGTTGTCCATCATAGCGATGAAACGTGACTGTTGACGAGAACCTGCAGCAATAGTAGCAACATAACGTTGAGTATTTCTGTCAAGGTCAGACCACTTTTTACTTAATTCAAGGAATACCTCATCCAAATTTCTGAACTGTCCTTGTGCGTCCTTAAGAGACACACCAACAGATTTAAGAGCTGTATCAACCTTGTTAAAATCTAAATCATCAAATTCAGATTCCGCTGTACCAGCTACATTTGTTTTCAACTCTGTAAAACGAGCAATAATTGTTTTAAGAGAAGTACCGATATTTTCCGCAGATTCCTGAGTTGTTTCAATAACCTGTGTTAAGAATGCGGCTGTATTTTCGAAGCTCATACCAGCAGAATTAGCGATAGATGCAGTTCTTGACATAGCCTGTGCAATGTCATCAACTGATGCTGCCGCATTAGCTGCAAGTGTTGAATAAACATCAGTAACATGAGCACCTTCGCCCATTTCCATTTTGAAACCACGAATTGCGGCTGTCATTTCCTGAGTTGCTGTTTCGTAGTCATTACCTGCTAATGTAGCAAGTTTCATAGTGTTGGCTGTTAATTCAAGTGCTTCAGCCTCTTCCAAACCTTGCTGATAGAACAATGCGGATGCTTTAATAACCGAGTCTGTTTTCTGACCAAGTTGTTCAGCCATAGACGCATAATTACCATAAGAAGACCACATTTCTTCAACGCTTTTTGTAGTAACCATGGCAATAGATGCGAATGATTTGTCAAGTGTTTTAATATCTTCAAGAGTTTTTCTGATTGCATTTCTTATTGAATTGAAGACTGCTGTTATACTAAACATACTCATTAAAGTACGTTGCAAATTAGAAATTTCAACCGCCGTGCTCTCCGCTGCAGAAGTGGTTTCGTGCATTGTGTAGGCCATTTCTCTTTCCGCTTGTGCTTCTTGTTCTGTTAGTGGAACGAGTTGACTTGTTGAAGCTACGAGATTTTGCTATGCTATTGCCGCCTCGTCTTCTTTCTAACGCATCTCAGCTGTTTGTTGAGTTATCTGTTGCTGAATTGGAACAAGTCTATTTAATTCTTGACCAAAATCTTCAACGACCTATGCAGCTGCAGGACTGATTACTCCTCTTTCGTTACCTAATAAGTCTCTACTCGCCTGAAGATTTTTTAATGTCTGTTCAGCCTAATGTATTGCCGTGGTAACGCCCTCCATGCCAGCGATAACTTGCTCTGAAGCCAGTTTTATTTTATCTTGTATTGCACCGACATCCTTGAAAAACGTATTTGAACTAACATTTGCTTTCTGTATTACCTGCTCAACGTTAGACCAAATCTATTGATAGGACTATAAATTTCTTAATCCATTTGTTATTGTTTGATTTACATCCTATACGAGCGTTGCTTTAACTTCCTTTCCGCCCATCTTTGCTGCACTACCATACTCCTTTGAAGAGATTTTTGGTGCATATTGCTCAGCAAGACTCTAAGCCTATCCCTGTCTTGTTAAATTAACCTGACGTTCTTGATTTTTTACAAGTTGATTTCTATAAGCAAGTTCTTCCTTTATCTTTTGATTTAATTTATCTTGTGCATTAATTTGTTTACCGAGCGTGTCTACTGTCGTCTTATCAAATCCAAGTCCTTTGAGCTGAGTATCAACATCTTTGAATGCGGTACGCATTTTTTTCTTTAGCTCATCAATTCTTTTCTAATAATCTTTTAATGCGGCGCCATCAATTGCAGTAGAATCATGGGCAACTCTTTCCATTTCTCTTCCAAGAGAGCTTAAAGATTTATATAGGTCTTGTGCTTTTCGATTGAAAGCAGTAACACCTTTACTTCCTTCTACTCCAAATTTACCAGCGTCAGTAAGTTCTTGAAATTTCCTTTCAAGTCTATCAAGTTCTTTTGTCATTCCTTCTGTAATGCTTGCTTTTGCACCAGCAGTTTTCATCTGATTTATCGCATTACGATAGGAACTAATAAGACCAGACGCATCAAGGTCGAGTTTATATATCTGGGTCTGTGTCTTTCCTGCCATTCATATCACCTCTTTAAATTTTAAAAGTAATATTTAAACCTTTAAACTTAATACAAGCTTGGTCAAATAAATTTGTTGAAGATGCTTGTTTTATCATAACAAGGTTTCTGTTTAGTCCAGAGGACTTATATCGTGTATAAGTTTTTATAACATTTCCTTGTTCGTCTTTTTTATTAACTGTCTTTGGTGATAATTTCTTCCTGTACTTCGGGAAGGCTCCTCTCAACTCAAATAAAGTTAATTCATTTTTTTGTAAATCCTTCTTTACTTTATCCATAGCACATACAATTAAATATGAACTTGGAATATAAAAGTTTCCAATTACATATATGTCGCTTGAAACCGCCTTTTCAATTAATGATGCGTCAGTGATACGAATAAAATTGGTAATACTTCCATAAAAACTATCAGTCATAAGTTGCCTTAATCCTGTTACTTTTTTTGATTCAGTAAGAAATTGTCCGTTAGCAAAGAGCCATCTGTAATATCTTACCTAATCCTCGGAAAAATATTTATACATATATTTAGTTCCCATGCCAACATCAGTTTCATAAAGTCTTTCCATTCCTTTCTGCACGTTACTGTAGTTCTTAACCTGGAAACCAATTGTTGTACCTTTTATATTTGCAATGACGTCGACATTCAATTGTCCACCAGACTTTGAAGATGCTCGCTCTCCTCCTGTTATTTCTGTCTATGCGTCAGGAACGCCCCTTCTTACAGCATAAGCGGCCGCAACTTCTCCTAAAAAACCTTTCATTTGTGTAGGTCCGAATATAGACATCATATCAAGAGCTTTGTCTCCTCTTTTAAGGGTTTCATCCATTTTGGAAAATATAGCTTGTAATAAAATATTTTTCTGTTCCTAATCCATTTTTTCTTTTCCGACTTTTTCTATATTCTCTATCAGATAATCCATAAAAACTTGTCTAATCTATTTTATTTCTCCAGTGGTTTTATTTACAACAGCGTCTTCAGTGTGTGTGTCAACATTATATGTTTTATTTTCATGTCTCATATCAACACGCTCAGGGTCATCAAATCTTTCTCTATATTCAGATTGTGACATCATTCCTTGTGAAACTTTCTTTCTATCAAGTCTATCCTAAGCTCTTTGTTCTTTTTGTTTTTTCTTTAAATCAGTTCTTTTTTCTCTTAGCATATTAACATGAATCTAAACACTCTGGTGATAACCGCTTTCCTCTTGTTGCCATAAAGGTTTTACTTCAAGCAATCCTGGAATACTAAAATCATCATAGCTTTTGTCTGGACCTGTGATAGAACGTAAAGTTTGTGCAAGCATTTTCTTTAATTGTTGTTCCGATTCTTGTGACACACCCTTACCAGTGCCCTGAGTAAATTTAATTGTTTTTAACCCTGTACCAAAACTTTTAAATATCTCTTGTGCGGCTTGAGCACTTAGATTATCCAACGCATTATTGACATTTTTTGAAATTTCGTTATAATAAAGGTTAACAAATTTACTAAAATTACTCTTAAAAGCTGCCAATGCCTTAGCATTAGAAGCGGTTTTCATCATGTCTTCCATGCTAATAGGCATTTCACTTACACTTTCAGGATTTTTTCCGCCAAGAAAAAAAGTTCTAAATAAATTCTCATAATACAAATTTATATCAGACTATCCTTCCTTTTTCTGGGTTTTATGGGCAACTCTATCGGATGCTCTTGTTGAAAACACTTTAGATATTTCGCCACTCATAATTCTTGCCAATTCATCTTTACGAAGAGTTTCAACAACCCAATCCGTACCAACCAGACTTGTCAAAAATTCTGAAAAACCTCTTGCATAAGCTAAATTCTCTTCACGTCCATAATGACCTTTTGCAGGGAATTTAAAAAATTTTTTTCTGTCTTTTTCTTTTATTCCCAATTTTTCACTTATCTCTTTTATAAATGCCTGCTCTCTTTTCATTCTCTCTAAATAGATTGATATTAAAGACCTTAATACCGGGTCATTCGTTGTAATTGATTTTGACTTCTTAACATTTATACCATTAAGTGCCTCTGACAACGCCGAATCAAACTTATCCTAAAAATAGGTTTTGCCTGAACCCCTTACTTGTTGATAATGATTTTTAGGGTCTAAGAATTTATCGGTAATATCAGTATATTTACCTTGATAGTCCATATCCCTTAATTGGATATCTAAATAATTATATACCTGTTCTGCGCCCATGATTCATCACACATAATCCTATGTTAACTCATGTTTTAAGAATGTAATCTTACATACCGACTCATTCTCAGCCTGGCGACCTTCTTCTGGGTATCCAGTAAAATAAAATTCACTAACAATAGGGTCTTGATATAAGCTACCAAGTTTTACCGCTAAATTAGAATAAATTTTAATTCTTGGAATTTCCAAAATTGCTGTGCGTGTCTCGCCGCTGAAATGTTCTTTTGTTGTCATTTTGCCTGTCAAATTTAAGAAACCATTAAACAATCTGTTACCAACATCAAGTTCAACAATATCATCATCATAATCAAATGTGTAGTCAACCATAACCTTATTATGATTACCCTTGAAGATAACTTTATTCCCAGCAACTTCAAAATTCATTATGCGATTGCCTGTTTCCAAATCATAACAGAAAATATATTTATCTCTTTTTGGAGGAAGAGGTTTCAACGGTAGCCACTCTCTTCTTCCCATTGGCAATGGTTCATTCTCTGGGTTTCCTTGAATACCCCATTTGCCATCAATATGATTGGGAATATATTTTAACAAAACAAAAGAATAATCACAATCATCAATTACAGGGAGCTGCTCCTTAAATGGAACCGACTTTGTTTTCTTTTGATTTAATTTTGAATTTGTAAGAATAGCCCATGTTGTTGGAGATAAAATACCATCCGAAATTGCAAAATCTGCTTGCTTATCGACCTCCCAATTTATAAGTAAATTATTATTATAGCCGCCTCTGGCTTCTCTATAACTTTTACCTTCCTAAAGTTGAGAAATCTTTGCTGACTCAAAACTCAGAATTGTTTCATTAATATCATATTTGCGATTACCAATTTGTATTGGCTGATTTAATCTGATATTTATATCGTACAATTCCTTAATACCGACATAATTGTCTGCCATAATAACACCTCCTTTGGTATTCTTTCATATTTAAAGTAGAAAATAACGCCCAGCCCTCTATAAAATAGAAAAGAGCAATCCTTTAGAGGATTGCTCTTGACATCAATATATTTCTTCGTTGTTAATAACGATTTCTTCACGGACCTACATAGTTGGAGTATATGCATGGCGTTTATCTTGTGGAACAATTTTGTATCCACCTTGAACCTTATCTGGCTCAACATCATATTGTCTTAGTTCCAATACAGCCTTGTTTTTATTTAAAGGAACAAGTGCATCAATATCAATACTAAATGTTGATGGCGCACCGCCAGCTTGCAACTGAATCTTTGTCGATGCTGAAATGGCAGCACGATTAACAACAAACTGACAACGCTGGTCTTTACCAGTTTTCTGCTCTCTTACGAGCGTTTCTCCAACAATTAAATACTCTCCAGAGAATGTATCGGTATCAATTGAAATGTCAGTTCCGATATAAGTTATATCATTAACATCCTCATCAATTGTTCTGCTCCACTTATAATAGGTTGTACCGAATTTAAGATTGATATAATCTCTCTTAATAATATTAAAGTAGATTAAGAAAAATCCATCTTCCGTTGTGTATCCTGCATAAGTCTTGCTATCTTTTACACCCAGTTTGTTATTAAGAACCGTAAAGCCCTCTGGGTCTTCTGAATTAACAATTTTAGCTCTGCTATTCTCAACAATTGTTCTGCCGAAATGGTCTGTAATTCTGTTAATTACGTAGTCATCTTCTGTTAGTGAATCTACCCATTCTTTATCATATTGATTTTTCAAATATGACTTTACAGCAGGCAAATAATCTGAAGGTAATAGCTGTTTGTCGCTCTTATAAACACGAACACATTTCTGAGCCAAAATCTTTTCATCAAGCACTTTTCCTTGCATAAATGGTAACATTGTTTTTGCATCATAAAATACAGAGAAAGTTTCTTGTTGATTATTATACATTTTCTTTACATTCAACATCTGCTGAATCAAATCTATCTACAATCCTTTTCTATCAGTAACGATACATTTTTCAAACCTATCAATTGCAGTTGATTCATACAAATCATTTTCAAAATATCCTACCTTACTAAAGGTATCAATCTCTTGGGTAATATAATCAATAACCTTTTGCGGCATAGCCGGATGGATTATTTCATGCATATCACACCAACATAAATCCTCAAGTGCATCCTCTAAATAATGAGGGAATAGATAGAAAAGAATGTGGTTTAAGAAAAATTCATTTCCTATATGGAAGGTTGGATTATATGGGATATCTGGTCGCTTGTCATATCCAGTAAATATATCCTTTACAATATCTATTGTAGTATCTTCATGACCATGGTCTTCGTGCCAGTCCTAATGGCGACATCCAGAATCTCTCATGTTATCCGCAGAGATATATGCCCAAATACATTTACAACCAGTTGGAGTTTTTTCCAAAGAATAACTCAATTGCAATACCATATCAGTACTTGCGTTATTAGTCTCCAAGCTCTCCTCTCTGGAGGTCTTAAATGCCTCTTTGCCTTTATCTCTATATGTTAAAACTAAATCTCTCCAGCCGCCAAGTCGCTGTCCTATCTCCAATTTTTCAAATGCTTTAGCCTCCTTATACTCTTGCTCTGGATAGTCATAATCTTTAATTAAAAGAGATAAGCACTCATACCTCTTCTCATTAAAATCAAAGAATGGACTTAAATCCCTTGAATGAGGAGTCTTTTGCGTTCTTCTGTAGTAAGCGTCTTTTAAAAGCCATCTATTTTCAGCAACAACACCGTCTTCTACGGTATTTCTGTCTTTAGTTGCATAGACATATTTAGTTGAATGATTAGGCTGCTCTTTTGTGCCGGCGTTCTTCTTGCCTGCTCTCTCGGTGGTGCCGTGACGAGGGTCATAGCCAGCTTTCTAAGCACATCTATATACAATTTCCCACTCGGCGTCGGTCAGCGCAGGAGACGGAAAGGCTTTTGTAGAGTAATGTTTTTGTCCATATTTATTGGCTACATTTAATTTCGCAATGGCCGATGTCCAGTCGGACATCTTTGCCATCACGCGTCCGTTCATAAATGTATCCAGGGACATTTGTGAGAATAAAGCATCTTCAAGTTTTAAAGTTACGCCTTTATCGAAACTCCACGAAATGATTTTGCCATTTCCTTTGCCGCCGCTCGCAGTTACATTGTTAACCTTTTTATCGAGTGAAGAAACCTTCAAGGTATCAAAGTACAAAACAGGAGTGTAAAATTCTTCGTCTCCAACTCTGGTAATAGAGTAGAATACAACATCTGCAACTTCTTTAATACCATATTGTTTAAATACGTTCATTATTTACCACTCCCTTCAATCGTTGCAGAATATTGGTCTGGTTTTAGATATTCGCCATTAAACTTATGAACTTCTCTAAGGGTTTCGTCAATAGAATAAATGTTAATATCTCCAGAAATTTTAACCGCAACTTCATTAAGATTCTCTCGCTCATTTCCCACCTTCTTAAATCCTCTATTGTTATGGTCATCACATTCAAGAATTTCACATGAAATATCTCTTTCGTCTGCCGCTTCAATAATAAGATTAAGGTCTTCTTTGATGTCTCCATCATATGGTGTGGGAATAAGCTCAGGATTTGGAGAAATAAACTGGTCAATGTCTTTCTTATCAACAGCACAAGGACACTTATTTTCAATAAGGTCGTAAGCCGTTAATTTCATCATTACACCATCGCTGCGGCGTAAAGCATTGAGTTTCATTGTAAATACGGTTGGGTCACCATCCGCTTGTAATGTTAACCTGTTATCAGGAGTTAACTTACATAATGGAATCTCAAACTGATATTGTTCATCTTCTCCATATCTATTTCTTATCATTGTTTCTCCAACAAGTCTGTACATACCAGGATAATGTTGAGCATCAATGATTATTTGTTTACCAAGAGACTGGTTCTCTTTCGCTTTAGAACGAGTCCATTTATAATACACACTGCCCTTTTTTATAACTGCCAAGTTTCCAGTTATACGTTGACCATTTTCTCTGTAATATTCAAAAGTATTAGGTAAGTATGGCTGCATCGTATTAGGGTCAATAAATACAGTAAGAGGAGTTTGAGAATACTTCTCTAAAAATCTGTATTGTCCATGAGCTGTGTTAACATCAGTATCTATACAAAAAGTTCGTGTCGCTTGTATCTTTTCCATTTTATCCAATAAAAATACATCTTCAAGAGCTGTATCAATTGAATAAATAGTATCCTATGGCGGCACAACATTTGTATTATATTCAACGCCAATATTGGCAAAATATCTGTAAGGAATGTAGGTATTATTGTTAATACCATCAATATCAAGTTTTCTTAAATGACTGTATAGCTCATCTTTTGCGCATCCCTTTCTATATCCGTCAATGTATAAATTTTGAGTTAAGAAGAAGATACCATTCATTTCTTCTTCATCATAATCAAAATCAATATTTTTTGGTTGTCCCCATTTGTCAATAGTAGCTTTGGCAACTGACTCATATTCATTCCAAGATTGGTTATCACCATGAGAGGCGATATTGTTTTTTATCCATTCAAACACTTTTCGACCATATTGATAATGAATACCAAAAGCCTCTGTCTCAAACTATGTCTTATACCAAGTTGATTCATCTTCTGTTGGCCCTTTTCCATTAAAGAAATACCATCTTTGTGTTTGCTCTCTGTAGAATAATAACAAGTCTTGAATACGAACTCTCATTTTCGTATCATCAGAAGTGATACTGCCGCTTATCATCCAACAATAAATAGATGTGCCGCCAACATATCCTTCATGCTTTTTACTACCTTTTGACTAATAACCTTCATATGCCGGCCATCTGTCAGGAATAATAAGAAAGTCAGAAAATCTCTCTGCTGTAAGAGTGGCTGTTCTCAAACAAGTGTCTGGAGTATTATCATCGACATTTCTATCAAAAAAATGACGCAAGTGAAGCTGTAACTTCTTCGCTCCTAACTTTGCGCCCCAATTCATGCTACTTGAAGCCGGCGTAAAAAGTGCGTCTTCAAGAGTAACAGTTATATCTTTTCCGTAATCCCAAGTGATTAACTTTGGATTGCCTATACCACCTTGTGCAGATGCTGACTATGTAGATTCCTCCACAGTGGACACCTTTAGGGTGTCCATGTAGAGAACGGGGATATAGACTTCATCATCGTTTTCGTCAAGTTCGATGGCATAAAGAGTTACCTCAGCAACATCCTTAATTCCATACTGCTCGAAAATATTGTTCATCTATAATCCCCTCCTTTATTATTTTGCAGAAATCTTTGTAGAACCGTCCTTAGGAACCTGTGTTCCAGAGCAGCCTGTCTTCATTTCTTCTTCAACTTCATAGAATGTGATTTCCATAGGGATACCATTCTGAGGTGTAGCAACTTCAACATCAAGATTGAATGTTGTTGGGTCGCCGTCAGCCTGAAGTGTTAATGTGTGGTCAGATTTAATCTTACACAATGGAAGAGTAATCTGAATTCTCTGGTCTTCACCAGTTTCTCTTTCACGGATAAGAGTTTCAGCAACAATCTTATACATGCCTGGGAATACACCCTGTTCAACGAGAATCTTTTGAGCCTTAAGAGGATTCTCCTTAGTGCTGAGAGTAAGAGACTTCTTGTAATATGGCTCGCCCTGGTGGAACCAGTAGTCATCGTCATAAGGGGTCATTGTCTTAGGATTTACGTAAGCCCAAATTGAACGGCTTAGGTTATCCTTCTTGCAGCAAGGAGTGCAACCAGATGTGTCTTTTGTCCACTCTGGGTCTGAAAGCTCATAATCAAGGCCGACAACTTCTGCAACATTGCCCAAATTCAATGTTACGCCGTCTGGGAGTGTGTATTGAATCTTAAGATTCGCTTCGCCGTCAACAAGATATTTTACTTCTTCGTACTGCTCTGTGGTTATTTTCATTCCGAAGTATGTCTCATCGGTTATGATTGAAAGTCCTTGAACCGCCTGGTCTGAAAGATAATTCTCAAAAGCACTTTTTGTGAACCATCTATTCTCTGCAATTGAAGGTAAACTATCTTTAACATCTTTGCTTGAAGATACATCCGCAGATACAGTGAATACTTTCTTGTTCATTGTATCTCTTACATTTTCGATTCCACCCTTAATTGTCTTAGGAGCAATATTGAAAATGTTATTTTCGTACTTAGTAATGATGTAGTAAGAAAGAGCATTGATGCTATCAAATCTTACCCACATATCAATATGTCTGAATTGGTCAGTATTGATTTGTGGCATTTCAACCCATGATACATCTGGGTCTGCATGCTTGTCCTCAACCTGTCTCTCAAGGTCCCAATCAACAGCAGTAGTTCCAAGATATGCTCTGATAGAGCCATCCCAACATACACGAATCTTAAGATATGGATAATCATTAAAATCGTCAAGCATGCTTAGTGCTTCTGCATCGCCGGCACACTGAACATCAGTTTTTGGCTTTCCTTCTGCCTGTGCGTGATAAATAATCTTTGCCTCTGGCTTAGACTCTTCATACATATCATATCCTCTTAAATAGATAATCTCGTATTTAAAAAGTTCAGAAGGCTGATTGATACCAACTGTCTGCTGTCTCTTAATTGGATAAGACTTACCATAAATAGAGAAGAATCTATCTGGAACAACAGCTACAGACTTAACCGCTGTCTCAATTTCAAGATTCCATTTATAAGGTTTGCTATTTACATAGCCAAAACCTCTTACACTTGTTCCGTCAAGAATACTTGAACGCTGTAAATAAACAGGCTCATCGTGCTGGTCTTTAAGGATAATGTCCTGACCTGGGTCACGTGGAAGAAGGTTACTTACTACCGCATTGACTGTATCGTTTCTTGGGTAGAAAGCCTTTTCCATTCTGGAAATTCTTTCCATACCACAATCAAGTGACTGAAGACCTGTCTTGTGATTTACTTGACCATTCTGCCAATCAGCACTAAGTACGCCACCCCAGCAAAGGCCGAGTGATGCAGGAGTACAAAGAGCATCCTCAAGTGTTAAGTTAATTGTTTTTCCGTAATCCCAAGAGATTAATCTTGAGTTACCAAGACCGCCCTGTGCCCATGTGTTTTCAGCAGTCTTTTCAGTAGTGGTAACCTTTAAAGTATCAAGGTAGAGGGCAGGGACGTAATATACGTCCCCACTACCGTCTTCCTTTTTATGAATACTGTAAATGGTTACATCAGCTACTTCTTTGATACCATACTAGTCAAAAATATTCACTGATATTCACCTCACTTTAATTAATATTCAGTAGCACCGATTACCAATTCTTCCTCATCTTCGCCGCTTACTTTGTACATTTCAGCGCTGTCAAGTAAGTTGAGGTTCTCAGTGTCCTTAACCATAGTAGAACCATCGTTCTCTTCTGTGTTCTCCTGAACGTCGAACTGAACGAACTTCATCATAACACCATTGTCTGGTCTAAGAACGCTCATGCTGAAGCTGAATACGACTGGGTCGCCATCTGCCTCAAGAGTAATAGCTGCATCAGATGCAGACATCTTAGCCTCTGGGATGATGAACTGGAATCTCTGGTCTTCACCGGTATTCTTATCTCTTACAAGTGTCTCACCGACAACTCTGTAAGTTCCAGGGAACTTATCAGCAGAGATTTCAATTGTATTACCGATGCTGTTTCCTTCGTATGCAACAGAACGAGTGAACTTGTAAACAACTTCGCCCTCAGCAATTGGAGTACCATCCTGGAATGGTTCCATAGTCTTAGGGTCATAGTAAACAGCCTGAGCAGTTACGTTACCCTCAGAAGGAGTACCATCCTGGTTGCCGGCAGGAACGATGAAGCTTCTCTTTGCAGTAATCTTCTCCATTCTGTCAATCATTGTTGTGTCCTTAACACCGTTCTTGAGGTCACCATTCTCGCCAGCCCAAATAGCTGCCATAGATGCTGGTGTGTAAAGAGCATCTTCAATAGAAAGAGTAATCTCCTTACCATAGTCCCAAGTGATGAGTTTAGCATTACCACGGCCGCCAGTAGCGTCAGTAGATTCAGATGCCTGCTCAAGAGTTGAAACCTTAAGAGTATCAAGGAATAATACAGGAACGTAACGAAGAACATTCTTCTTTGTCTTACGAACCTTAATAGAACCAACAGTTGCAGTAGCGTCAAATGACTCGTCACAAGCTGTAACAGTTACAGTGTGAATAAGACCATTTCTTACGATGCGTTCTGCCTGCTTGTCTGTGATATAACCGTTGTCGTTAATCATCCAAGCTGTTTGAGTGAAGTTCTTGCAGCAATGTCTGTCAACAACAAAGATAAGTCCACGGTTGCCGATAACTACAAGTGCAAGGCAAGCTGTACCAGCGAAGATAACATCCTGATAGAACAACTTATTGCCCTTCTTATCACGGAACTCAAAGATACCATCCTTATCAGCTGCAAGACCACGACGGCTTACGTTCTTAAGGAGATAGATATAAGCTCTGTTTGCAAGACCGCCATTCTCTGGGTCTACATAGATTGCTCTATTAGACTCAACTTCCCATGTGCTGCTTACTCTTACCTGTCCAATCTGAGATGGGTAAACTGCAGTAGCAAGAGTGTCGAGAACGCTTGCAAGATTGTAGTTAGATGTTGCATGCTCACCTGTTACTGGGTCCTTAAGAGGCTCACCATTGAGCATAAAGTCATCGTAAATACCGAGTTTATCATTTACTGGCTTAGTAGATTCAAGGCTCTTACCTCTTACCTCATAGCCGCCGAAGATTCTGTCAAATCCAGATTCAGTAACTTCTGCAGTACCATCAACGAGCTTAGCTTGCTGCTTAAGAGCATCAATAGCATCGTTAATGCTGTAGTGCTGTGCATCGCCCCATGTTTCTGTTGCGTTTGCGATTCCGATATCTTTACCCTTACCAGCCTTAGCGTAGTCCTCATAAGTTACAGTGTCATCAAAGAAGAAAACCTTTCCGCTCTTCTTGTCAAGTGCGTAACCGATTTGCTGAGGAAGGTAGTAACCCATTTCGTCCTCAACTGCAAGTTCTGCATAGTCTGTGTAAGTAATATCATAAGCCTTAGCTTCAATTGTCTGACCTGCAAGGTCCTTAATAGCGCCGTCAACTTCTTCCAAATCATAAAGATTCTCACTGATTCTTCCAGGAAGACCAACAACAACGACTCTCTCTCTTCCGTTAGGAGCTGTTGCGAAGTTGTCATCGAACTCAAATCCACCGAACATACCGTCAGCATCTTCGAAGTAGTAACGAGTACCAATCTTAGTAATAAGATTCTGATTCTTAGCGAAAAGCATACATACCTGCTCTGCATAAGAGAACTCGTGAGTACCAGCCTCTCTGTCTGCATCCATAACATTGTGGTTATCAACAGCAGAGTTAAGGTCATAAATACCTGTCTCAGTCTCTTCTGTGCTGCTAAGAGTTACCTCAAATTCAAAACGGAAGATGTTGTAACCAGTGTCTGGAGTTGCTGTTGCATCCTCATCTGCGCCATCCTCTGCACCATCAGCTGCATCAGAATCGCTGAGAACGAATGGCTGACCTGTAGACATAGGCTGTGTGAATCTGCAAATAATACCAGTTTCATCAAGGATGTCTTTGTAGTTAATTGCGAATAAAGCTCTTACTGCGTCTGGGTCTGCATCAGCAGGAACTGGGAGTACGATATAACCGCCAGTAACTGTTGTACCGTCAGCTTCAAGCTCACCGCCGTGTGCCTCAAATGCTGCCTTAAGTTTAGCAACGTCAACTGTTCCCTTTACAGAAATAGGAGCAATAAGGTCGCTTCTGTATGCAATAAGGTCAAGACTACCGATAGTAGACTGGCTCTTAGTTGTGCCCATAAATGTAATGCTTGTAGAAGTTACATCAATAGTATCCATATCACAAGCATAGCCGCTTGCAAGAAGGCGATATACCTTACCGAGCATGTTTGCTCTTGTTTCCTTGTCAAGCATTGATTTTACTGCGATGTGGTCTGGAGCATCGAAAAGATTTGGAACGTTATCGCCATCTTCATCCGCTTTGATATCATCAGTAATGCTATCAATAGCATCCTGGTCTGTAATAGCCTTACCAACAACAAGACCTGTGAGGTCATCTGTAAAGCCTTCGATATCTGTATAGTAACCAGTGCCCTTGACAGTTACAACATCATCACAGTCATAATTGTAGTGAGTTAAGATGTCAGCATCCTTAAACACATAAGCCTCATAACCATCGACTTCTCCCTTGCCGTCTGCGTCAAGTGGATATACCATGTCTTTAGTAAGAGCACCTTTGAGGATTGAGGAAATTGAAATCTTTCTCTGTGACTCATAGGTTTCTTCCTTTCTTTCGATACGGTAAAGAGTTACGTCAGCAACTTCTTTGATACCATACTTTTCAAAAAGATTTTGTGCCATTAGTCATCAACCTCCTTTTGTTAATTTTCGGGATTTTCTCCCCAGTATTTTGCTTTAATTTTCTTAGAATCTGCACCTGCACAAAGCATTTGTATATCCTAAGTCCATTTTTCTCTCAACTGATGTCTCTATATCAATCCATAGAAAGCATAAATTGATTTATTCTGATAATCAATTCCGAACACTTCTGCGATTTCCAAAAGGTCTGCTAAATCCCTGCCTTCACCATTTTTCTACTACTGCTTTCTTTTAATTTCGTCACGCTTTTCAGCGTTGAGTCGCATCTTACGAGCAAACTCTGACTCATTTTCTGGCGGCGGCTTGGGAACCTTTCTTCGATTTTGAATACTCAAAATTTGCTGAAAGTCTTCAAAATTCTTTTCAGTAATTAATCTCTTTTCAGTCATTGGTCCGACTAAGACCGAGTTGAGCTTTGGAAGCAATAATATCTCTTCCTTTATAAAAGTAGAAAAAGCATCTTGGAGTTCTAAGAAAAACGTATCGCTTGCCTCCGCACTTTTCAATAGGTATGCAAGGGGCGACATATCTTTAATTGCCTCTGTATCTGCCTTTTTCTCTTCTGCAATTTTAAATATGCTATCCTTTGTCAAAAGTAGCATACCGAGCCTTGAGCTGTATTTAAGACTACCCATAGTAAGCATATCCTTCATCATGCCGGGATAGACCTCGCATACATCACCGAGCATTGAGGGTAGCCCGGCGTATGCTTGTTCCTAAACAACTTTTATCTCATTAGCTGAAAGCATTGATACTGAACCTCATGAGATAACTACCTGTTTGATTGGTCAAAGAAGAAATACTAAAACCGTGGTAGACAATCTCACCAAGTCCATTAATTCTCTTGTTCTGCAGCGACTTTCTAACCTCAGACATAATTGCGAAAGGTCTGATTGTGTCTCCTGCAATTCTCCATTCAGCGTAAGGAGTATAAACATAAACGAGAACTGTGATGCTTTCGTTATCAAAATTATCAGTAACTTCTGTGTCACTAAATACGACAACAATTTTACTGGTAGAAGTTTCATCTTCAGGAGTTACAAGTGGAATGAATCTAATATTCTTTCCGAGCAACTCCATTGTATTTTCTAAATCTTTGTGATATGTTGGGTTCAGCGGCTCAAGGTCTGTGTTAACCAACAGCTTGCACAAGTTCTGATTCTGTAAAAGTTTTTTACAAATCTTGATAAGGTTTGGTCCAAGTTCTTGACCATAATTAACCTTTGATTCCATTCTATCACCTCATTACGCATTATTCAAGAAGAAATTAGTATCTTCTCCAACCAGAATATCCTAAGAAGTCTTAGGTTCAGGCTCTCTTTTCAGGTACTCTGCGATAGACACATAAGCTACGCCCTCAATGCTTATATTATCTATACCAACGATTTCCCATCCTCTATCTTTATAATTAAAGTAAATACCTTTTTTCAAATAGTCTGCATCTTGTGTTACAAACTTTCTATGTGCCAGCGGCTCTCTGTATGAAACCGCACCATAGGAGGTAAATTTGTCCTATACAAAAACAGAGGTCTCACTGACAAATTTAATGGGGATAGTACGAATAGTATCTCCATATTCATCGGTGTGGTTAATCATACTATCTAACTCCAGAACTTCATAGGCTTGATAACCTTTTGTGGCATCGGGGCTGACAAAGCAGACTATCCAGTAATTGTCATTTTCGACCTCTTTCACTTTTTGATATGTTCTTATTACATCGCCGGTCTTGAATTTTTTCTCTTTAGTAGAAACCAAGATATTTGACACTATTTTATCCTGACGCCACTTACTTGGTTGAACAGAACATAATATCCGTGCCGGCTCGTCATTGATTGAATAAACTGTAGCTTGATATTTTGTTCTTTGTAAAAACAAATTATCAAACTCATTTTCTTTTCTTGTCTTAACTCTCTCTTGAATTGTATGACCGTCCTTATTTATTCTCTTCAAATAAACATCTTCAAAATAGCTACTCATAACACATCAATCCTATCAATGAGATGCATACACTCAAATATAGTCTTTCTGTAATATTCATAAGCTAAGAATCTGCAAGCAGTTAACTTTGTAATCAACATACAGTATTCATAGGAACGCTCTTCTTCAGGAGCGATTGTTAAGTCAAGAAGGATGTTGTCAAGGAATTCTTTCCAAGAACCATCTTTTTCTCTTTCACAAAGGAGTCCATACAAACGGTTCTTGAGGATTTCCTTACGCTTAGCGACGACCTCTTGTTCCATTTCGCATTCCTCCCGCAAGTTTTCTATATTTAAAAGGACTGTTGTTTGGTGAACGATAGTAGTTGGATTCCATCATTCTCGCATCTTTCGTAACCTAATCCTTCAAACTAATAAACTGTCTTAAAAGATTAGCCTGTGAAAAATCAGCCTCATCATATTGCGTTTTTATATTTTCCCAACTATCAACTGTTCTTTTGAGCCATTCCTGTTTCATAAAAGTAGCAATAACCTGTATCTCTGCCTATCCCATTTTGTGGTCAGTAAAGACTTGTTTTTCCTCATCAATGTCCAACTTACAACGTGGGAATTTGAAATAAGGAATAGCGGAGTTTAGAAAGGCTCTCCAATCACGGAGAAACCAATCCAAATCCTCTTTAGAATAGCAACGAGACCAGTCATCTTCATTTACTTTTGCAAGAAAAGCATCATATACATCCATTAAAGCGACCATCTACATCACCACGTTTTATTTATTACTGAACGTCTCTTCTTCTCAAAGCCTCACGTTCTGCCGCTGCCTTATCAGCCTCAGCATTTTCCTTGTTACGAGCAATAATCTTGATTACATCTCTGCCAGTAACTTCCTTCAAATAATCAACCTTCTGAGTGTCGATAGTCTGAGTTCTTACTGCGTAATCAACAATTGCATTTGCTTGGTCAAGTGAAAGTGAAGCAAGTTCTTTTACGAAGTCATCATAACTTCTAACTTTCAAGAGAGTAAGCATCTGTTCATCTGTAAGGATTCTGATTTTGGTTGGAATCTTAGTACCAGGCTCTTCAAGTCCAAGGTCAATCTTGTCTTGCATATTCTCAATATACAATACGCCGGTACTTAACATATTTCTGAAACCGTTGCTCCAAAGCAACTGTTCAACAATATTGAAAGGAATTGTCTGAATTGCACCCTTGTTTGGGAATACTCTTCTAATTCCATAAGCAGGCTCATTAACAATAACTGTCTTGCCTACCATACTCTTAAATACTACCATTCTGTTTTCCATTTTTTATTCCTCCTTTAATCTCTTAATAAAATAAGGCGGCAAGTGAGTTATACTCACTCACCGCCCTTTCGTATACTCAATTATTCCTTAATCTTTCGATTATGGATAAAGTGGAGCTGGCTTGTCAGGTGTAGGAACCGGAGTAGCTGCGCCCCATGCAGTGCCGCTTGTAGCGAAGATTCTCTTCATATCTTCTGTAATTGCATACTGCTCAGTTTCAAGCTCAAGGTTTCTGTATACACACCAATCGTTTGTAGTAAGGATAGCAACACCGAACTTCTTGTAAACTTCAAGCTCGTAGCTTCTATCTCTGTGTTTCCACTGGTCAACCTGTGTAGGACCTTCAAGAACAACCTTGACAATCTTCTGTGAACCAGTTGGGAATACGTATGCAACTGATGGTGGAATCTGGTATGTTTCGTTGTTCTCGTCAACGAATGACTGAGGAAGCTGTACGATTGGAGTACCACGGAATACTGTGATATAACCAGTAGCAGCGATATCAGCGATGTCACGAGGACTGTAAACAGGAGTTGCATAACCAGGTGCTGAGCCGAGTGCAGGGTTAGCTGTAAGTGCATAAGGACCATAAATTGGCATACCGATTGCATCAGGACCCATCTTCTGTACGAACTCTGGAGTAGCAAAGATTACAGCAGAACCGCCGCCATAGTTCTTAGCGATAACAGTAAGCTGAGCCATTGCCTCAGGGTCGAATGTAGATGTAATAACTTGGTTTGCAGCAGGCATATCAGAATTCATAACTGTTGCAAGAAGTGCTTTGTGGAATTCCTTGTACATAGCCTCTTCAAGACCTTCCATAAGAAGATTCATAGGCTCAGTAAGGTTTTCGTCACCAGTAAGAGTACGCTCAAAGTCGATGTAAGCTGCGCCACCGATTGCTTTACCGCTTAACTCGAATGTATCAACGTCAAGACGGAATGCTTCGTATGCGCCTGAAAGACCAACTTCAGTGATGAAAGTCTTTGCACGTCTACGACCACGCTTAACAAGGAAAGTAGCTCTCTGGCCGTCAGCTACAGTCTTAACTTCTGCAAACTGACCAATAAAGTTTCCGACATAGTCTGGGATAACTTCGTCAAATGCTTCCTGAATAATCTGGAAGATTTCATACTTGTTCTTCTCAAAAGCAATTCTGTTTGGAGCAAGAGCAAGGAGTTCCTGTCTAAGTGTCTCTTGGACATCCTTAGCGGAATACTGTGTTACGTCAGGACTTGTTCCTTTGAATGCATGAATCCAAAGGTCTTTAACTGCCTGGATATCAATTGTCTTATTTTCCATTATCTATCTCACCTCTTTCCTTTAAAATTAAGCCTCAGGCTTGTTGATGAACTGGAACATGAAAGATACAGTTCTGTCTGCGTTGTCATAAGCCTTTACGAGCTGGCAATAAACATTACCAAGACCCTCTGCTGGGTCAGCGCCGATAACAAGTTCACCGTCTGAATCTGGAAGAACTACTGCATAGATAGGTGTCTTAGAACCAGATGCAAGGAAGTTCTTTACTGCAACGAAGAAATCAGCAGAATCAGCTGTTGTTGCATAATCAGCAAGGTTGATTGTAAGTGTATCGTCAATCTCGTTTTCGATAGTACCAGCCTCAGCCCACTGTACAGTGTTAGTTGTAATTCTCATACCAACCTGTGTGTAACCGATTCTTGGGAGCCAATCAGATGTTGTAAGGAAGAAGTTTCTACGCTGTGGAGCATACTGATTGTAAAGTTTTTCTGTAGAGTAGTTAATACCCATTGGGAAACCTGCGTCACTCATTTCCTGGTTAGGAATAGTAGCGAGCTTGTTTGCCTTGTCAATCATGAGGAATGCACCGTTCTGTGCAACAATCTTAACTGCCTCATCATCAGGTGTAGCAGCTGCCTCATACTTAACATTTGGACCAACCTGTACGTCAGAGAAGCACTCTGGGTCAAGGTAGCACTGAGCCTCAATCATACCGGCTCTGTTGAACCATACCTGGTTCTCTTCAATCTGGCCATAAGACATGCCCTTAGCATGGTTACCATTGCGGTAAAGGCCACGGTCAAATTTAATACCCATTATTTATTACCTCCTTTATGCTTATTTAAAAGTTTAAGAGCACCTGTGAGAGTATTCTTTTCAGTGTTCTTATAAATCAAGTCAGGCTCAGCATCCTTCTTTTCAGTACTGAACATTGTATTGTCAGAATTATAAGCCGCAAAGCATACTTCTTTCTTGAAATCATCAACAGAGAATGTATCCATATTAGCCTTAAATTCTGCAATCTTCTCTTCAGAAAGGTGTGCAGAGAACTCGTCAATAATAGCAGTCTTCTTTTCAGTGTCAACTGCCTTCTTGTAACTTTCAAGCTCTGACTTTTCATTATTAAGGTCGCCATTTAGCTGATTTAATCTAACGATTTCAGCATCTTTCTCAGCAATTGTTGCTTCATAAGCATCAATCTTAGCCTGAGTTTCGTCATCAAGAGAATGATTCTTCTTCTTGTCGTCATCATCGTCTGACTTGCAAGTGTTCTCAGTCTTCTTCTTGTCGTCATCGTCATCAGACTTCTTGCCGTCCTTGTCATCCTTGTTACCGTCGTCGCCTTCGGCGTCGCCGTTAGACTTAGAATCATCTTTCTTGTAAGTTTCAAGAGCCTCGTTAGCTGCTGTAAGTTTTGCCTCAGGGTCAGCCTTGATAGCTTCAAACTCTTCAATCTTAGTAGCCTGCTCTGCAATCTTTATCTGAATCTCAGCAAAAGAACCAACAGACATAAGCTCGCTGATTGCAGCATTTTCGCTCTCTGTGACATTAATCATGTAGCATACTTCGCTTTCGCCTACAATAATTTCACCAGCCTCATTCTTTGAGTAATTAACTCTTGAATAGGAGTTGGTAGCAGCATCATAAGCAACAGCATAAGTGTCGCAAACGTTGCAAATAATCTTGCAACTATCTTCTGAGTTGATAGCATCATAAAGTGATGCAACCATTGTCTCATCGGATAATTTGAAAATATTCTTATCCATTTTCTTGCTCTCCTCCTTTTTCGTAAAATTTCTTACATAGTCATACAATTCCTTAGCCTCAGTGTAAAGGCTAAAGAACGCAGACCCTTCGAAACAAGGTTCAACCGCATCTCCGAGTGCCTACAGGCCTAGCAGATGTCCTGTCTGGAAGTCGAAGTATGGTTGACCATCCTCTGGCCAAATTTTCCATTCACCAGTAAGTCCCTAATCGTGGATTTCCATTGATTGGACTTTTTCGTGAATAAGCTTAGCTTCTGGATAGAGAGCGGTGTAGAGAATAACATCAGAACAAGCATATACTCTTTCAACCCCATCAGGGTCTACATGGCTCTCCCATGCAAAATTTGGATTCTCAGGGACTACTCCATAGATTTGACCAATATTGTGGCCCTAGCCGTGGCCTTCGAAATCGACATCATCCTTATTAAAAATGCCTTTGATTGGAGTATAAGGTAAAGACTGAATCAATTGATTTGCAAAGTCTTCCGATATATATGTACGATTTCTATTGAGTCCCTTATAGAAAATGCGTACTCTGCATTTAGAAAGGGTAGGAGAAAGAGTTTCATTCATGCCGTAAAGAGTTACGTCAAGATGTCGCATATTGTCCTAAATTTCCATTACTTATTCTCACCTCCATCACCCTTTTTTTCTGCAGCAGTATCGCTTTTCTTTTCTTCCTGCTTGTTGGAAGTATCGTCTTTTTCTTTCTCGACCTCTCCTTCCTTAGCAGTAGTAGTTTTTTGTTGCTCAGCGTTCTTAGCAGTCTGAGCTGTGATAGCGTTTGTTTTACCAGATTGAGTATACGCTGATTGTAACGGCTTAAGTACTTCATCCAAATCGAGTACATCATTCTCAAGAGCCTTAAGGTCTGCAAGGTTAGTTTGGTCAACACCAGTTGACAAGATAGGTGTCAAGAAGCTGTAACCGAACGCCGCCAAATCCTTAGCCTTGGAAGTGTATTCGTATGCGTTGTAGAAACTAATCGGTAGAACTAATAGCTTAAATGATAACTTGCGGTTACCAAATTTATTATTTAACAAGGCAGTAAAAAAGTGAGCAAAACTTTGTCCTAGTACCATCATCATAGACAAGTCATTGTTCAATGAGAATGTAAGACCTGCATCTGTGGTAGCACTGAAAAGTTCCTTTGATACGCCCGCAGAATCATAAATTAACTGTTGAGCGGCTTGGAGTTCTGTTTTATCACCAGGAACGCCGCTTAAATCTAATAGATGGACTTTGTTGTAAGATGAAACTACATCAACGTCCGGTGTATTGATTAACATTTCAAGAACACCTTCATGCATATCAGAAAGTTCTTGTGGTTCAAATACCAAGTTCATTCCATCATGTGGAGACTCTTGAACAAGAATACGTCTGAGGGACATAAGGTTTCTTTCTTTATCCATTTCCTTGTAATCCTCTAAGTCATCAATAAGAGGAATGAGGTCAAGGAAGAAAGGCTTTTCTTCAAATAGGGTAAAGTAGATACCTAATTCAGCAGGAAGGAAAATCCAAGGCTCTCCTTTTCCGCCTTTATAAGACCTGTAACCTTTTTGAATTACCTTTGGATAGGTTTTTAGAATTTGGTTTCTGAACGCTTCTTCTCTGATTGTGTCAAAGAAACGAACATCAAATTCGATAATATCAACGTCTTGAGAGTTCTTATATCTGCTACGACAGAACTCAAAAGGCAAATCTTGAATTGCGACATTTTCGCCATTGTCATGAATCAAACCATAATAGCCGCCATCAACCAATACGAATTTTGCAAAATGGGCACACTTTCTTTCGATGCCGAATGATGAACAAAATTCTGCCGCATCAAAATAAATTTTCTGATTCTTCTTATCTTTCAACTTATCTGTAAACTTCTTCAAGTGAGGAACCATAACCCAAGAATAAGTTAAGAATGTCGCATAATGAAGAATTACTCTTTTATAAACACCGCTGATGGTGAAGAAATATTCTGAAAGTTTTGCCTGTTCAACTGCTGAACCATCAGTAATGATTCTATGGATTTCTTCTTTTGAGAAATCGTTTCTGAATCTGTTATTCTGAGCTGGCTCTCTGGCATTGGATTTAACATATGCGTCCTTTGTCTTTGCAATCATAACACCAATTTCTTTCTTGAATGTTTCAATTCTTTGCATCCTCAGCATTTCAGGAGTTACTTCTTTATTTCCGGTACTCAACGTCTTCCACCTCCTCTCTTCGGGCCTCGTGAGCCACTGGTAAATGTAAGCTGTCTACGACCAAGACCACGATTACGGCGGCGAGACATTGCTTCATTTTCAATCTGAACAACACGATAAACTCCCATTTCGAGTGCGGAGAACTTATCCTTAAGCATTCTTTCATTAATCGGTTCAACAGCAATTTGGTTACTAACACCAGTAGGTTTCATCTTCAAATTCATAATCTCATTGATAAGAATTGAAGTAAGAATGTGAGGCATTAAACGAGCGTTCTGAGCCTCTGGAGACATACGTTGTCCTTTTCTGGTAGATAGTAATTTTGTTCTCGCCGCTTGTTCCGATATTAAAAGTTTAAGATGACCTGAATAAACTTTTGAGTAAAGAGCAGAGTGCATATCACTGTTGATTTGACCATTAGCCTTTACACCATAGAGGATTTTCTGACAGCCTCGCTGTTGAATAGGCAGATATTCGTCTCTGTTAAAGAATCCATATGCTGGACGCATTGTTTGGAACTCAGCATCCCAAGACTCCTTAATCATAGAATCTGCAAACGCAACACCAAGACCGTTAATATCAATAACGACTTCTTTCGGATTGAAGAAAGCAATTAAACGCTTTAATTCAATAACCTGTCTGTCGAATACTTTTTCTTCCACGGTCTTACCCAAAATATAAATGTTTACCAAATTCATCTTATATCCTGTTTCGTTGTTCGGAAAAACTTTTAGAACCGTAGCAACAGTTTGACAACCTAATCTCGCTACGTCTACACTGATAATGTAGAAAAAATCCAATCCTTCTCTAAGTTTTTCTGACGTTTCCGGATTAATCAAACGTCTTGCTTTATTCAACTTTTCAAAGTCAAACCAAGCATCCGCTGAGCCGCCGACAAACCTTGACATATACTCCTTAGCGAAACCGAGTTCGTTAAATGTAGGAGACATTTTCAATTCAGTAAGGTAGTCTTTTGAAAGCAATCCAGTAAGAACAGGAATACGATAGTCAAATCCCCAAACAAATGTTTCACGAGGATTGATAATTTGCTATTCAAGCAATTCAATTGTTTTATCATAACAGAAAGTATTCTTCTCACTGGCAGAAGTAATCCATAGCTGAACCTGCTGTGGCTCCTACTCATTCTTATCACCATTAACCATCGGACGGTCAACGTTAAGAAGAGGAAGAATAATTTCGTTAATATCATCAGCGTCATGGTCACGGAACTCATCAAGGATACCACAAGTAGCACGGTTACCACGAGTAGAGTTCAATGGAGTCATAACGTCAAACAATGAACCGTTTTTAAAAGTCAAACGAATATAGTCATTACCGAAGTTTCCTCCGCCAATGATTTCGTCTTTAAGTAATGGAAATATATCCCAAAGCTGGTGAATCTTTTGGTTTGCAATTTTAGCACCCTGTGCTTTACCAGGCGCACACTGGAACACGTGAGAACCAGGTCTAAAAATGCAGATAAGATACAAAGCCAAAATACAAATGAATGATTTTCCGGCGGCACGAGGAGCAATAGTCAATACACGACCATATCTCAAACAGGCACGCAAGAAAATAACTTGGAAAAATTTTAGCTTAAACTTTGAATGTAAAGGTTTAATAAGATTCAAATAAAGGTCTGGATAGGAACAGAACAAATCCATATACTGCTGATAAAGTTTCAAATGAGCTGCAATTCTTTTCTCCGTGATGGTTGCTCCTTTCTCCAGAGCAACTCCATCACGATAGTAAGTCTCTCCACCACTTAACCCTTTGGCGGCGAAACTGAGCATTTGAGCAGGTAATAGAATACTCATCTTATCACCTTAAATATCAAGCTCAAATGTCTCATTATCATCAACCTCATCTGCAAATGCTTCATACTCTCCCCAGTCAAATCCAGAGTTAGTAAGTTTATCAGCAACTTTCAGATTCTCAACTCTTTCCTTAATCTCTTCTGCAACACCAGTTTCATTAATATACAAATAACGAGTCCAGTATTGAATATCCTTCATTGTCTTATCAACTTCGTCCTTTACAGCCTAATCATAATAATGAGCCTTATATCCCAACTTCTCCAGATAAGCGAAAACTTCTCCAGTGGAGTTGAACTCACTACCTTCTTTAATTGCTTGAGTAGTAATACCAGCTAACTTACACAAATTTTCGTAGCTCTTCAAATCCTTATCAAATTCTGTGCCGCCACGAATTTTCTCCTCAATAATCAAAGAAATCTTACACAACTTCAATACCTGGTCTTCATTCAGCGCACCGACAATACCAGCAGTATTGGTGATACCGACATACAAATTCTCCAAGTAATCCAGAGACTACTCATCATATTCCATACCCCATCTACGCTGTAACTTATCCAGCTTCGCCGCCTTAAGTTCAGGCAATCCATCTTCTACACGTTTTTCTTCTTGCAACTGCAAGTAAGCATCATTATACATAGTCCAATCCAAGGTCTCATACTGCTTATCCCTAAACATATAGCAGTAATTACCAAACGCATCGGTACCATGTGCTTTATAACACTTTTCAAACTCTTCTGGACAGAAAGGAATGTCAGCCAACTAACATAACTTATTCACCACATTCCATCTTTGTTCTTCTGTCTTGCCGCCAATTTCACGTGCAATACACTGGCGGCAGAGCGGCATAGTTCCGTTGAGTAAACGAGAACGAATACCAATGTAATTCACCAAGGTCTTGTCCTCTTTACACAACAAACATTTTTTCGTTGCCATGCTTAATCACCTCTTATTCTTGAGGTAGATTTTCCTCAGTAGCCACTCCATCATTTTCATCCGCTGTAGCCACATGCTTAAGGAACTTCATAATTTCTCTACGTTGTTTCCTGTTCTTCTTACTGAAGTTCTGAGTCATCTCAACAACAATATCTTCCCAATTATTCTTCAGCATAGCATCCTTTATACTATCGGTTCCGACATCCATAAGTTTTGCGGCACCAACAATCTCCAAAGGCTTTAACTTAGCAACTAAAGCCACAAACTTTCCTTCAGGAGTCTTCAAAAACTTCTCGTTCAAATTTCACCCCTCCTTTTCCTCTAATCGCATTTCTTACATCTATTAGTCAATCCATCTGCAGCCTTTGTCTTTCTCACGAAATTACGTGGGTCTCTCAGCAATGTTTCGCCGCAACAATTACACTTCTTCCAAGCAGGCTTATAATTCTTACAGCACCATTCATCATAACTAAGTTCGGCGGCATCTGCAATGAGCTGAGTAACCTTATTCCAAATGGTACTCACATAGTTCTCCTAATGATATATACCCAACTTCTCCATGAGCTGCTCACAAATCTCTTTGTTCAAAAGTCTTTTCTTCTTCCCTTCAACAATCAACAATTGCTGTTCACTCAAATTCGCTTTCTCAATATAATAATCCAAAGTCCAAAGTAAATTATTCAAAGGACTATCAGGATTCTTCGCTGCCTGGTCTTTAATATCATAATACCCCAAACACAATTGATAAATATGCTCCTTATCCAAAAAACTGAAATAAGGTTTGTCCTGCTTTTTTCTTTCCTCGATTTCCGCCTCGATATCCTTCCCCACAAAGTCACGCGGCGTAATCCATGGATGTTTGAACTCCTCATCATTCTCCATCCTCATCATCCCACACGGATACACAGGATAATTCATCTCATATTCCGTTGGGTGAGTAAAGAAATTACCAAAGTTTTTGGCGGCAGGCATTTCTGGAAAAATCATATCCTTCAGTAAGTATTGCTCTTTCCTCAATTCAATCAACCTATGCTTCATATGATATTTGGTTTTCGAATCCCATTGAGGAATTACCTCGCCGGGTTCTGGTTCCTCTTTTCCCTCTGCAAGTTTCAAGCGTCTGTCCAACTCATCAATCTATTTCCACAACTCCTGCATACCGGGAATATCTTTACATTTCTCTCTGTCAATGGTCGGTTTAATTTTCTTATAAATATTCTTCTCTTTCTTCAACATACTCTCGTCAAATGTTGGACTCTCCAAAAGTGCTTCCAAAGAAACTGGCTCCTAACGGGAATACGAACTGTATTTTGTTTTTATCTGTACTTCTTTACGGTCAACCACTGAAGTGTTGTCCTTCTCTGGGTCTTTTCCGTATAAAACATAGTCCGTGCACATTTCAATGTCTTTCTTGGTCAGCTTAGAAAAATCAACATTTTTCTTCAAATATTCCATACGTTCTTGAGCTGTGGTGACTGAAAAGTCCAATTCAAATCTTTTTGGCATTTTTCATCCCTCCACACAGTAATATAAAAGGGAGGGAGTAGTATATAGAATAAACTTGTGGCGTTTAACATTTCTATGGGGACTACTTTTATTATTTGTGCCCCTCCCCCTTTTCTATATTAAGTATACCATGTTTCGCCGCAAAAGTCAAGCTGTTGGGGTATACATAAGCTTGGGGACGACATAGGGACGTTTGAAAAATTGCTCCATGAAAGTTTTGAAGCTGCCCCCCGGGGGCAGAGCGAAATCTCGCTCTGCGTTTTCAAAAGCACCCCCCGCATAGTGCATATTGCACAATACAGCTATATTATATCCCCTATGTTTTATACATACCGCACAAATTTCAAAAAAGCTGAATTTTTTTTGAAAATAGACTTGACATTTTTTGAATTATCGTGTATAATAATAACTGTCAACAGGACATACCGCAAAAAACAAGCCAAAAAAAAATTTGAGAAAATTTTAAAAAAGGGCTTGACAAATTCAAAAAAATGTGGTATAATAAACACAGTAAAGCAAGGGTGTACAACTTGCAATACTAATATAGTCAGTATAAGACTTTAAAACGGAAACGGAGAAAAATTTATGAACTTTGCAGAAAAGATGTATGAAAAGAGATACGAAAAGAGACTTAGCGTGATTGATTATCTTGTGGGATTCCCTGAACCAGCGTCAGCTAACATCATCGTTGTACCGATGACAAAAAAAGACTTTATGGAAATGTGTCATGGCACTTTTGAGGAACTTAGCACCGCCAACAAGTCCTACAAAATCAACATAATGGGTAAAAAGTCCGTAGCCAAAAGAGGTAAAAAACATCTGAGATTGCACTTTAAAGCAACTGAGCTTTACAGATACGCAATAAATCAGGTCAACGGAAAAGATTCTGAGCTGTGGCGAATCAGCGGTCAGCACTTTGAGGAATGTAGAAAAGTGGTCGGCAACATCAGAAATCAGAAGAATAAAGGATATGCGTTAGAACTTGCAATCCTTGGCGACCAGTGGGATGCTTACAGAAGAGGGCTTGATACTGATGACGGTGGCGAAATCAAGTTCTTCAATGGTCAGATTGAACTCTAAAAGCAAAGAGGTCAGGCAAGAGCCGAAAGGCTCTTGCAAGACCAAAACAGGAAGGTAAGGTAAAATTATGAACTATAATGAATATTGCGAAATTATCAAGGCTTTGGTCGTAAACATCGACAACTACACATTCTCATATGACAGAGAACCCGAAAACACGGCGGATTATATCGCAGATATGAGCGATAAGGCGAACAAAGTAATTGCAGTATGCGAAATGGCAATGCGTCACCCATATGCAGACAGCAACAGAGTGGCAAGACTGACAGAGTGCAGCAAGGCTATGAGGGAATGTATAACAGCACTTAAAAACGGTGAAACAAGATTCGGCAGAGTGGCAAGACCAATCTCACTGTTCGCAGACGAGTTCGACAACTAAACAAAAAGAGGTCAGGTCAGGAGCGGAAAGCTCCTGACAGACCGAAATGGAAAGGATTTTGAATATGATTAAATTTGTTTACAAATACACAATATGCTTTGAAAATGGTGATGTTATCGAAACAACATACACCAAAAAACAGAAAAATTCCGCACTTGCTAAAATGCACAAAAACAGCGGAAAAATAACAAAAGTTACAATCAACGCAATAGAAGGAAATTCAAGCACGATATACCCCCATAAATACCACAGCGAAAACAGAAGGAAATTCAAAAGGGCGTGGAATAAAGCCGTCAGAAATAACAGGGCGTGGGTGATATACTAAAAGCAATAAAACAGGGATTGAAAAATCCCTGTTTTTTACTATGTGTATTGTAATAACTTTATACCGTTATTATCCATAATATAAACGGTTAAAAATGGTTACAAAACGGTAAAAAGTTGGTACAATTTTGTAACCATTTTGTAACCATTTTTCACCGTTATATTAAAATTATAGTACTCTATACCGCACAAAACTTTTTACATTTTTTGTAACCATTTTGTAACCATTTTTCACCGTTATATAAAAATATTTGCACCCTAAAAAGTCGGTACAATTTTGTAACCATTTTGTAACTATTTTCCACCGTTATATTAAAATTATAATACCCTATTATCATATTATACTATATATAATATTATATATAAATGTTTATATCATTTTTGTAACCATTTTGTAATCACTTTTTACCGTTATTAAAAATAAGTGTACCCCTATTTAGTTAAAAGTTTTTACAATCTATGTTGAAAACTTGTTGAAACTTTGTAACCGTTTTGTAACCATTTTTCACCGTTATAACGGTTAAAAGTTGTTACGAAATTGTGAACAAATTCACATATTTAACTATCTATTTTATGGTAGTTAGCCACCCCTAACTACCAAAAACTTTTTCTGTATCTGGAGTTAGCATAGGCTAACTCCAGCACCTGTGACCTGTGACCTGCACCCCTCAGCTGTGACCTGCGAGCTGCGAGCTGCTCCCATATATATTTATATATGTATATATCTATATATGTATATATCTATATATGTATATATCTATATAT